TTACACTCGACATTCTCAATTAATTGCTTCTTTCGGGGAATTTGTACTTCTCACTACTTTCACTAAATTCATTTCAATTTTTTTTTACATTACTTCTTTTTTTGTTTTACTAAAAAAAATTTCTCCTTTCCACCTTTGAAAAAGGTGGAGCCAAACCACACACTAAATAGTAACCCAAAATATAACGGCTAACTTGAACTTCAACTCAAAAAAAAAATTGAAATACTTTTTTTTGAAAATATGATTAGTACTTAAACAACCAATTTAATATGTCGTCTACGACCCCTGTTTCTCGGAGCTCTCTCCCCACTTCACTCCAGCCAGCAATCAAGCGGGCAAAGTTGGCCATACAAGCCCTTCTATTAGACCCCACCTCCACAGTCAAACTTGCCAATGCACAAAGAGAAATTCAAAATGCGGACTGTGTTTCTGCACAGAATGGCAGGCGTCGTCAATGGAGACATGAGGCTCTTATTGTCCCACACTATAATCTCATCTCAGGCTCTTGGTATTGCGAGGCTCGCGAACCTTCCTGGGAAATCGACAAAATGCCTCAGTGGGCTTACAATGGGTCTTTAGAGCCAAATATCGGTACTATGATTAATGGTTTTGAATACACTTATGCTCCTAAATCGTCCGAAAGGTAAAAAAAATTTTACATTCTTTGTAAAGGTTGTAAGTTTGTATTTTTTCTAAAACATTATACCTCTTTTGTGTTGTCCCACACGACTATTCCAATATCATCACAACCTTTCTCAGGATATTTGTCTTCAATATATACTTCTGGATTCGCTGGGTCATAATAAATTTTCCAATTCTGTTTCCATCGTGCTTCAGTTTTGTCTATTAATTCTGTAGCACTCATTGTCAAAATATCTTGCTCGTCTCTCACTCTATCTTCCTCGCTTTCAGATTCAAACAAATGCATATCGCTGAATCCATCCGTGAAGAGAACGCACCTCATTTGATCAGATGACTCGTAGTACTCGGTGTGAAATTCTGGCATGAACCCAGTTGAACCGCGATGACCTAATGATTGCGTTGGAGCAATTTTTGTTCCATTGCGGAAAATGACATATTCCTTGTATGTCATTTTCATATTTTGTCCAGTAACAGGGTAACTAACCGGTCTGTCCATTTTTTCATATTTTGCACCCATAGGCAGGAGTCTCTCGACTTCTGCTTCATTTTTTGAATTGTGCTCTTTACTCCTATATGCCAAGTGTCCATTTTTATAAATTACTATTCCTGAATCGCCAACAGATGTTGTTTCTATTCTATTCTCGAATGCCTTCATCATAACCAGAGTGCTTCCGCCGCAGCAATCAATCCATTCAGGGACCTTTATAAGATATGTCAAAAGTGTTTTCCAAGGATTTTCAGAAATCATTATAGCTCGCCAGTTTTGGAGCCGTATATAATTTATATATTCAGAACGTCCGTGTCCGTCTAGAACGACCCCCCAATCAAAACCGAGCTCTTCCTCGGTTCCAAATGAAACAAAATCTTGTCGGCTTCCGAGCTGTTTGACTAACCCATTTATGAATCTTGTTCGTGGTTTTGACGAACTCTGCAACTGTTGCTCTTGTTCAACAACAAGAGTTTCATTACTGTTCTCTGCTTCGCTTTGAAAGGTCGACATTGTCTGTTTAGTGTTAGATATTTTATATTATTTTAGTATTTCAATTTTTTTATAAATTGGTAATTAATGTTTTATTTGAATTGATTAGCAAAAGAATTTTTTACAATCGACCTTGGTCTGTTTTTTTTTATATTATTTTGTCTAGCTATATTTTGAGAAACGAGTTGTTTTAATTTATTCATTCTTGAATTAAATACAGCTCTTTTATACTCATTATTTGCATCAACATGATTTATAGTTTCATTGATATTTTCTCCTAAACTCAATTTATAAACAATTAATTTGCGTTTCATTGAACATCCAGTGCACATACAACCAACATCAATATAATGATCTCTTTGAATTTCTCCAATATGTTGATTTTGGAGAGATATTTCTGTATAAATAAAATAGTCTTTCTCCGAGAATGGTTCAACATAATGGTTCTGCTTTATTCGCCAACTATTCAAATAATCTTCTCTTTCTTGAGGCGAATAATAATATTTTAATGAGTCGCAATTTTCTATCATTTCAAAAAGATTTGATGGAATTCTATAGTTATCTTTGAATATTCTATATAAATCTTTTATTAGTTTTTTTTCGGTTTCATAGTCTTTTACTATTTTAATGCTTATTTGAAAATTTTCATTTAGAATATTCTCCCATTCATTTGCATCTTTTAAACGCAATTTTATGTATTTAATACCATTGATTTCTTGACGCATATATTTTCTAGAAAAATCAAAACTCTCTGGAAAAGGGATATTGTAAATTTCCTTATAATAATCAGAACGAGATAAATGGGGAAAAAGTTTATTGAATCTATTAACAACTTTATCTAACGGATATAAATTTACCCTTTCTTCAGTATTATTAAAATGATAATTCGCAATCTTCTCAAAAAATATAGAAATTTTATGCTCTATTGGACTTCTATAAATATCAATCACATAAATATTTTTACCCAGGTAATTATTATACTGAATTATTTCATTCACTGTAACATTCTCTATGCCACATAAAACCTTTAACATTAATTCATCGTGTATATGAAAGATTGTATATTTTTTTAAAGCACATAAACGAAAAGATGTTATCAAAGTAGTTGAACCTACTTTAGGAGGACAATATACAAATATTAAATTTCTATTTTTTTCCACACTCTGATCTTCGCATATATTCATTTTCTCGTTTGCATTTCTCAACAAACGCAGTTTTTCCTCTGTAAAATCACACATATTTTAGTAAAATATTTTAATAAACTACATTTTTACTTAAAAATACATAATATAGTAAATAATAATCAAATAATGGAAGCAATTGTAGCAATTGATTGCAAAAATGGAATTGGTAAAAATGGAAATATGCCGTGGCATATAAAGGAGGACTTGCAATTCTTCAAAAATATAACACTAAACAATGTAGTAATTATGGGTAAAAATACTTTTTTCTCTCTTTCACCGAATGTAAAAAACTCAACTCCTAAACCTTTAAAAGACCGTCTCAATGTTGTTTTGACATCTGAACCTGAAAAATATGTTCATTATTGTGAAAATCACAGAAATTTAGTATTTACAAGCAATGAACATATTTTTGAAGATTTGCAAAAATCGAGAGACTATATTTTGAAATGCTACAAGTTTCTAAAACCAGACTTCAAAATTTTTATTATAGGAGGAGAAACACTTTACACAAAATTTGCACCTCTATGTAATACAATATGGGTTACTCACATTGAAAATGACTATGACTGTAATAAGTTTTTCAATGTTGACATTTATAACAATTTCAAGTCATTTATTATAAATAGCAATGAAGAATTTACAATAAAAAAATATGTCAGAACTATTCAATCACAACAGTCTCAAGAGGTTTCTTGTTAGTAAAAAAATGTTTATTCATATATTTTTGTAGATTGAAATAAGTTAGTGTTACTTCCTTTTTCTCATCTAAACCTAGCAAGGTTTTTAATTTTTCGTCGGGCATAATTATCTTTTTATTTTCACTATTTTGTAGATTGTTGCTTTCGATATAATGAATCAACGCCTTGGTTACATCGGTGCGTGCAATTTCACTACCTTCTTCTCGATTCATAAACTTGCATAAATCATCGGTCACTTTTGTAGGTTTTGCAAAACCCGACGGATTTTTGTTGCCTTTATTCTTGTTTTTATCCACCTCTTTTTTTAGTGTCTTATATTCTTTCTTTGCATTCCTTTCCATATTTTTTATTTGTTGTTGTAGAACTGTAATCTGCGATTTTATATTATTCAATGAGTTTATTAATCCTTCAAATTGAAGAGTAAAATCTCCTACTGGTTCCATTTCTGATGTCATTTTATATATTATATTATAAACTTTAAACTATTTATTCGTTTTATCTATTCCGATGAACAAGTATTTTAATTAAAATAAAAAAAATAATATTTCTGAAAACTAAAATATTATTTTTATTGGTTCATAATTTATGCATCAGCAGGAGGCGCCTTGCTCCTAGGCTTAGGAGCAGTCTTTGGTGCGGCAGCTGACTTCTTGGGACCACGAGAAGGCGCGTCCTTCTTCACAAGGGTCCACTCTGCTCCATCGCGAGGTCCAGCTCCGCGAGCTCGAGGCTTCTGGGTTTGCGGACGATGGGTCTCGGCATCTTGCTCTACGACACGCGGTCTAGGTGTTCTACGCGGAGCAGGTGCTTCCTCGTCCTCACTCTTGTGACTTGTGCGAGCTTGTCTAAAATCTCGACGCGTCTCGCACATCAACTTACCTCCATTAATACCACTCACATCCCCTGCCTGATACTCGTGCGCACCGCCCTCAGTCTTCTCAACCTTGAACTCAACATACTCGCCCTGAACCAAGTACTTGTACTGCTCGTTTGATACTTGAATTCCACTGTGATGTACAAAAATATCTGAACCTGCGCGGTCTCCGTCGCTTACAGTAATAAAACCATAACCTGCCTTGTTGTTGAACCACTTCACACGACCCACGAGTCGAGAGGAGGAATTTCCGAGTGTTGGTGTTGCAACCGTTTCGTCTGACATTTATATACTACATTATGAGGTGTCTTTAAATCGTTTAAAAAAAATCTATTAAAATAAGTTAATATAAATTTTATATTTTATATTTTCAAGATTATCTTTGCTGTTGATTAATAATCACAATCACTGTAATTCTCATAGTCAATTTCATTAACTGTTAAATTAGTATGTTCAGTATTCTGCTTCATATGTCGATATCGTCGCACCATATCACTCGCCTTGTAGTCTCCAATTTCATTCAGGGTATCATCAATGGTGTCCCAATCAAAGAATCTAATGCGAATTTTTTCATTTTCATCTTCACCATAAGTACGAGTGCGCATCTCGTTGTACTTGTCCTCATCAATGTCAACCTCGAAATACCACGAATAAATCGCCTCATCGCATCCGCCCGCACTAGGCCACGACTTCTTTCCTGGAAGACGCTTTAGTCTGGGGTCGTCCTCAGTAATTTTTATCCCAAATTCTTGTTCCATTTCAGCAACAATTGGACCCTTGAATGCGCGCGTGTTTGCATCTCTCATACCGGCCATCGCCTCGATTCTGTAGCCACCTGATGCAAACCTTGCCTGCTCGGCAAGTGGAATCATCATCTTCTTAATAAAGGAACCGTCTGGTTGTCGCAAATCAACGCTTGCAATTACTAGACACGCATCGCACTCTCCCCGGCAAAATGCAATGTTGCTTGGAATAGCAACATCTGTGCCGGCTTCAAATGCTTTTCCGTGACCCTTGAAGAAACCAAGTCTCTCAGGAATAGGTGGCCCAAAGAAGTTTGGTGTGTCGGTAAGTGTGAACCGCATCAAATCAATGGTATTTTGTTCTCTGAACTGGTCAACCCAGAATCTGTACTTGGGCGAATCATTTACGGCTTTCAAATAAGGCTCGATGTGTGGATAAGCGGCATTCAAAATAACTCCGTTGTATTCATACTCTTCTCCGTTTAGAGTTGATGGAAGCTCTTGGTACTTACCACAAAGGGCGCGACCCAAGTTATAGAAATACTTTGTAAATGCACTTTGGTTGGAACCCATTTTCTTTGATGTTGGTACTATTTACTTTTGGAGTTTAAAGCATTACAATTTTTATTTTAATAATAAACTCGTCAAATAATTGTAGTCCGGGGTCTCGTCAAATTTTAAGAATCTGCAATATTCAAAATACTTTTTTATTATTTTTGGTGTATCATCTTCAGTCATTGTTTTCATTTTATTTGCACGCATTTTATTGTTCATATTTATATAATCTCCTTGTTGAATTGAATAATTGTTCCATTCCAAGTTTTCTCTCGTCAAATAGAGAAATATATATGCTAGTGATTCCAAATCATCGCGCCGACTGGGTTCATAACCATCGTGCACATTTATACTTACAAAATTGGGAGTACCTATAATGCTCCGATTTTCTCTCAAAGGGATGTGTGTAATTCCATCTTCCAACAAATATTTTTTGCAGAAACCAAAGTCTATCAAATGCAGTTGTTTGCTTTTTTCGCCTAATCCAAACAAGAAGTTATCTGGTTTAACATCTCGGTGTATTAGCCCCTTTTTGTGTATACATTCCAATCTTTTCAACATATTTATAGTTAGCGAAACTGCTATCTCGAGAGAAAAAGGTTTTGAATTTTCGCGGACAGTTTGCAGTGATGGTCCAAGTAGTTCCATCGCCATATAAAAATTAGTATCATCTACACCAAACCATAATACTTGCGGTATTCCCTCTTGTCCATTCAAGTACTGGTATATTTTGGTCTCATTTTTAAGCATTTTTGTTTCTGCGGATAGTGGTTCTATTTTCAAAGCTACCAACTGCCTATTTCTAATATTTGACGCCTTATAAATATACCCAAATGCACCCTTGCCAATAGGCTCTATTAATTTATATTTATTTGCTATTGTCGAATCCATAAAAAAATATAAACTATATTACTTATAAAATTCTTTTCTATATTATTATTCTTCGTATTTCTCTTCCACTAATTCTACTTGAGTTGCTTGAACATACTGAAAATCTATAAAAGGGTTCTCATGTGCACCCATTTGTTGTGCTACTGCAATCGGTTCGGCAAATACTGTGGGAATTTCAACCCTAGGTTTTTCTTGAAATTCATTTAGCTTCTCATAAAATTCTTGTACTTTTTTATTAATTCGTATTCGTTTTGCATCAAATGAAGTCAAATATAGTCCGTCCAAGCTCTTAACTCTTGAAAGCGCCACATAGGTTTGTCCGCATTCAAATATTCCACTCCCAACATCAATCTCTGCTGTATCCAGTGTGGCGCCCTGAGACTTGTGTATTGTTAAAGCCCAAGCCAAAATAAGCGGCACTTGTGATACGCCAATACCAGGTATTTTGTCACTCAACCAAGTGTGTCTAGGCATCACTTTTTCTACTCCATTATTAAATTTCACCAAAGGAAAACCAGTTGCTCCACAAAATCCTGTAACTATTCCTTGACTCCCATTGCAAATTTCCAAACTATCATCTATATCTGATTTCACATTCACAACACACATCACTTGACATCCCATCTTTATTTTGATGTCTTTCTCACAAATCAAGTTTCCCGCGATAAAGTCAAGTTCCATTTTTATAGACAATTCATTAAATTCGTGCCGAATAGATTTTTCTAACGCAGTCATTTTCAAATCAGTATGATACTTTAGTTCATAAGATGTTTCTTTATTTTCAAGTAGCAACATTTTTGTGTTATTAATATTTTCAACTTTGCTCTTTGTAGGAAAAAGCTTTGTAGGTTCCACAACTAAATTTTTATCATATTCACGACCAACATAACTCAAAAGAATATCATTCGACTTGCGTTTTATTTTTCCTATCCTAATCTGGTTTAAAATGGACGAGTAGACTTCATCTTTTTGTCGAAAAATTTTTACAAGCTGTATTTGACATTGATGAGAGAAAATCGAATTCCAGTTGTCACTTTCAAAACAAAATTGCATAGTTTCTGGTTCATCACGATTCCCCACTGGGGGCAATTGGTAAAAATCTCCAGAAAATATTAGTTGTATTCCTCCAAACGGTTTTGAATTACCCCTTACAGCCTTACCTATTTGATTCAATAGATTAAATAAATGCAAAGAAAGCATACTCACTTCGTCTACTACCAATATATCAGTATCTTTCCATAGTGCCTTCAAAAACTTACTACATTTTATTTTCTTTATTAACGAATCTAACGGTAAATTCCCAAGACCAATTCCAGACCAAGAATGTAGAGTTTTTGCCTTGCAGTTTAGCAAAATAGCAGCACAACCTGTAAGTGCACAAACATGAATATCTTTGAGTCTAGATGAAGCGTGTTGATAGATGCGTCGAATTAGTTCTGATTTTCCCGTTCCTCCTGGTCCAGTAATGAAAACATTGCGTCCTTCAATATATTTCTGAAAAGCTAGTTGTTGCTCATAGGAAAGTTCCATTAATTATTATGTTACCTTGGCTTTATTATTATTTTCAATTATCAATTTTTATTGATATAAAATATTGCCAAAGGGTTATTACTTTCAATAGTATTATATCCCAAAAATGGGCTATATGTAACTACATTCTCTTTTTTTGAATAACTATTTCCAATCCAACATTCCCAAATATATCTATTTGGTGAAGGAACAGGGTCATTTACCCATTTTTTTACATAAACTGACCTAATCCAAAAAAAATTATAATATGCGAATCCGTTTGAATGGGGAAGTGCACAAGCAACATCTAGGTCTTTATTTGTTTTAAACTCGTTAATATATAATTCATAATTTTTTATTGTTTTTTCAAACAATTTATTTCTATCACCATGTTGGTTAGATGTCATACCTTTTGAATGAAAATACAAAATTATAGTATCGTCTTCATTTTCATTAGAAATATCGTAAACTGCTTTAATTCCAGGATATTCATACAAATTCTCGTAATAATGATTTATTATTTCAATTTTTTGATATTTTTCATTTAATAATGATTTCAATGTTGCTAACTCTACATCGTCCGCTATTACACTAAAATAAATATTTTTAGCTTTTTCATATAATTCTAAACTTTTTAATGCATCTAACTGTTCAGTAATTATTGGTAACCATATATTTGGAAGTAAATAAGCGAAATAAACAATCTTTATAAGGTGTTCGTCCATATATACACCAATATATAAAATAATTATAAAAGTAAACTATTTTCCAATAAATATATAAATATGTTATGGCGCGTAATTTTTTTGCTTTTTTCTCTCGCGAACGGTGATACAGAGTGTCCCTATGTTCCTATTAGCAGAGTTAATGATAGGAGAATTGAACAATCCGCGGTAACAATAATGCAATATAATGTTGAATGGTTATTTGTAGACTATTATAAATCATCAGATTGTCCAGGGAATGGGTGTTCCTGGAAAAATTCGAGTGAAGCAAATACACATATTGAATATGTATCAAAAATTATAAAAGATATTAATCCTGACATAATCAACTTGTGCGAAGTGGAAGGCTGTGATGAATTGAAGCTATTAAAAGATGCATTGGATTCAACATATAATCCATTTTTGAAAAAAGGAAAAGACACTTCCACTGGACAGAATGTGGGTCTAATAACACGAATTGACCCTTTAGTTGATTTATATAGAACAGAAGAGAGAATAAGTTATCCAATAAATGGGTCGAATTGTGGTTATACTGGTCCAACTGATACTAGTGGAGTTAGCAAACACTATATTACAGAATACAAAATTGGGAATATGAATATAGCATTCATAGGAGTCCATTTTGTAGCATTTCCAACAGATTCAGTCAGATGTGCACAGAGAGAAGCCCAAGCACAAGTAATTCAAAATGTAGTTTATTCTTATATAAAAAAGAATTATGAGGTCATATTGCTGGGAGATTTTAACGATTTTGATTCAGAAGTTTTGGATGCTAATTCAGACAAACCTTTCTCTCGAGTGCTAGATATTCTAAAAGGAAATTATGGTTTAAATAAAGGTTTTTTTCAATTGCAAAACGCTGCCGAGAAGATTCCACAAAGTCAACGATTTACTGCTTGGTGGGACTCCAACAGCAACTGCAAGTCGACGAAAACCGAATTTTCTATGATAGATCACATTCTCCTGACTCCAACATTGAGAGAAAAAGTAATTGAAGCATATATATACCAAGATTATGAGGAATTTTGTGGAACATACAACTCAGACCACTACCCAGTTATTATAAAAATTGCATTATAATATGTATTTTACTTGGTTTCATTGTATGCTCTGTAATAAATAGCCTCCAATTCATAGTACGGTATTAAAATTATTTCCAGTAAAAAATTTCCGGCAAATATTATTCCCTCGATAAACCATTGTGTCTCCATTGTTTAGAATTTTTCACAAAAAAAGCTTTAAGTTAATTTATAAATAATAAATCAAAACAATTTAAAGAAACGAAAGAATGAAAACACACGGTTGCTATGCAAATTTTTCTTTTAATTTCTCGTAAATAAGTCTCTGCTCTTCCTCTGTGTAATATTGGTTGAAATGTGGTATCAACTCTTTTTCTGCCGTTGGCCACATTGTATGAAACAGTGGGTCCCACTTGAATCGGTCCCTATACCGGGCCTGTAGAGGAGGTTGAAATGCGAGATTCGCTTCTGTTGCGTCTGGCTTTGTAGGGTCCAGATGCCCAATTTGCCATTCTTCATTCGGAACTTCAGTTAAATTGGCGCGCCACCAACCCTTGATTGCGTCTATTTGCTCATTGCGGTCTCCCGAAATCTTTGCCCCAGCACGCTTCTGAATATGCGTTGTATTTAGGACAAATGGATATTCTAAACAGTACTTGCCCTTTCCTGACATTTTTTTGAGACCAAAATCCTTATTGAAAGGCTGAATCGAATCATCGGTCTGTATGCCAATCTGCGCAAAGAATTGTGCCGTGTCTTCTCGTGTCAAGAATCTTATACCACGGTTCTCCGGCTGCGCCATAAGAGCAATTGCTTGACCTCGAAGAGCATCCAACTTGGGCAACTTCACCTTGTCCTTGCAAAATTCCGTCAATTCAGCCGGATATTCTGTAAATTTGGTGCCATACTCACCAATATTAATTCGCTGTGTCATTCTTAAAAATAATCGACGATGCGTGGTTTTCCATTCTAAAATCATAAAAAATTTGCATCAATTTTTATTTCATTTCTCAATAATTATAAAATACTAATTTTTTATTTTATAATTTATCTTTTTCTTTTCTTTAAGCGCTTCGATTCATTCTCTTGCGGCAATAAGACCTCCTGCGCCCCTTCTTGGTATTCTTGCATCCATACTTCTTCATGCAGCGAGATGCCTTCTTTCCTCGACAAGGCGAAGCCTTAACGCGAGCGCGGTAGATATGCTTCTTGGTTCTGGAGTGAGCAGACTTTGAACGAGTGGTAGCCATTATATAATACATCAACAAAAAAAGCAAAATTCGCGCTAAATTAATTTAAAATTGAAATATAAATAATATAAACAGTAAAAACCATAATATAAGAAAGAGAATGGTGAAAGTATGCGCTTCCACTTATCCTAAAAAGGACGAAACAAAATATGCCGAATATTTCGAGAAATATCCATTTCCATTAAGTAGTTTTCAAAAATACGCACTCGAAGCCATTGTTGAAGGACAACATATTCTCGTGACAGCACACACAGGCAGTGGAAAAACTTTGCCAGCCGAGTTTGCAATCGAACATTTTGTTTCCAAAGGGAAAAAGGTTATTTATACAAGTCCTATTAAAGCGCTAAGTAATCAAAAATATTATGAATTCCGCGAGAAGTTCCCAGGAATTTCATTCGGTATTTTAACTGGTGATATTAAATCAAATCCGGAAGCTGATGTCCTTATTATGACCACGGAGATTCTTCAAAATACGCTTTACAGGAAAAAGCACAAGATACAACAAATTAGTGAAGGTTCACAAACAAGTTCAACGACTTTGGCTATGTTTGATATGGACATTGATACAGAATTAGGTGCGGTTGTTTTTGATGAGGTACATTATATCAATGACCAAGACCGTGGAAAAGTCTGGGAAGAGACAATTATGATGTTGCCACTTCACATTCAAATGATTATGCTTTCTGCCACATTAGATGCGCCAGAAAAATTCGCATTATGGTGTGAAACTCGTGGTTTAAGAAATAAGTCGGAATTAGAAAGTATAGAATCGAAGACAGTATATTTGACCACGACTTATGAGCGCGTGGTTCCATTAACACATTATAGTTTCATTACGACAACACAAGGTATTTTTAAGGCAATAAAGGACAAGGAACTTGAAAAACAGATTCGTGAAATCACAAATAAACCGTTTATAATACAAACATCAAAAGGTGTATTTGATGATGTTCATTATCATAAAATGAACAAGATGTTGAAACTATTTGAATCAAAGAATATATTTACAAAGCGCTCACATGTAATAAACCAAGTGTGTAAATATATGGTTGAAAATGAAATGCTACCAGCCATTTGTTTTGTTCTCTCCAGGAAGCAACTGGAAATTTGCGCAAAAGAAGTGACAGTTCCTCTTTTAGAATTCGATTCGAAGGTGGCTTATATTGCACGCCGAGAATGTGAACAAATTATCAGACGACTTCCTAACTATGAAGAGTATTTGCAGCTTCCAGAATATAATGACTTGGTCGCACTTATAGAAAAGGGTATTGCCATTCATCACGCTGGTATAATGCCAGTTTTGCGTGAAATGGTGGAGCTCCTATTTGCAAAGGGATTTGTCAAATTGCTTTTTGCTACAGAGACATTTGCTGTTGGCATTAATATGCCCACAAAAACAGTTGTTTTCACTGATATAAATAAATTCGACGGAAATGGAATGCGCATTTTGCATTCTCATGAATTTACACAGATGGCAGGTCGAGCAGGCAGAAGAGGTATTGATACAGTTGGGAATGTTATACATTTGAATAATTTATTTAAGAATATGGAATTGACCTCGTATAAAATTATGATGCAAGGAAAGCCGCAGAAACTAGTAAGTAAATTCAAAATCTCTTATAATTTGTTGTTGAATTTGATAGATATTGGTGATCAAGACTTTTTGAACTTCGTGCAGCGTAGTATGATACAAGAAGATATTGAAATTGAACTCGGGGCACTATATTATAAAATCACAGAAAAGGAAAGAGAACTAGAAAATCTAGTAACTTCGATGCAAAGCTTGAGAACACCGCAAGAAGTTGTTCAACGCTATATTTATTGTATAGAATCGAGAAAAACCGCAGTTAATAAAAAGCGCAAGGAATTGGATAAGGAAATTGAAAATATTCTGGATAATTATAGAAATATAGGTTCGGATTTCAAGACAGTTGAAAAATATAATGAAAAGTGTGCCGATTTGGAACAAATGCGTCAAAGCTTCCACTCAACGGAGCAATTTCTGGGGTCGAATGTGGCAACTATTTTAGAATTTTTGGATAAAGATGGTTTTATTACGAAGGAAAAGGACGAATCGCAATATAAACTGACGATTCGAGGATTTATAGCAACACATTTGAGAGAAATACATTGTCTAGTTTTTGCAAAACTGGTGGAAGAAAACAGATTCGATATATTAGATGCAAAACAAATAATTGGTATTTTTAGTTGTTTTACGAATGTCACTGTTGCAGATGAACAAAAATCGCTTGCACCACTTTATACTAATAGAGAATTGCAAGATATTATGGGTCGTGTTGCATCTTTATATGATTATTATCAGGATTTTGAGACTTTAAAACAAGTAAGTACAGGAATTGATTATGAAATGCATTATGACTTAATTGATTATGTAATTGCGTGGGCGGATTGTGAATCGGCGCCGGAATGTAAAGCGATTCTTCAAAGGCTTGAAAAAGAAAAGGGTGTATTTTTGGGAGAATTTGTCAAAGCGATTCTAAAAATCAATAATATTGCGAGTGAGATGGAAAAAATAGCAGAAAGTATTGGAAATATTTCACTTCTGAGTAAGCTGAGGGAGATTCCCACTTTAACGCAGAAATTTGTGGCAACAAATCAGTCATTATATGTGTAAAAATTCGAGGATTCATCCAACATTTTATAGTATCTATCAAATAAAAAATTCCTACTTTCTTCGTCCAAAGTACGAACAAATTTAATAAAGAGCGTAAAAGCCTCTTCATATTCTTTTTCCTCTATGCAGTCATCTATTAAACTCTGAATGGTTTTTACAGCGGGGTCTAGAGCCATTATATATATCTATACTTCGTAGCCTTTAAATGTTTTATAAAACTACTTAAAGAAGTGGTTAGGGTTATTAAAAATATACATTATAAAACAAGTTAAAGACACACCATATAATAGTATGTGAATCATCCCAACATCCCTCCTCCATATAAAACTCAATTTTAATTCATATTCAAAAAAATTGACCTCCTTATCATTGCATAAATTAATAATAACCCTTCGTGGATAATAAATGTTTTCATACAGCAACTCAATTCAATTATAAGAAGCCAAATGAAAACAGCAAATAAGCTGGGATTCCCGAGCGGTCAAAGGGGTCAGACTCAAGTTCTGATGCGTTAGCTTCGTGGGTTCGAGTCCCACTCCCAGTATATAGCTCATTGTAGCTCAACAAAGAGTTTGTTTTGACTTCCAAAAAAGACATTGGTAACCATATCCATATGGTGTGAATACCGCCCAACAAACCCGGTTAGCTCAGTCGGTAGAGCGCCAGACTTTTAATCTGGTGGCCGAGGGTTCAAGTCCCTCATCGGGTGCTAAAGTTTGCGTGTACTTTTCAAAAACATGCAAAAATGTTTTCATTCAGCAACTCATTTCATTTATAAGAAACCAAATGAAAACAGTACACCTGCTCGATTAGCTCAGTTGGTTAGAGCATCAGTCTTATGAGCTGAGGGTCGTGAGTTCAAGTCTCACATCGAGCATAAAGTGTTCCCTGCACTTTAAAAACAGGAACAAATCCCACATGGTCTATCGGTTAGGATGTGGCCCTTTCAAGGCCGAGGGCCGGGTTCAACTCCCGGTGTGGGAATTTTTTTTTAGGATTGCTCGTCTTATCGCAGTAAAATTGAATTTTAATTGAAGGAAGGCGGCACAATGAAAGCCAGATTGGCTCAATTGGATAGAGCGCAAGACAGCACAACAAAACTGAGATGGCCATGTGGTCCAGGGCGCTCAACTCAACTTTGAGTACATTAAGGTACTTGGGTTAGAACCCCACTCCGAGTAAATTTTTTTTTGATTTTATGAATCAAAAAAAATTGAATTACTTTCTATTTGCAGTCGTGCATTTACAATCATTATACAAGAATTAAAATGTCTGCATCGCATTCTTCCACAAACGAATCACGCAAAGCAGAAAAAAAACTTCGGGAAATCGACAAACTTAAACTACAATCTGCACACACACATGAAGAGATTGAGAAGCTAAAAACGGAGACCTATTATCGTCGTATCGTAAATCCACTTTACAAAAGTGAAGAAGAAAAACGCGAAGAAATTTTACATGCAGAACGCAAACGAAAAGAAGTCGAGGAATTGAAAAAACGACAATATGCTCGACATTTAGAAAAAGAAAAACAAAGACAAAAAAAGAACGAGAAAGAACGCGAAAAAATGGAGAAAGAGCAAGAGAGAGAAAAACGCAGCAGGTCATATTCTGAAAGGGAAAAAAGAGGGAACGAAGAAAAAAAGCGGGGATTTGAATTTTATATCAAACCCCAAATAAACCCACCTACAAATTTGGAAATAGAATATTATTCATTGCTCAAAAAACACGAAAATAATAATGACAAAACTTTTCGCGTATTGTCAAAAAAATATCACCCAGATAAGAACTTGAAGAACATAGAATGGGCAGAAGACCAACAAAAACAACTGTTGGAAATACGAGAATGCATTCGCTCTCGAGCTCTTTAAGTCCTTTTAACCGAGATTTAAATGCCAGGTCTTATGGTGTCATCCGACCGTTACATTTTCTGTACTATTATCATTTAAGATAATAAAATCATAATTGCTATTTCTGTACTTATATTCTCAGTAAGGCTTGTAAATGCAAGCATTTTTACCAAAAAGTATTTTGGGTTTTCATTTTTGGACATTTTTTTTGTCCATTTTTCAAAAGGGGATTTACTTTTTGACAAAAAAGCTTGCAAAAATGACTTCAGAGCATAATGCTCTCTTTTTATTTTTTCGACGCAAAAAATTGTGAGCATATTTTTTTTCATTTTTTGGGCCAAGGAATTTTGGGTTTTTTATAATATCCATTTAGGATATAAATGGAAATAAAAAAACTCAAAGAAAAAAAACTGTATTTTTGCGAAAATTGTGACTTCCAAACCAGTCACAAGAACGATTACATCCGACATACGATGACAGCAAAACATAAAAATCGGGTAAATGGAAACGAAAAAACCCAAAAAAACACGAATGAGCTATTTTGTTACTATTGTAAGTGTGGAAAATTATACAAAAATAATTCGGGCTTATGGAAACACAGTAAAATTTGCCAATTTTATGCACCTCATTCTGAAGAAATGAGCAAAAATGACATCATAAAGCAGTTGCTTTTACAGAATCAGCAGCTTATATTTGACAACAAGGAATTCAAAGAGATGATGTTTGAGCAGAGCAATAAAATGCTTGAGATGGCAAGCAAACCATCTACAATTAATAATATGAATAATAGTAATAATAAGCAATTCAATTTAAATGTATTCTTAAACGAAAAATGCAAAAATGCTATGAATATGAGCGAATTCCTAGACACAATTCAAATCGAAGACGACGATTTCGAAAATATAGGTAAGCTAGGCTATGTTCAAGGTATATCTAATATTTTCATAAAAGGGCTCAAAAATCTCGATGAAACCTTGAGACCAATGCATTGTAATGATTTGAAGAGAGAAACTATTTATATTAAAGAAAATGATATATGGGATAAAGACGAAAACAAACAACAAATCAGAAAAGTCATAGCACTTATTGCTCACAAAAATTTCAAATATATTCCAATTTGGAGAGAAGCAAATCCCAGTTCATTCGATGTCACCACCAAAAAAAACGATTTATATATGCGAATAGCTAATCAAGTAACCACCGCTATTACCCCAGACGATGAATTCGGAATCAATAAAATAATTAGAAATGTCGCCAATAGTGTCGTAATTGACAAAGCGTACAACTAACTTACGAGTTGTAATCTTATCTTCTTCTTGAATTTTTCTTCATCGTGAAACAAAAACAGTTTATAATACGATTTCTCAAAATTATTCAAGTTTTCTCTCAATACCAACCGTGATGTTAAACGCAATTCCGGCAAGAAAACCACAAATTGAAATAATCCATCATTCCTTATTATCTTGTCAAATGTATACCCTTCATATGTCTTGCTCATTACCTCCGGGTTTGTACTACATAGATGTAGGAGAGAACAGTCGTTTTGAACCCGGCGAATGGAGCGCATTGTAGTGTTGATGTAGTCGAGCTCGGAGAGCCATTTTCTGTAGAACTTGTTCGAGTTTTCGGAGAGATGTATGATGCCAGTGTTTTGCTGAAATTGTATGATATTCAGCAAATCAACTAAGCGTCTTATGGGCGATGTAATATGAATATATGCATCCATTTCCAGCATATCGTGCGTAATCGTCTGACCTTCTGCCAAGATGCTGGCATCAATGTATTGACCCGCCGCACTATTCCAGATTTTGATAAACTTGGTAACATCCTCAGGCAATTCATCTGGTATTGTAATATCGCGCTTCATTATTGTAGAACGGAAAATACCATTTCCGCTTTTCAACATTTCTTTTGCAGTATAATAGTTCATAGTAATCATCAAATAACATACAATTTCGTGGCTATTTCGGACATTCGAAATATATTTATACTTTTTTGACAGCTTCTTTGTCGTATCCATTAGTGCCAAATATTCCGAATTCATAACCAATTCTGGTTCCTCATAAACAAAATTACGGAATACATTAATCGTGCAATTCGAATACTTTATTTCAATGATGTTGCCATCAGCATCAATAAATATATCCATAACAAACGCCAACCGCGTATGATTTGACTGCAAACTGCATAAGCAGTCGGATAAGATAGTCGGCAACATTGGTCGCTTCCTGTCTGGCAGATAAATAGTGGAGATGCGTCTGGAAAACGATTCCCATAGATTTAGCACATCCATCCAAATTGTAACATTGGAAATGTAGATACTTAACTGCTGCTGCTGCTGCGTGTCCAAAGTTATCAAACTGAATGCATCATCGTAATCCAAACTGCCTTCCGGGTCAATTGTGAATATCTTCCATTTAGAGCGGTCCGTGCGATTTTCAATAGAAGGATATTTCTTGCTTATGTTCTGAATGAATGCATCATGTGAATTGGATTTTAGCGCCTTGGAAGTATCCTTCGTAAACTTCTGAATCGATGCATTCAAACTCTTGCAGTATAATTGATATTCGTAGAAGTTGTCCAATACATCCACAGAGCCAATCACTTGTGATAAAATTGCGTGCGGATGTTTGTCTGTCCATTCTTTAAATTGAAAAGTAACATATAAATTGGTGAAAACCTTGGAAAACCCCATATGCCTGATTTCATATGGGACCAAGAAACTAGGCAATCGCATATCATCCGGAATACACTTGTAAAACAGTTTACCATTGGCGCCATTCTGCCTCCCATAAGTCTTATTATTTTTCAAAATGAGGACACCTGGTATAGATTCGGAAACACGGATGCTTGAATGCAATAGAGTCAATGTTTCGTTTTCGTCGAGAGAAAACACATCATTTGTAAGCAATTTATGATTTGCGGGAATAATCGCAGGTAATTCTACTTCTTGAAATTCTGTTGTAGTGTGAAAAACCCACGAAGTATATCCACGGTCATTGATGTGTACTTTGTATATACGATTCAGCATATGCTGGTTATATATAATGTTGAGGTAGCTTTAATTGTTATTGAATTATTATATTCAATTTTTATCGAATGTAATAACTCTAATCCTCTTTTTCAGATGGTTCCTGCAAATTTTCTATATTTGTTGTATTATCTTCCACACCTTCTCTCTTCAACTCTTCTTTCTCAGTGTTCAAATCATTTAAATTCAACTTTTTCACTGTATCTCGCTTTATATTTTGTATTTGCAATGCATACATTGCTATATGTGGAGTAATTGCTGCATTATTCATATAAGTTCGATATCTGAAACACGCGATACTTGATTCTTTTGAAAATTTTATGCTGTACCACCAATAAGCCGGAATGTGCAATGTCTTTCCTGGTGTTAAAATAACTTCTAAACATTTAATTTTATCGAAATCAACCGAATATTGTTTTTGGGGTGACCACGGGTCTAGTGGTGACCTAAATTCGAAATTCTCATAATCACAAACCGCGTGCAAGTATTTGCTACTCTTCGGCGGTGCCATTTTTACAGTTACTGTGCCCTCTGTAACTAAAAAGTAATTCCTATAATTCAATTCATAACGAAAAGGAGTTACAGTTCCCGAAGAACCCACCATTACATCATAATTGCAATTAGAAACCATATAAGGCCTCAAAAATTCATCATTATATTGAAAAGACTTGGTAACACCTGTTTCTTGAAGAAAATCAGCATTATTTTCAGAGAAATATGAAGACGATGTATCTTCTTTCACCAATTTTGCGGCAGAATGTAAAGGAAGTGGAATATAAATCTCTGAATTATAGTCATTATCCTTTGAATTACGGATTTTTATTTCAAATGCTGGATAATTATTGCACAAATATGTTTTATTTGTATATTCGACAATTTTATCTGAATCAAAATCGAAAATGACTGGCTGCCTTAAATCGCAAATTTCTTCTAACTTGTCTTTTGAACCTTGTTCAATTTCATATACTTCTAAATCATTGCTCGTTTTCAAATGAAAATTTATATGCAAATAAATAAATAAAACGAGACAGAACACAAAAAAGGCAATAAATATTTTCAACATAAGTATTTAACTAATAGAAAAATAGAATAATTTTTGCAGATTTGTACTAATCCGCTATTTTCGGTGCAATAAAAAAGACTACTTGACTGTTGTCTCCTAAATCATATTTTATGCGCATTGGAAACTCGCCACTCACTCCAAATTCTATTTCGCTTGACAGCCTAGTAGTTAAACACATTTTTTGAATATAATTCAAACTATAATGCAAATCGAGTGATTCGCCTTCTGAAATAGAGAATTCCGACAAATCGTCTATTGGAATATTCACAGTCATCTCTCCATTTGTACCACTACTCGCCAAATCGATTTTCTCTTCGCTGCATTTTACATTTATAGTGTCCCCAAATAATAGCAATTGGGATGCAATTTCACAGATTTTCTTGGCCGGTATAGAAAACTCTGCATCATAATCCACATTAGGTATGCCTAGAAGTTCAGCGTCTAAATCCGCTAGTGGCAATTTGAAAAATTTGTCAAAATCGCCTTTTTTTGTCTCCGGAGTTTCATTAATCAAATCGATATGTACAGAGTCCGCATCGCCTTCGTAATGAATGTAAATTGTATGATATTCTTGATTAATCGAGAGAACATTATGAAAGATATTAGTGTCTATACTTATTTTATTTGAATCACTTTCATCAAATTCATAAGAAGAAAACCAAGATGAAAAAATTTTTATATCAAAAAGACAAACATGTGACTTGTCCATACCTTGAATATATAAATGGTCTTCATTGAATATAATATTTACAATAGAAGCACAACTTTTGAGAAGCTGAAATAAGGAAATAAAAGTATCTTTTTTTGCTTTGTTTACAATAGACAACTTCATTGGATTTTGAATATGTAATATAATATTGTAAACAAGGTTTAATATTGTTTTTGTATATATTATTAAATAAATAGCATCGCAAGCATATGGTTGCGTAGAGAATGGTCATAAGTCGGAGTAGGGTCAGGATTCAAATTTATTCGCACAGATGTAGTGTTGTCGTCGTCTTCAAGGTCTTTTTTATAAAAGATGAACTGTTCATCAACAAAAATTCTGGGTGTTTGATTATTAGCCTTATTAAAAGTCAAATTTTTTCTATCCCTTTCCGCGAAATTTCTTTTGTATACAGATGAAATACCCGGTTTAATGAGGGAATAAGCAAGCATTATGTTGCATAAAACGATAAATGTGTGTGAAATGTTCATTTCCTATACAAAGCTCTAGATAATTTTAATAAAAATACTAAAATTATCATCAATTTTTTATTTAACAATTTTTAATTTGCTCATTGTTTTTTTATCAGAAAATACAGATACTATCTTTATGAATTGTGAAAAAATAAATGGTGCATTATAAACAAAACATTCATGCATTTTATCAGGAAATTTATGTTTGAATATTTCAGAGATTTTACCAATCGTTGAGTAATATTTATCAATATCTCCAATTGTTAATGTTTTCAAACAAATAAATACAGTAAAATTTTCTTGAGTTTCTAAAACTTTCTCAAATATAGTAATCATATGTTCAATAATATCGTCATTTTCAATGCAATTAAATTTTCTTATTAGTTTAAAATATCTATAATCGATAATAATAATATTATCTGCATTTATATTGCAATATCCTAAAAGAAGTTCATCTGGTTTTATACACGAGGTATTAATATTAATATTTTGGTCAAATATAATATTGTTTTTTGTAGGAGAAAAATCATTTTTTAAATTCAGCATGAAAGTATATATTTTATATACTGAAATTTTAATTTTATGTTGAATTGCACATAAAATGTTTATATTTATTACATTAAATTATTACATTGAATTATTACATTAAATTATTAAATTGAAGATTGAACAAATGCCTTTAAATCTACGACATTACCTGCTAGAATTTCAGAATCTTCATTTTCAGCAGTAACATTTTCAGAAACCTCTCCCTCTACCTCTTCATCTTCATCTACCTCTTCATCTAGTTCTCCATTAACTTCAGTACTATCTGCATTTTCCTCATCTGGTTTATCATTTTTATTTTGTTGCTCATTGAAAATAAGTTCCGTTAATTTTTGATTTGTTTGCATTGTAAACGACTGTAATGACATCAAAAGACTCTTTACCTGAACCATTTCCGCTTTCAAAGTTTCAACAGACAAATTCAAATCATCAATTGCCTTATTCGATGCCTTTGAATTACTAGTTGGAACAGTCTTCGGCATTTGCTCCAGTTTATCCAGTCTTGCAACAATATTCGTAAAAACAGCTTCATCAACGACACGCATATTCTCACCAATCTCGCCAGTTTCCGCAGATGAATTCATAGCACCAATTTGGTCAAGTGGAGGCAGTTTTTGAATAAAGGTTTCTACCCTTCCAAGACGGAGAGTAATAAGACCAATCGCATCCGAAACAGACATCTTGGGATTTTGCATTGGTTGCTGTTGTTGCATTTGTTGTTGTTGTTGTTGCCCTCTCATTGGTTGTTGTTGTCCCCTCATCGGCTGTTGTTGTTGTTGTTGTGCGGGTCTAGAACTACCCGGAGGTGCAACATTATTTTGAGCACTATTCGTGCGTCTTTGAATAGCAGCTGCATTTGCTCGATTTCCGCTCATTGATAAAAAATATATACAAATTGTTTCTAAATACTTTACGCACGCGTTTCACATTCTTTTCACAATCATTGTAAAAAATTATATTTCTAAAATATAAGTAATGGCAGACGAAGACGCCCATTTTAGACCTATGACCCCTCCATATCCTCCCCCTGGGCACGCGCCTTCAGATACCCTCCCTGAGACTCATCCTTTTCTTCCCGAACAAGATTATGAAGACCCGAATGTCATATCAACATATGATTTTATCTATTTTGTTCAGGATTATACACCCTTTTTAAGAAATTATTTAGATTACCTTTATGACGAACGGTATATTTCCTCTGATGACCACGGTTATTACAATTCGTTTATAGATATATGCAATAATATAGACACCGACGAAGGAGATGATGGCACATTTGAAACATATCGTGCCACACTTGAACCTTTTATGGAATGGATGACAGAGGAGTGTGGTCATATGAATGAATATTATGAAGAGGAAATGCGTAACGCAAGGATACCCGCCCAACAAAATGTTGCATTACCAAAAGGTGTTGCAAGCAGAACGCGTTCCAAAGCCCCTGCAAGTAGATTTGAAATACCACAAATAAAAAAAAGGCGTAAAGATGCAATTACTCTAACTCAAATAAAAGAGGGACCAGTAATTAAGTTGAGCGATAAAAGAGAATATACCCAAGGCGAACTCAAACATATGTGGGATTGGAACAAAACTATGACTCCTTATCGTCATCCGTACACACAAGAAGATAAAGACAAAATCGACGAATTAATGGGTTTTGCAAAAGGTCTAAAAAAGAAAACTAGAAAGGCCAGAAAAGCCAATAAGGCTAGAAAAACAAAAAAGCAAAAGAAATCGAAGAAGACTAGAAAGGCAAAAAATAAACATTAAATTTGGCACCACCTTTAGAAAAGGTGGTCAAGCAACCATATTGAATTTAATTGGTTCGTGATGTTGATAATTTTGTATTTCAAAATCTTCAACACTATAATCATTTATGTTCTCGTGAACGCATTTAATCGACACAGTAGGAAACGGAAATGGTTGTCTAGTTATTTGCAAGTTGGCACCTTCAATGTGTTCTTCATAAATATGGCAATTACCCTTGAAATAAACAAATTCATAAGCTTCCAAACCACAGTGTTTGGCTAAAAGGTGCGTAAGAAACGAATAAGATGCAATATTGAATGGTGTTCCACAGCATTCATCATTTGACCTCTGATACATTGCACATGACAATTTATTTCCCCCATGAACATTGAATTGGCACATAATATGACAAGGTGGAAGCGCCATTTGATTCAACTGCTTGGGATTCCATGCAGTCAAAATAAGTCGTCTACTGTTTCTGGTCGCCGGATTTTTCAATTGGTCAATAATATCTTGTAATTGGTCTAAACCATTAAAGGGATAATCAGCATCTAAGCTTTTACCAGTAAGACAATTATAGCTTGCTCCGTAATTTCTCCATTGATAACCATAAATAGGTCCAGCCATACCTTCCGGATACAAGTGTAGCCCTCTTGAATCTAGAAACTCTCGTTTCGTGTTTCCATCCCAAATATGAACTCCCTGTTTTTGCAACAATTTATTATCTGTTTCTCCACGAACAAACCACAAAAGCTCTTTTAGACAAGTTTTCCAAGCCACTTTTTTACTGGTTAAAATAGGGATTTTGCCATTTTGAAGAGAAAAACGCATTGATTCCCCAAAAACACTAAGAGTATTACCATTTCTTCCTTCTTCCAATGAACCGGTATAAAGTATTCTTTTAATAAGATTTATGTATTGGATTTCTTCAAAATTTTCACTCATTTTCTCTCTGTTTAATAAATGTATAAAGTCTTCTTTTTATACTTGTTTAGGAAGACTTTCTAAAGTTTTTAATTTAATTTCTTTTTATAAATCATATGGAAAGTTTCGACGAAACATCAAAAAGTGCATCATCAAAAACAGGATTTTTCAAACACATATTTAATTTTGACGATGATATTAAGGCAGAAGTATTGAATTTAATACAATATTCTTTATTAGCAATTATACCAGTCGTTATATTGAATAAGTTGAGCCAAAAATATGTGCCAGAGGCGGACGAGGAGAAGGGTTCCTTAGAAATTTTAGCAGAAGTTGTGATTCAATTATTGGTTATATTTTTAGGCTTATTTTTCACAAACCGTTTGATTATATATGTGCCGACATATAGTGGTGTGAAATATCCTGATTTTTCATCGATACCACTAATATTGTCTGTATTATTGATAACATTGAGTCTTCAAACGAAATTGGGAGAAAAGGTAAGTATATTGACGGACCGTATTGCCGAATTATGGGATGGTTCCGTTTCAAGTGGAAAAAAAGTTGCAACTAAGGGAAAAGGCAGTGTAAAGGTGAGCCAACCCATTTCTGGTCAGGGTCAAAGTCAAAATGTAATGCAATCTCAAATGGATGCTGTGAGTCAATCATTATATTCGACGCCGATAAGCCAATTACCCACTATATCTGCCGAACAGAAGGCTCCCGATTATAATGCAATGTACCAGAACACATATACCCCAATGCCGGGAGCTGCAACTCCAGGTGAAGGGTTCCAGAGTATGGAACCGATGGCAGCCAATGCGGGTGGAAGCGCATTTGGTTCAGCGTTCGGCGGCGGGTTTTAGAGCCGATGCGTTTGATATAAACAGCCGACCTTCTTTAAGTCATTTTAGAAATAATATATATACAAAATTCCAATTTAAAGCAAGTGCGATGCAGAAAAATATAGTTATTTTGAACTAATAATATAAAGTTATTATATTATTAGATATAATATGACCTCTGTCAGTTTTTTTTATATTGCATTATTATATTTTATTAACAGCGCTTCCACCTTTTCATTACCTTTGAAAAAACCAGTGCCCAGCTTTTTCAACAATTGGATATGCATTGGAATAAAAGATAAAATCGATTTTTCGAACCCTTATAAAATCAATATCGGTGAATTGCCTCTTGTCTTGTGGAAATCAACTGATAACAAAATTGCGTCTGCTATTAATATTTGTAAACATATGGGGTCCAAATTGGACAATGGTGTCATTACTGAAAATGGGTGCTTGAAGTGTCAATATCACGGATTAGAGAATTCCTATGAAGACCGTTTCGGTGAGGTCGTGGAACACGAGGGCAAGATTTTTTGGGCTTACAAACCCGTGCAAAAGAAACCATTTAGTGTACCTTTTTTTGGAAATCCCGAATACGAAAAGACCTTTTTGGAAATTACTATGGATGCTTCTCTAACAGACAGCGCATTCAACACAATGGATTTGCGTCACCCGGAATATGTCCACAACAAAGTCTTTGGATTTGGTAATATTATTCCACCATCCAATATAAAAGAATACAAATACCCAAGCGGTGACCGAGTGGGATTGGCGTTTGACTATTGTTCCAATCCGGTTATGAGAACAATGAATGATAATGTACGAGTTACCAAAAACTATCACATGTTTGTTTTTCCTACTTTTAGTTGGTCAAAAGTCACATTTAATAAGAAGAATCTTATCATTGGAGTTAATTTGCTACCTTTGGAAAACAAGAAGACGCGCTGGTATATTACCATATGTCACAATTACTACAAATCTGGTCTCGGAAAAGAATTTATGAAATTCATCGCATCCATTATTTTAGGACAGGATTTTGTGCAGATGAAGAATCAGCACAAAGAAGATGAATTGAAAAAAGCAATGTTATTTGATTATAAGTTTAAAGACGAAGAGGTCATTTTTTGGCTTAGAGATATGTTCAAAGACTACAAATTTCCTGATATTGAACAGTGTGTCGAAATTTACAATGATTCTAAGAACGAGAAGAGATAAAAAAGAAGAAATATAATGTTTGGTTTTATATTAAAAGTTTATTAATATAAAATAGAAGAAACTGCAAAAATGGATGTCGACAAATTACTAAAAGCACTTGACAATGAAGAGAATTCTCATCTTTTAGACCTCACTAATGAAAAAATATTAAATATTAAGATTGATATACTTAAAGAACTCGGCTTCTCTCAAGCTCAACTTTTAGATTTGTTGAAAAAGTTGAGAAATTACAGATATGTGGACGGAATGAATGAACTCAGCTATGGTGCTTTTATTCGTTGGATTCCTATTTCCAATCCTGATAAATTAGAATTAGCAAGAGGAGCGATTTTTTGCGAATTCAAAGTAACAGACAAGGGAGTGTTTGTGGTTTGCAAGAATTTTATGCATAAACATCATCAATTCAAATTGGAAGAAAATCTAATTTTTCAAAAGATTACTGACCAAGAACATGTTTTGCTTAGCGCATTAGACCATCTGGCAAAATAAAATGTAGTAGTTTTTTCTTTATTTGCGCGCTTTTCTTGTTTTTTTATTGCAATTGCAATCTTTGAATAATCCGGGAATAAATTTACCCACTTTAATCATTTCCATCTCCATATTATTCAATCCTTTTTTGGCGGTTTTAACAAGTTTTCCACTATTGTAATGTGAAATACTTTTATACCCTTTTCCATTTTTTATTTGAACCTTTCTAACAGTTTTTTGGCCTCCGCTTTGATGTTTTTGAACGCTTAAAAAATGATACTTTTTTTGCATATTATAATATTGTTAGATAAAAATATTATTATAAAGTATAATGAGCAAAGAGTTATTTGTACATTTATTTCATATAATTCTTGTCGGAGGATTATTTTTGTATGTCTCTATAAAAAACGCATCAATGCCTAAATTTATGTTTCCTTTTCTAACTTTCTTGGGCTTATTTCTTATAGTTTACCACTCTTATAAATCATATACTTATTCTCTCATTAAAAAGAGTTTCAATGTAAATTTGTTCCACATTTTTATTGTAGCTCCTCTTTTAATTTACATCGGTTATGAACGCCCCGAGCCAAATAAATTTGTTTATCAACTTCTTTTAATGCTTGCTTTTTCAGTAATTGGTTATCACGGATATTATACGATTCTAGATTTCAACAAGGAGTAGTTATCCATTTTTTGGTAACTACTTTTTCAACACTATCTAATGCACCTTGCGTCCAACCCTGATTTTCACTTATCATTTCACCAACAATAAGCATTCCAGGGTTAGGATGTTGCGCTTCTTGAATAAATTCAGCTCTATTTTTAAAATTGCCTTTCAAAGGAGTATAATAGTGAGTTCCTATTGGCCAATAAAAGTCCAACAATGATGTAATTTTAAGAGTGTTCTCAGGAATACCGAGAGATACCTCCAAAAGTCTACAAAAAAAATCTCTATTTTCGGATGTATTTTCCAATTTATCTTTTAAAAAAGTCGCACCTTCATTATCTGTATAAGCTATCATATATATTCCTTGGTTTTCGCCATAGGGTATAATTCTATGTAACGGCCCGGGCACAACAGTGTTTGTTGGGACATAATGTTTCATTACTGGAATAGACGATTTAGAAAACTTGGCATAAAGACGCAAGAAAGGTTGACCGCGAATTTGTTGATATATGCTATTTTTCATAGATGCGCCAGGAACTAGTTTTAAAACAGAATCTATTGTGGTAGCAATTATCACTTTTGCGCAAGAGTAAGTAGTGCCTTTTTTTGTGTGCACTAAAAATCCACATTCAGCTCCGGTTTTTTCAATATTGACAACATCAGAAGATATTTTTATGTTTTGCAATCCAACTTTGTGCGACAAAGTATTAATTAATTCTTTCCAAGGAATACTTAATGCAACCCAATCTTCATAATTATCTTCGAAACCGTAATTATATAAGGTGTCATAGGCATCTTCATTTTCATAATCCGTGTATGCAGAACATATTAAAAAATTTTCATAGTCTTCTTTACCCAACAAAGGTAAGGCAAATTTTTTGAATGTAATGTGTTGTCGGTCCTTGTTTTTATTATATTCTCTTCGAAGAAATAAAAAGGTCTTTTTAACATTGCATTTCGGATGAATAGTGGAAGCATATTGATGTCCTTTTTGGAATTCATGAAAAGGTACATCGAGTTCATTTAACAAATTTATAAGTAATTTATCTTTTTCTTTACGACCAACTCCGGCTCCATTGACTACACTTACTCCGTGAAAATCGACATTGCCTATACGCCCTCCAAACCATTTTTTTTTGTATTTTTCTAAAATAAGTACTTTTGCATGCGGTGCAAATTTTTGAATTTTATAAGCACTATAAAGACCGGCAATACCACCTCCCACTATAATAATATCATAATTTAGAACTTTTTCCATATATAACAAGTATATAAATTTTAAAGTAGATTTGCCAATTTATAATATATTTCATAATTATATATTATAAATGAGTAACATCAATGCAAATAATATTAATAGTCAAAATATTACTGTTACAAACTTGAATGTTTCTTATATTAACGGGGTTCCTTATACTGCAAATCCGTGCGCAAACTCGTGCACTACTGGGTATTATGTGCCGTGCCCTGATTGCAATTATCAAGGCCCACCAGATGATGTATGTGACTGTGGCTTGCCGTGTGGTTATGTTGAACCTGACCCAGACCCGTGTGATTGTTTTGTTCCGTGCAACTCTGGTTCAGGAGCCACAGGCGCAACAGGCGCCACGGGAGCCACGGGAGCAACAGGCGCAACAGGCGCCACGGGAGCCACAGGCGCAACAGGAGCAACAGGCGCAACAGGAGCAACAGGCGCAACAGGCGCAACAGGAGCAACAGGAGCAACAGGCGCAACAGGCGCAACAGGAGCAACAGGCGCAACAGGCGCAACAGGCGCCACAGGAGCCACAGGAGCAACAGGCGCAACAGGCCGCACTGGTCCAACAGGCGCAACAGGTGCTACAGGTGCAACGGGGCCATCAAATTTTTATATAACAGCAACAGGAGCAGGAGGACCTTATTATTTCCCACTTATTTTAAATGATATTTCTGGAAACCAGTCATTATATACGGATTCAACTGGTAATCTCACATATGCACCTTCAACGAGAACTTTGAATTCAACAACAGGACTCTTAATTAATACTAGTCCATCGACAAACACAATAACATTAGAGGTGTCTGGAAACCCTATTAGCGTTATCACTGTGAGCGGAGAACAAGTGCAATTATTAAATACTCAAGGAACAGCAACCTATGGCACAGGTACTGGTATTTTAACTCTTAATGCTCCCTCTAACCCAACTCCTACATTTTATGCTAATACTATATCATTTTCAAGTGCATCAGATATTTCAGCAGTATATATGCCATCTACTACGCCTGTAAATGCAATGTATTATTGTTACATAACTAATCCAAGTACTAGTGGACCAGTAACAATACGCCCTCAACTTGCTGCATCAAGTGGTGCTTCAAATAAAACAACTTATACAAGCACGGTTACCATAGCAAGCGGGGGATTTGCGTTATTAACTACAACAAAGGTAGCACCAACTACTTATATTGTAAGCGTTAATTTAGTTGCCTAACAACCTTTGAGAAAGGTTGTGCCAAAATAAATTAATTGTTTTGTTATACTTTTTCTAAAAGTATATTATAATGTATGGTTTAATACAAACAACACAAGCTCCACTTCAAACAGACTGGTGCAGTGGAGGTGGAACAGGATTAAGAACATATGTACAAAAAATAGGACCTGTGTTTATTAACCGCATAAGACCTTATTTAGGTTCACAATCACCTCTTGTTTATGCAAATGTTAATGGTACAGCAAGTCCAGGAAATATTTATACTAATCAACGCGGAAATTTGACCTATTCTTTTACACAACAAGGAGATACAGTTGGTACATATACAACACCTCCTCCTTATCAAGATTCATTAGATCAGGGGGAGCTGTTTTAGGATATACAAATTATACTTTTATTATTACAGACCTTAGTACTGGACAACAGTATACATTTAGAAACTTTGTAAATTGGCCAAGTTAATTTTTATCGTTGTTTTCGTGTATTTGCAAAAGAAACTCCTTTTCTCGACCTCTTTGTCATTTCAACTTTACGCTGTTTTCTGCATTTAAAAGTCCCGCGTTTTAATCCGCGGGTTTTGAAAACGCTTCGCGTGCAAATCCCAATAGAACGCGGTTCAAATGAAGTACCCAACTTTTTGATACACGCACAGAGCTTCCTCGCCATAATATCTTCCGCATTCTTTTTTAACAATCGTTTACTTCGTGGCACGGTTTTCCCGTAATATTCTAAAATTTTTTTATAATCTGAATCCAACAAATTATAATTTGGCATTTTGATAATAATAATATATTATAGTGTATTATTTTATTTTTACAATGATGCTAAAAATCATTTTATTGCGCATTTTTTAAATATATTTATAGACTAAGCAATGCCAGAGAGCAGTAAAATAGTAGTATTTGATTTAGATGAAACACTTGGGTATTTTACGCAATTATGTATTATTTGGGAATCGTTAAAAATTCCATTGGACCCTGATGCATTTAATAAACTGCTCGATTTATTCCCAGAATACATACGCCCAAATATAGATACAATTTTGGATTATTTAAAAGAAAAAAAATTATCAAAAAAATGCAAAAATGTCATGATTTATACTAATAATCAAAGACAAAAAGAATGGGTATTCCTTATAAAAAAGTATTTCGAAACAAGAGTAAAATATAATCTTTTTGACCAAATAATATGCGCCTTTAAAATTAATGGAAAGCATGTAGAATTATGTCGAACAACACATAATAAAACTCACAAGGATTTTATTAAATGTTCCAAAATACCTCAAAATACGCAAATCTGTTTTATCGACGACACTTATTATCCAGAAATGCACTCTGATGAAGTTTACTATATAAAAATCAAGCCATATACATATTGTTTGAGCATCAACGCAATACTAGAACGATTGAAAAAATCGACTTTCTTTGACAAATGGTTTATTGTAGAAGGAGAGAAACAAGAATTCCTCCTTTATTTGAACGAGCGTTTGCAAGTAAAGCCCAATAAACCGAAATCAATGAAAGAATATGATATAGACAAGATTATAACCAAAGAAATAATGAATCACATAGAAATATTTTTTAATGGTCAACAAAAATATCCACCCGCCGCTTTTAATAATATTCATAAAACAAAAAAGAGAAGAGCGTATAGAAACAAAACGAGCAAAGTTAGAAAGTTATAAACTCTCATCCTATTTTTTTCCATGTAAAAAATTTCTATAGAACAAATAGCAAACATAAAATATTATTAGTATTCCAAAGGTATATTTCAGAGTTTTATTTATAGTTTGGTCTGTATTGTGGACCGTATTTTTAACATACCCCGTTAATATAGTGTAAACGGCGGTGCTTGTAAATAAGAATAATCCAGCACTAAATGCGATTTTTCTATCTAGTTCGTTAAATTCTATTTTTCGAAACATATTGAAACGCCAAAGCAAAAATAAACTGATGTAAATCTTGACATAATAATCAAAGTCGTCTAAATACATTGGTGCTGTTTTTGATATGCCAATAGCACTCAAAAAATATATTAAATATGTTGCAATTATAATCAAAGTAAATGCGTTATTTTGAAATGATGTAAGTTTGTCCATATATCTATATTGACAAAATTATTATTACGCAACATTTGAAATCTCCTTGTAAATACTCAATGTTCTAGCACTCGCATCCGTTGCATTCACATATTTAGGCATCCAAAAATATGGCACAATGTGACTCATATTTGGATAATATTCCTCGAACAATTTCCTATAATACATCTTCTCCTGTGTGTCTGGTGTATTATGTCCCAATTCTTTTAAATTATTAAATCTCGATTTGTCCAATTTAAATTCCATAGTAATGAAATCCTGCAATATCTGATATAAAGAGCGTGTTATTTTGCTGACGCCATCACTAAACGCCTCCTTTGTCCGCCATATAATTTCATCCGGTAACAATGCTTTGCCTTCGGTGTTCAAGTATTTCTCTTTGGAAAATGCTGTACGAATCAAATATTTTTCACATTTCCTCTCTCCAGGATGATAACGAACAGAAGGATGCAAGCTCAGATAATATTGCACAAATGACCTATCCAAAAAAGGTGTTCTCGGCTCCAAGCCATTACTCGAAATACTCTTATCTGAGCGTAATACATCATACATATAAATATCATTTAATAGTCTACGCGTTTCTTTATCAAACTCAATTGCATCCGGTGCTGAATGCATATACAAATATCCTCCACACAATTCATCTGCACCATCTCCATTAAAAATGACCTTTGCTTGACTATTGTTTGCAATGTATTTTGACACTAGATAATTTCCAATGCTTGCTCGAACAGTCGTAGTATCATAACTTTCAATTGCACAAATGACATCGGGTATGGCTGCAAAAAACTGCTCTTCTGTTAATTGAATAGTCGTATGCTTGGTTCCCAAATAATTCGCCACAATTTTAGCATATTTAAGGTCTTCTGAACCCTCCAATCCAATACTATAGGTTTCCAGCGGTTCTTCGTTATATTCTTTATGAAACTCATTCACCAACGCAGTTACTAGACTACTGTCCAAACCGCCAGACAAAAGACAAGCAACTGGTCGGTCTGTTATCAATGCACGCTTTTTAACTGCATTTGTAAAATAATGTTGAATTCCTTCAAAAATGGAGTCCATTTCCGCATTACTCTGAAAATGATTATACATTATAGAGTTAAATCCTTGAGTATGATAGACCTTATTTTTAAATTCTTGTGTCCACTCTGGGGATACTTTAAAGGGAAGATTGAAATAAGAATATGTTCCCGGTTTAAAATGATCAATTGTGTGAGTAAAAATTAAATCGCTATTGTAAAATTCGTTTAGTACTTTTAGTTCGGACGCAAACGCAAAAATGCGTTCAGTTCTTTTTGATTTATCTCTATTTAAATCAAATTCAGAATCGCAACTTACTGCAGCATTTTTGTGGCTTACTTGATACAAAGGTCTTACACCATATGGGTCTCTTGCTACATAAATCTTTGAACAAGGTGCATTAATATCAGAATCCATCAAAATAAAGGCAAAAACTCCGTCTAACATTTGCAAAGTCTGTTCTATACCGTACTTTTTATATAAATGAATAATAACTTCACAATCGGAATCCGTGGTGGGTTCTACGCCCATTATTTGATAAAGTTCCAAATAGTTGTAAATTTCTCCATTGCAAATCAATGAAATATCACCTATTGTAATGGGTTGGTTAGACTCTGAATTTATTCCATTAATGGCTAAACGATGAAACCCAAAAGTGCATTTCAGATTCACATTTACTAATTTAGAATATTCTGGGCCACGAAGTTGTCCTTTCATAAATTGCTCTTTAATAAATTCCTTTTTGAAAGTGTATTCGTTGTTCAAGATAGAAAATATGCCGCACATTGCTATTATTATTTTATAAGATACCTTTATGTATTTTTTAAAATGTATATGTCTATTTTTGCACGAATATAAATAATATTTTAGTATACTATATTAATGGCAACTGAACCTCAAATGTTAAGTAACAGTTATTTCAAACACGAATGCAATTCGAATATTCAAAATGCAACAAATCAAAGAATATATGATAGGAATATTCCATCGCAGTTTTTACAGCCTTATTTAAGTGTGCGACCAGTGTTAACAAAGTACTCTATTATGCCTATTGTTGACCCCAGAGCTCCGGCAAAGGTTCCTATGCAACAAGTACCGGTTTACAATCCGGAAAAAGTTTTCAATCCAGGAAATACTCAATCACCTTGGTCAGGGTTTGCGGCAGCAATAAACACGGAATCTGAACTAAGGAATCAAATTTATGCATTACAAGCGTGCAGTCAAGCGGTATATGTCCCCAACAGCACAAGCGATTTGTATCAATACAGTTTTGCACCGGAAAAGGCAAACCAAAATTTGCAACCATTTCAAGGGTTGTTTCAAAAAGAACATTTTAATTCTTTCAATCCGAATACAGAGAATATAGGAAATGGTCTATTCAATAATTATACACGACAACAATTAAGAGATTTAACAGGAAAGCAAAAGACGGACTGTTGATGATGTTTATAATAATTTCGTAAACTATTTCGTAAACTTACATATTATTCGATAATTGAAAATAATATATAACTTAATAAATGAATAAACCACAAGATTTTGTATCAGAAGTAACATTAGAATACTTATTGAACAAAGAGCAATATGGTAAATATTTAGTTCAAAAGAATCCACAAACGAAGTTGAACAATAAAAAAGACAAGAAATTTTACAGACGACGCATATTCGATTTAACGAAACAGTTGCTCAGTAACGAAAAACCGGATGTTTTGGCACCTGATATAAAAAATGCCTTTGAAAATTATGTCAATTTGTGCATAGAATATTTCAAAGCTTTGGACACAACAGATATAATACAGCAAGACTATAGCAACTTGAATTTAGAGATAGATTCAAAGAATGAAATCAATGTGGATAATATAGGAAGTACAGAACAGGCAAATCAATTGATGATGCGTTCCATAAAAATATCACACCCACCGTCGTTATTAGATAATTTTGTCAAAGTTAAAAATGTGAAACCACAAGTAGAACCAATAATACCGAAGCAAAAAGATATAAATTTGAAAGACCCTGTTTTGAAGAATAAAGGAATTCTTTATTTGAAAAAAAAAAAGAAAAATATCACTAATAATTATGACAAAGGTGAGAACGCGGAAAATAAATAAAAAAAATAGACATAAAAAATCAAAACATCGTCAGTCCCATTCAAAAAAGCATCATCATACAGTAAGGACATTTAAAGAAAAATACGACAACTTGGTAAAACAGCAATGCAGTCCCAAAACAAAGAAGAAGGGTTACAGTTGCTTGACGGATGATGCGTTGTATAAATTGCGTGATTTATGGAATGCGCGGCACCCAGATGTTGCTATAAATTCAAGTGACCCGAAGGAGATATGGGAGAGAATGAAGATGAATATGCGAAATGTTTGTAATAAGGAATCGTGTTGGTTAAAGCAGAATTTTGTAAATGGAAAATTGGATAAAGAACTAGAATCATCTTTTGCACCGGCATCGCCGACTGAATGGAAGAAGAATCCGAATGAGTGGTTATCGAGTTTAGACATTATGAATGTGATGAAACAATATGAAGAGGCATATAAGTGTTTTGAATTTATTGGGCCCTCACCAATCGATTATGATACGCACAAGTTGTACGGTGAGTGTGTTTGGGAAGAGTTGTGTCATTTCAGTTTAGAAGACCAAATCAAAAATGGAAAAATGAAGATAGGTGTTATTTTCAATTTAGACCCACATAATAAAGGAGGGTCACATTGGGTTTCTCTCTTTATAAATATTAAGAAGAAGGCCATTTTCTTCTTTGATAGCGCCGGAGAACAAATACCATCGCAAATAATGAAGTTTGTAAATACTGTGAAAACACAAGGTCAACAATTGAAAACACCGATACATTTTGCATTTGACCAGAATTATCCAGTGGAACATCAATATGGCAATACAGAATGTGGCATTTATAGCTTATATTTCATAGTTCATATGTTGGATGATAAAATAACAGGACATTATTTGAAGACACATATTATGAAGGACGAGTATATGGAGAAATTCAGAAAGGTATATTTTAATGATGATTTATAATATAAATGAAAGTATATAAATAATTTTCAATTAAATAATTTACATACAGATGAGCAATACCGATGCATCCAGTTTTTTAAGCAAGGAAAATGTTGAAATGATTTGGGATTTGATAGCCGACGAGGATATTATGCAAAACAAAACGGAGCAACATATGATGAATTTTCAAAAAACCTTTATAACGGATATAAGAGAATTTTATCAACGAGAGAAATCCCCAAACAGAGATTTAATGACAATGAATAAGATGTTTATAGAAAAGGTTTTAATGCAGTTATCGAGTGCACCAGCTAAGGAGCAAAAAGAAAAATCTGTAATAACAGCAGAGGACATTCAGGCTTCAAGAATGAATGAATTCGAGAAGCAGTTTGCAAAAAAACAAAGCGAGTTTTCAAATGCAATGACTCTCCAAGTACCAGAGAAACCGACTTTTACTGATGAAATGGATAAACCAATAGGTGAGATGGAGGACCTAATAGCGCGGACTCTAGCACAGCGAAATTTTGATATAGAACAAATACAACAGAATGTGGATAGAGAGAAAGTAAAAAGTTTTTTACAGAGTCAAGAGACCTCAATAAAGAGTGAAAAAGGAGAAACGCAAAAGGTTATCCAACAGATTCTAAAGCCGGCATATAATGTAAGTGAAAGCGAAGTAAAGTATATACAAATAGGTCAAGAGGAGTTGCTATTGCCGAAAATAAGTGAAGTAATAGATTTGCAGAAGACAAACAATGAGAGAAGACAAGTAAGTTGGGCGGATGAAGAGAATGTTAAATTGACAATAAGTGACACAAAAGAGAAACAAAGTATTTTTTCAAAGTTAAAATTGAAACCTCGAGTTGGCGAAGGTTCTTTAAACCCTTTTGAAAATGTTTTAGAAATGGACTTAAAGCCGACCGCAGACGAAGAATTGAAAGCATTGTCGAAAAAAGTGGATGACTTAAGTAGCAAAATAGATGCAATATTTGAATTTATAAAAAATACAAATGCAAATATAAATGCAAACGCAAATGCAAACACAAATATAAATAAAATTGATGAGAATACAGTCTAACTATAGAAAAATTAACGCGTTAGTGATATAATGTTTCTTTTTTTATTAGTATTATATTTGTTATCATCGTGATATAGTTTTTTTAGTTTTAATGTGGGTGCTTCTTTAAATAAATGTTTTGTATTTCGATTTATATAAGATTCAGCAAAAATGCCTTCTGATATTATAATACAGTGTCTATCTAATTCAACATGATGATATTCCACACCATCTAAACCTCTAACTTGATATATATTTCTGCCATTTATTAAATTTTTTGCAGGAACAAGTTTACCTCTAATACATATTCCATGATTAGGTGATACATACAAATCTCTAACTGGATAATTTATTCCAAAAGAATGTTGTTTTATGCATATGGGACTAGATTCTTTATTTATGTTGCGCTTATTTACATTGAATGAACTTCTCCATATTACTGGTTCAAATGAATAACCGCTTGACAAATTTACTATTCCATCCATTATCTTACCTTTTGTTAAAAGCATATCCCCATTTTTCAGTTCTTCTATTGGCTTATATCCTTCAATTGTTAATATTCTTGTTCCTTTTACATAACAAACTATAGGCCCTGGAGGTCCGTTATCTATTGAAATACTAAATATAGTTCCATCACCTGGTGAACCTGAGCCAGAACCACCAATATTATTTCCACCACCCCATGTTAGTCCTAATATATTTATAGTCGATGAATTAACAGTGTCTAAAGCAAGAGCTAAACCACAGTTATTGCCTTTGTTGGATCCTGGAAAACCATCTGATGGAGAGAATGTAAAATTATGAATTGTACTAAATGTATTTGCACTTAAATTATAAGACCAAATAGAACCAGTTGAACTAAACTTAAAAGAACCATTATTAGTAGAAACTTCACTAAAAGAATACGCCATTCCATAAAGATTATTGTTTACTTTTATTAATCCACCGATTGTATTATAGTAGTTATTTTGATTAAAAGATATAGTTTTTGTCAACGAACCTGACGAACCTGTATTTAATTTAAATATAAATATACCTCCTAAATTGTAAGTTCCACCGACACAAAACGTACCATATAAATAGTTATTATCTATTAATAATCTACCTTTAGGTGATAACATTAAATTAGGAATTACATTATTAAAAGGATATAATGTATTAAAAGTTGGAAAAGCTATATTTATTGAATAAAGATAGCCGAGCTTATCGTTAACTTGTGAAACACCGTACAATGTTGTAAAGTCAGAACTTATGGATAATGGGCCGCTAGGATTTCCATCAGTAACAGAACTAAAAGCATATAACGAAGGAGTCAATACAGAAGATGTTATATCATAGCTAAATATGTAAAAATTATTAAAACTGTCTATGCTTATTCCATATAATATGCTGTTTGTTGTATCTATCACTAATGGATAAACGGGAGACCAAGAATCTCCTAAAAAATGTAAAATTGTTACAGTGTTCGTTGAAGTGTTGAAACTTATTAGCACATCATTATTATTTATGGTATAAATTCCTATAGCATATAATGTATCGTTACCATCACTAACAAAAGTGCTAATATATGTCAAATGATATAGTGATTCTAATGTTGAAAGACCAACTAATACTTGTAAATTTGTTCCATCAGATTGAATACTATATATACCATAATCAGTGCCTGATTTATAACCATATAATAAATTACTTGTACTTTTTAGAGAGCAAAGTGAACCGCTTGGACCGCTAAAGCTACTGTTAGGTGTGTCAAAAAAATATGAAACATTATATGACATATATATATATATATATATATATGACATAATTTAAAAAAATAAAATTGATGAGAATATAATTTAATATTTGCAAACTATAACATATAAAGATACTTGCAATAATGACGACCATATTCAATAAATACCACACCATATTATTTATCTTCTATTTTGTAGGCTTTGTAGATGGTTATTGCAAATGTCTTTTGAAAAGCCCTTTTATAAAAATAACAAAAATAGAACCGCTTTTTACAAAACCTTATAAAAATTATTATACCGAAGATATATCTACCTCATATTCTCCAACCTGGGACGATGGTGAGGTTGCTTGGGATTTTCCCGATTTCAATCAAATTTACAACAACAATAATAATAAATTGCCCAACTATTATACATATGATTCCATTTATGAAAATAGTATTTATGAGAAATATTTCAAAGACAGATTCTATTTAAGAATTCGAACAAGTTACTTCAAAGAACTCTATTTTGCTCTAATAAAAAATGCATATAAAGATATTGTAAAATTGGAGAACTTTGCATTTGATGTTCAAGATTTAGCATTTGATAATATAAAAGGTGTGAGTGTTGAATCAGATTTAGCTCTATTACTTATAGCTAGCGGATTAAGTGTTCTTTACAATAAAAATAAGGAAGAAAACATACAGAAATTAAGGGTATTACAACAATCTTCCAGGAAAAAAAATACGCTGGAAAATTATAGACAAATAAAAAGAGCTTCTAGTATAATCTTTGTCGTTTTTATGACGATTTTCGGACGAAATATCAAAAATGCAGAATAATATGCTTGCTTTTGATTTACATATTTTTATAAAAAAGTCTAAAATATGTAATATGTAAATTATAATCAAGATTATATTTTTGTGAACTTCATATTGCCATCAGGCATTTTTTCTAATGTACCAATTAAAATCGGGTCAATTCCTGGTGTAACCTCGGCCTGTTTATAACTTTCCAAATCATATATATTTCCACGGTTCTTATCGATTTTTCGGTATATATATGTTTTTCCAAGTAAAGGAATCTCCTTGCCCTTCCACTGTAACGCCTGTTTATTAATTTGAGCCATACTATCTGGTTCATCACTCTTTAGTGAAGGATTATAAGAAAAAGCACTAGCTGTTGCGTCAGGAAATTGCAAGCAATGCAATTGTTCTTTATTTCCTAATCTCGAATAAATTGCGCAATCAACCGATGCCTCTTTCACCGATTTAATGAGTTGATTAGAGACTTCCTCTTTGATAGTTGAAATTTCGAAAAGCGCTTCGTCACTTGTAAACGGTAGTTTTACCAATTGTGGTTTTTCTGCATCAGGCTTTGTATTATATTCTCGTTTACTCAAATCTTTGATTTTCAATTCTATAGCAGCATCGCTCAGAAGCTGTTCTCTCGTAAATGTCATCAAATAAATGTAGACTTCTACTGTTTGCAACGCTTCTGGTAAATCTTTGTGTGAGCAAATACGACGCGCGCGACCAATAACCTGTTCGGTTCTCACTGGATGCCAATAAGGCTCCATAATATGAACATAACGCGTATTGCGCAAGTTGATACCTTCCGAACCTGACGCAGTAATCATAAAGACTTTGATTATCTCACCAGTGTTATTGTTGTGCGCTATTTCCTTCAATTCACTCGACAATGATGGCGGTAATTCATTCCACAAACCGTTATAAACCTTGCGCACCAATTCCTTCTCTTCTTTTGTTTCAGTGCCGGTATAAAGAGCAAAAGTTGGTTTACCACGGTCCTCTTCAGCAATATCTATTTGCCACACACCCGCAGGGTCCTTTTTAAGTTTGAATTGTGCGAAACCATTTTCTTCCAAAACGAGCTTAAAGATTCCGATGCCCTCCAAGGTGCGAAATTGACTATAGACCAGATGTAGGCCAATCTTTTCAGGGTCTTGAATATTTTCCAACATATGCAAATACTTTGGACTATATGTTTCTAATCCCTCGGGACTCAAATATTGCGATGCGCCGCGCTTTAATTTATCCATTGCTGTTCTCAAGCGCTTCTCGTATGTTGCATCACCGAATTTGTCTATTATCTCGTCTCCTTCCATTTCGTCTTCTCTTTCATCATCCTCTTTTTGAACTTTATCCGCATTTTCCAATACTTCCTCATACAATCGGTCGAGACCTCTTATTTCTACCGCCGTTTCTACCGCTTCAGCTTTTGATTCTTCAGCTTTTGATTCTTCAGCTTTTGATTCTTCAGCATTTACTTCACGGTCTTCTTTGGGTAAGGGACGACCCACAGCCTTTGGCATAACAAAATTGCAATACAAGCGCGAGAAAATACGATATGTTGATGTTGGCTCTACAAATACACCATTTTCATCCACTTTTCCCTTTTTCTTTTTTGAAGATGATTCCTGCTTTCTCTCTTGTTGTCTTGCTGCTTCATAAACACCAAATTGAAAATCGCTCATAGGAACTTTTACAATATGATAATCTGCTACCTTTTCATAGGAAGGTAGCAATGATTCTTGCGCACTTCTAAAATAAGACGAAAGCCCCATAATGCGGCGTTTAAATAATTCCGAATTTTTTATATTCATTGCTCCAGGTTCAATAAACCAATTTGAAAAATCGTCGAATTTATCGGGCAGTGCCTTGTACATATGTACGCGAATTCCAGTTGGGAAAACCTCGATTCCATTTTCTCTCAAAATATAAATCAACCTTCGTTCGAAATCCGCATCACTAATGATTCCGCGCTCTTGCAATACAAGTTCACCTCGGTCTCCTTTCCTAGTCTTCTTTTCGTTTGTCACACCATGATAACCAGACCCTTTCTTTTCCTTGTTTTCAAAACCAAATGGATTTCGTGTCACAGTAAGTACTTTGCTAGAAGTTGAATAATCCATATAATCCATTACTTTTTCTCTCGTAAAGATTTCTTGAAGTAATTCTTTGTTGACTTTTTGTGAGGCTTTGATATCCAATGGGATTTCCCATGTCTTGATATACCCACGCAATATATTGAAAAGTATTCCAATCTCATTTGGATAATTGATAATAGGTGTGCCTGTTAATAAAACAATACGCGCATTTTGTGCAGTTAGCAACATCTCATACAAGATTAATGCAATAGAAATATTCACTTTTTCTCGCTTTCCCGTTCTATCCATTGGAATTTCTTTTTCTTTCCCGATTTTATTAACAATTCGACTAATCAAGTTGTGTGCCTCATCAATAATAATCACAGAGTCGTCAAAAAAATTAGTTTCAAAATTGTTCGTCATTCTGCGCAATTTATCTCTACGCAAACCATTGTAATGAATAAACTGATACTTGGTTTCTATCATTGCATCTATTTGTTCATTCAAACTAATCTGGTCTTGTTGCAATTGGGCTTGTGATTTTCCCAAATTATTATTGCAATTGGCTGGCTTAGTAACATCTACTAACCAAGCACCCCCTTTCTTGCGAATATATTCCATCGGTAAATTCAATACACTCGAGAGAGTTTCCGCTAGTTCTGGATTCTTTAAAGTACTTACCCATTCCCAGCACTGATTCAATCTGTAAAAAGGGTCTCCTGCTTTTTTTAACTCTAAGCGATAGTTATCTTCGAGAGAAGCCGGCGTCATTACTATGACCTTTTTGGCACCTTTCATCCCTTCAGCAATTCCTATAGATGCTAGGGTTTTGCCCGCACCCAGGCCATGGTACAATAATAAACCGCGATATGGCGTATACAAATTCAAGTAATCTCGAACCAGTTTTTGATGCGTTAAAAGAGAATATTCACCTGCACTATTTGCCAAGTCATCACAAGACATTTCTGTTGAATCATCCAACACCTGGTCACGATAGGGTTCAAAAGTTGAATTAATAAAATTCACAAATATTTCGCGATTATTCATATAATAACTGCTAACCTTATAATTCACTTTGGCCTGTTTCTCTGGCAAACGCTCAATCAATGGTGTAGTACCAAATTGTACCCAAGCTTCTGGTGGCAAAATAGCAACACCTTTTGGCAATTTGCTTGTTCTTCTGGGTTTCTTCTTCACTTCTAAGGCCCGTAGGCCGACATCCGCCTCTAAGGCCCGTGGGCCGACATCCGCCTCTAAGGCCCGTAGGCCGACATCCGCCTCTAAGGCCCGTGGTTCTACTTCTGGACCGAGTTCCACAGCTTCTATAGGTTCGACTTCACCAGGAAGAATCGACACCCCTTCTTCTTGCAAAACCAACAAAGTCTTGCCACTCAACTTTTTCGATTTCTTCTTTGGATGCGCAACCAATGTCTCAACTTCTGCCTCTTTTTCAACTAAAGGCGATACAACAAGTTTAGTAAGTTTTTTATCTTTTAGTTTTTTTGTTAAATCTGCCATATTAAATGCCGCTGTCTCTCTTTTATCTCGAATAGTGACCATCGAAAACTTTACTTCTTCTGGTTTAGTTGCAACAGGAATAACAACTTCCACTTGTTTTACATCCAATTCAACATTCGGTTTTGCTCTTAATTTTTCTTTTAATTTTTCTAAAGCGCTCATATTACTTATACTTTATAGATATATAAATTTTGCCAATTTTACAGAGAAGCATAGTACTCTATTTTTTGTAAGGCTTCATTACAAGCCATTTGTTCCGCTTTGCGCTTTATCTTGTGTTGACCCTCACCCAAAAATATCAACACTTTTCCATATTGTACCAACCATTCTTGGATTTCTTTAAAAGTCTTTACATAGTCGATATGAGTAGCATTATGCAAACTAATCGAATGTATAGGCTGTCCTACACACAAGTAGACACCCATTCTGTAACCATTTTCAGCATCGTGTTCTATTTCTAAATAATGTGGCGTAACCTTGAACTCCTTTTGAATCTTCACTTGCAAAATATTTTTATAATTATCATCATTCTGAATAAGAGCTATCCAATCTATGTGTTTCTCGAAAATATTCTCCACAAATTTCTGCGCCATTTGAAATCCAGGACCCGTCACAAACACATTCTTAAACCATCCTTCATCATCCTTTACTGAAATCTTATTGAAATCTAGAAACAATGCTCCCAAAAATGACTCAAAAAGACAACCCAGTTTCTTCAAATTCGTTCGTATCTTCTTCTCCTCCGCGTGTTTCGAAAGAATTAGCCATTTATTTAGACGCATTTCGAGTGCAATTTTACCGATGGCTTCGTTTTTAACAATGGCAATCTTTTTTTCGGTCATAAACCCCTCGTTTTCTTTAGGAAACCGTCTGTACAAATAGTATTTAGTTACTAACTCTAGAATACCGTCTCCCAAAAATTCGAGACGCTCGTTGGATTTAGTATGCAATGGTAAACAATCAGGTGGGCGTTCAACAATAGTAATATTTTGTTCCGCGTTTTCGAGTTGCGGTCTTTTCGTATAAGACCGATGAACAAAGGCTCGCTTATAGAGTTCAAAATTTGTAACAAGTCCAGGTACGCCATATTTAGTGAGAATACATTGAACATCGTTTAATGTAATCTCCACATTTAATGGATTATAAGGATTGAATACAAGACCATCTTCCCCTTTGATAATATCATCATCGTGCAGCAACTGTTTTTCATCCATTATTTATATTATTTATATTATTTAGATTATGTTTTTATATTGGTTGAGCAAATATATATTTCAGAAAAATAATATATTAAGGGTATATATAATGGCTTTAATTGTCGGACATAACGGACCTTCTGCTTATGCGAGCACTATTGCGAACAGAACTGGACAAAGTGGTGGTTCAGTCGGTGGTGTGAAAAAGGCTGGTATTTGGAGTGGCCAACCCTTTATGAGTGTGTACAATGTTGGTAACAGCTACACTTACCGCGCTCCTCAAAGTATTCCTAACTTGGCTTTCAGCTTGCGCAACACTACACGAAATCCTCTCCAATACAAGCGTGGTTCTTACGCTGTCACCCACTCTGGTATGATGTAAATTTATTGCATTATATCTTTATATTTCTGGGTTTCTATTTTTGCATAAAACATTTAATGTGGAAAATCATTTAATAACTTAATTATTATATGATTATAAAAGATGATTATCAAGATTGATAACCGAGAGGCTGAGTTGATTCGTTGTATTAAGTATGTCTTGGAAATCAGTCCTATGTATAAAGATGTTCAAATAGTTGTAGAAAATTTGCCTATTGGGGATGTGATTCTCTGTAAAAATGAAGTCGAAAAGATAGTAATCGAGAGAAAAAGTTTACGAGATTTAGCGGCAAGTATAAAAGATGGACGTTATGAAGAGCAATCATATCGATTAAATGGATTACCTATTCACAATCATAATATTGTATATTTAGTAGAAGGAGATGTAAATAAGTTCAATGTTTTCAAAGATAGAATGGAAAAACTTACCTTGTATTCTGCAATGGTTTCTCTCAATTTTTACAAGGGGTTTTCTGTAATGCGAAGTTTTAATGTGGAAGAATCAGCACTTATTCTTTGCAATATGGCTCACAAAATAAATAAATGTGAAGCGGATGGTAAATCGATGTTCTATCGCACTTTGGAAAATGTTCCGGCGAAGCAAGATACAAAAGGTGAATCAAAAGGTGAAGCATTAGAATCAAATGAAGTGAATGATTTGGCTATTACTTCACCGGAACATTTTTCAAAGGTGGATTCAGATAATTACTGTTCTGTGGCTAAAAAGGTCAAGAAAGACAATGTAACTCCGCAAAATATTGGTGAAATTATGTTATCACAAATACCTAGCGTCAGTTCAACAACCGCCATAGCAATAATGGAAAAATTCGGAACTATACAAAATTTAGTAATGATGATAAATGAAAATGAAAATTGTATGAAAGACCTCACCTATACAAGCGGAAAAGGTCAAACACGCAAAATTAATAAAACCGCATTAAACAATATTATTAGCTACTTAAAGCCAAAGGTTTCCAAAGAAAAGGAATGTGCAGCGAGTATTTGAATAAAATTATAGCATAATAATATAAATGAACGAAGAATTTTTCAAAATAGTGGGTATAGTTATTGTTGTTGGATATTTAATATATTTAGCAGTAAAATCGATGACTTTACAGACAAGTATTATAGAAGGTTTAACAAATTCAGATTCATCAAGTAATGATGCTTTAAATCAAAATAAGGCCTCAGGTGCACAAAATTATGCAAATGAAATAAATAAAATACAATCAAGAATTACTGATGGATTGTTAATCAAAGATAATAGAAATGCTTATGAAAATGTTATTATACAAATGGATGACCTAATAAATGCATTAATGTTACAAAAAATTATCAGTATATCACAATCTTCTTTGTCAGAAGATACTTTATTAGATGTTATTGATAAAATTAATAAAATGAATGAAGGAAAAAAGAGTTTGAATTCTATTATGAAATTTATTGATGGAATGTAAATGTTTATTTTCATATTCACATTGTTTATGAAAATAAAACACTTTCTAGGGTACAAAAATATTCACTTCATTACCCTTGTAATATCCGCCATCCACTAGAGCTTGTGTATATTCTTGCCCTGCCCAATTATCATCCATTGGGTTTGGACTAAAAAGTAAATTTTCTTCTTGTTGATTCATTATGTCTAAAGGTGTGGTCGCTCCAACATATTGAGAAGAAGGGTCATATCCAGGCGCGGTATTTTGATTATAAGGTTGGTCATTTCTTGCCGCATCCATCAAAAGAGTAGGATTTGGGTTTGCATATGGTAAAGCTGGTGGCAATCCACCTTGCAAATCAGTGGCACTGGGTCGAACCTTATAAACAGAATTACCTTGTGCATCATAACTGTGTTGCAAATACAAAACAGGACAACGAATACCCTGACTGCGTTGCCAATCTATAAATTCAACATAGTCTTCTAAATTCTGAAATTCAATAGGATTCACGCCAGGGACTTTGGCAACTTTGGAATTGTATAAATAATATTTAATTCCTTTTTGCACTAAAATATTAGGACAACGAACTTGTCCATTATTATTTGTCATAGACTCTTGCAATTTAGGTGAACCATAAACATATAAACCTACTAAAAATGCGATTAAAATGAGAATAATGAAATACATATATATTACATTGTGATATTATTTTCTGATGTTATTTTATAGAATATGAGATTTTTGGAACCTATTACTGATTTAAACGGTGAAGATAATGAAAAAAATATGAAACTCTTCAAAGAACATATTGGTTCTGGAAAGCAGGGTTTTTTATTTTTATATATGGATGGTTGTGGGCCTTGTAATGCGACAAAATTATCGTGGAAAGAAATTCCAAAACATATCAAAAAACAACATTTATCCAATGATAACATAGTTGTTGCCGAAATAAACAAAAATTTATTTAATGAAATGGAAAACATTGGTTCTGAACCTATGGGATTTCCCACACTGCGTTATATTGACAAGAATGGCAGAGTTATTGAAGAATATGAATCCAGTCGTACACCACAGGGTTTTGCTGAATGGATTGAATCTAAAATTCCTAGGCATCAAAAACACGAACAAATTTATACAAGGAAAGCTCCTCATTATAAACATCATCATAAATATCCTCAACATAGAAAAACAAAGCACCACTATCATAAAAAAGTAATGCGTGGCGGAAAGTGGTCAATGAAATACAAGAAATCAATCAATTGCAAAAACCCGAAGGGGTTCTCTCAACGCCAACATTGTAAATATGGGAGAAGGGGATGGAAAACAAGAAAGAATCTTTAATTTTAAAATTTGGCACCACCTTTTTTAAAGGTGTGTGAAATTATTTTTGGAGTAACCAATAACCGCGCAGGCAATTCGTTTTCCAGCATTCCCGGTTTTCAAACTTGCCTCGTTCGTGCCTTGTCCACAATCATCTTCATCTGCGTGGATAATAAGACCACGACCAATAATATTAGCTTTTGACCCACGGAGTTTAATAACATCGTCGACCATTCTATAACGAGCTATACCATTTGCATCAGTATGCAAATTACCCAAATCGCCGACATGTCTTATCTTTGCACCCGGACATCCGTGTGTTTTGCCAAAAGGATTGAAATGTGCACACATACTTTCGCACTTATCTGTTAAATCACCGGATTCGTGCACATGAAAACCGTGTAAACCTGATTTCTTTAAACCCTCTATTTGGATATCAATAACAACAACATCATTTTTCAAATCTTCTGTGAATAAAACGGAACCCTTGATTTTCTTACCATCAAAAACAGCAATCGCTTGAATAGGTATTTTATTAGCCATATAAAATACTTATATAAAATTATTTTGTTGCGGTTTCTTTAAGCCAGTTTCAGCATAATATAATTATTGGCGTGTTGTTGCGGTTTCTTTAAGCCAGTTTCAGCATAATATAATTATTGGTGTGTTGTTGTGGTTTCTTTAAGCCAGTTTCAGCATAATATAATTATTGGCGTGTTGTTGCGGTTTCTTTAAGCCAGTTTCAGCATAATATAATTATTGGTGTGTTGTTGTGGTTTCTTTAAGCCAGTTTCAGCATAATATAATTATTGGCGACTTCGGTTTCTCTCGAGTAGTTGCAAATACTCTTCATTGATATTTCCAGTAATATATTTACCATTGAAACACGATGTTTCGAATCCTTTGATTTTTGGATTCAAATCGATACAAGCTTGTTCTACCTCTTTCAATTCATTGAATATAACCTTGTCTGCTTTCAATATTTCACATATTTCTTCTATTGTTCTTCCATTTGCTATCAACTCTTCTCGCGTAGGTATGTCTATTCCATACACATTTGGAAAACTGACTGGTGGAGCTACACTCGCAAAATATACCGCTTTTGCCCCAGCTTCTCTCGCCAATTGCACCAATTCTATGGATGTCGTCCCTCTTACTATCGAATCATCTATTATTAATACATTTTTATCCATAAATTCCTTTTTTATTGTACTCAATTTCAACTTTATATTTTTCTTCCTTATTTCTTGATTCGGCATAATAAATGTTCTCGAAATATAATGATTTTTTATATAACCCTCACTATATGGAATTTTCAAACTATTCGCTATTGCCAATGCAGAAAATCTCGATGTTTCAGGTATTGGCATTATTACATCTATTTTCTCTCTGTAATCCGGCATAATTTTCAATATTTTGTTTGCCAATACTTCCCCCATTTTGTTACGAGCCTCATAAACCAATATTTCGTCAATCACTGAATCCGGTCTTGCAAAATAAATATATTCAAAAATACACGGCATTAATGCAGTTTTCTTACTCATTATTTTTGAATGAAATTCACAATGATTTGTTATTAATACACATTCACCAGGTTGAACATCTCGCGTTAACTGAAATCCATCAGCCAAAGAATCTATTGCTACACTTTCTGAAGAAAAAATGTAATCCCTTTCTGTAGTATTTGTTCCAGCTTTTCTCTCGCCATAACAAAGAGGACGAATACCATATGGGTCTCGAAATGCTAATAATCCTACATTATTTATAATCATAATAACTGAATATCCGCCTCTACACATTCTCATAAGTTCTCCAACGCTTTCAAAAATATCGCTAATTATATTATCTTCGATTTTCTTTGATGCGAGCAACTGCGAAAAAATACACAACAACACTTCTGAATCAGAAGTGGTATTTATATGTCTATTGCATTTTTTCATAGTTTCCATTAATTCACGCGTATTTGTTAAATTGCCATTATGCACCAAAGCTATACCATATGGATTATCTGTATAAAAAGGCTGTGCTTGTTCTAGAGAGACACTTCCGGAAGTAGAATAACGCACATGGCCTATTCCTAATGCTCCCTTTAAATTGATTATATTATTTTTATTAAATACATCTGAAACCTTTCCGAGATTTTTGCATTTATAAAAACAGTTATTATGAAGTGAATAAATTCCTGCTGAATCTTGACCACGATGCTGTAAAAATGTCAAAGAATGAACTATCGACTGATTCACGAAATTATTATTATCATTATTCATTATTCCAACAATTCCACACATAATAGTACTAATAGATATTTTTTTAAACATTTTACATAAAATTGATATGAAAAAAAGGAAATAAACAAAAAGTACCTTTAAGATACAAAGAACTATGGAACGAACATTCCGTTTGTACGATTTCAATATATATAATGAAAAAGCTGAGAATGGAAGTAGTGGAAGTGAGAATGAGGAGGGGAAACCCGCATTTAAAGATTCTGGCAAATTTATGATTCAAATGTTCGGCAAAAATGAACACGGTGAATCGTGTTCCATTCTAGCAGAAGGATTCAAACCCTTCTTCTATGTGAAAGTCGATGATTCTTGGTCCACAGCATCTAAAAATGCATTTGTTTCATTTATCAAGGGAAAACTCGGCAAATATTACGAACAATCTTTGTGCGAATGTAAGCTAATTAAAAGGCGAAAGTTGTACGGGTTTGACGGTGGCAAAGAGCACAAGTTCTTGGCATTCAAATTTGACAATATGCAAGCTTTCAACAAAGCAAAAAATCTCTGGTATAGCACAGCCGATAGGAAATTGTTGAAAGATGGTCTTCTATTCAGCGGAACACACACATATTTATACGAGGCAAATATTCCACCATTGTTGCGGTTGTTTCACATTCGTGATATTAGTCCATCTGGCTGGGTCGCTTTACCAAATAAGAATACAACTAATATTCTTTCAAAGAAGACGACTTGCGATTTCGAGTTCAAAATAAACTACAAATTTATTATTCCGCTAAATGATAAGGAGACGCGAGTTCCTTTAAAAATATGTAGTTTTGATATTGAGGCCAGTAGCAGTCACGGTGATTTTCCGGTTCCAATCAAATCTTACAAAAAGTTGGCAACCAACATCATCGAATATTTGGAAAACCAAAATTATGATTTTACTGTAGAACAATACAAAGACATTTTGAAAAAGATAGTTTTATGTGCTTTTGGGTATGAATTTACAATGAAAACATCTATTGATATTGTATATCCAAAAAAAGCACCTGCATCTGAAAAAGAATTAGTCGAGCTAATTGATAAATGGCTTGTTGCTCATGTGAGAAACGGTCAATCAACAGAAGAAATCAAAGACCAATTATCAATTGAAGCCCTCTTCGAAAAAATGAATCAAGATGAGGACGAAGATTCACATTTCGGTTCACATTACTTTAAAACTTCTTCAAAGAAAGGAACCGTCGTGGAACTTTTGATGGATAAAAAGATAGACCGAAATGCGAAGATGACCGAGCTGAATATTTCACTAAATTCGTTCTTCCCCCGTTTAGAAGGCGACAAGGTCACTTTTATTGGTTCAACTTTCTTGAGAAGTGGTGAAAAAGAACCCTACTTGAATCACTGCGTGGCGTTGAACACTTGTTCCAATGTTGATAATGCAATAATCGAATCTTATTCGACAGAAAAAGCATTGTTATTAGCTTGGCGTGATATTATTCAAAAGGAAAATCCAGACATTATTATCGGATACAACATATTTGGTTTTGATTATGAGTTTATGTTTCGCCGAGCAGAAGAGAACAGTTGCGTTGAGGAATTTTTGAAACTATCAAAAAATAAGGGCGAGGTTTGCGGTTCAAAAGATTTCAAAACAAGCAAATACAAGATTGAAGAAACCAGCATTCAAATTGCAAGTGGCCAACACGATTTGAAATATATCAAGATGAATGGCCGCATTCAAATTGATTTATACAATTTCTTCCGTCGTGAGGAGAATTTGACCTCTTATAAGCTGGATTATGTGGCAGGTCATTTTATCGGTGATTATGTAAAGTCGTTCGATTATTCTGAAACTGATGGAACAACAACTATTCAAACTGCGAATATGACTGGTCTACTCGTGGGAAGCTATGTTCACTTTGAGGAAATAGGACATTCCGTGGATTATTACAATAATGGAGAAAAGTTTGTTGTTTTGGAAGTATTGAAGCAGGAAGGTAAGTTCAAAATTGGTGCTAAGGTTTGTCCAGACCAGTCAAAAAAAGTGCGATGGTGTTTGGCCAAGGATGATGTGACACCAAAGGACATTTTTACAATGACGAATGGTTCGGCAGACGACCGCGCGGTGATTGCAAAATACTGTATTCAGGATTGTAACTTGGTGCATTATTTGATGACCAAGGCCGATATATTGACCGGTTTTGTCGAGATGGCCAAGATTTGCAGTGTCCCAATCAATTTCCTTGTTCTTCGTGGTCAAGGAATTAAATTGACGAGTTATGTCGCCAAGAAATGCAGGGAAAAACGCACCTTGATGCCTGTAGTGGAGAAATCCGAGGATGAAGACGGATATGAAGGTGCCATTGTTCTAGATCCGAAATGCGACTTGTATTTGGATAATCCGGTAGCTTGCGTCGATTATGCATCACTGTATCCGTCTTCGATGATGAGCGAGAATATTTCACACGATAGCAAGGTGTGGACATTGGAATACGACTTGGACGGTCAATTGGTTTGCGAGACTGGCGAAAAGAATGCCGAGGGTGTATTCATTTATGATAATCTGCCTGGTTATGAGTATGTGAATATTACTTATGACACTTTCAAGTATGTTAGGAAGACGCCGAGTGCAGCGGCAGAAAAGATAAAATGTGGACACAAAATTTGCCGATTTGCTCAGCCATTGAATGGTGTGCGTGCGATTATGCCTTCGATTTTGGAGGAACTCTTGTTAGCTCGTAAGACAACCAGAAAGCTGATTCCCGCAGAAAAAGACGAGTTTATGAAAAATGTTTTAGACAAGAGGCAGCTTGGATACAAGGTAACAGCTAATTCTTTGTACGGGCAATGTGGCGCCAAAACGAGTTCCTTTTATGACAAGGATTGTGCTGCATCTTGTACTGCTATAGGTCGTCTGCTCTTGACTTATGCGAAGAAAGTGGTGGAAGAGTGTTATGGAAACGCGATTTGTGAAACGGAAAATTATGGTCCGGTGTTGACAAAAGCCGAGTACATATATGGTGACACGGATAGTGTATTCTTTACATTTAATCTAGAGGAGTTAAATGGAACTCCCATTCGCGGAAAAAAGGCATTAGAAATTACGATTGAATTGGCGCAGCAAGCGGGTCACTTGGCATCCAAATTCTTGAAAGGTCCACACGACTTGGAATACGAAAAGACATTTATGCCGTTTTGTCTGCTTTCGAAGAAGCGTTATGTTGGAATGTTATATGAAACAGACCCGACAAAGTGCAAGCGAAAGGAAATGGGAATCGTATTGAAGCGCCGTGATAATGCGCCCATAGTAAAAGAAATATATGGTGGTATTATTGACATTCTGATGAAGCAGCAAGATATTGGCAAAGCAGTCGATTTCCTCAGGTCTTCATTGAGGAATATTGTCGACGAAAAATATCCGATTGACAAGCTTATTATAAGCAAATCGTTGCGGTCGGGTTACAAGAATCCACAACAGATTGCTCACAAAGTATTAGCAGACCGTATTACTCTGAGAGACCCAGGGAACAAGCCAGGTCCAGGTGATAGGATTCCGTATGTGTTTGTGCATAATCCTGATAAAAAAGCGAAGCAAGGTGAAAGAATAGAGACACCGACATATATCAAAGAAAAGAATTTGAAAATTGATTATTCGTATTATATTACGAATCAGATAATGAAACCATTACAACAAGTATTTGCACTAGTTCTGGAAAAAATGTGGACAATGCAAAATAAAAAATCGAAACTGTCAAAGTTTAAAAGAGAAGTGGAAGCGCTAAAAATAAAGACAAAACCGGAGAAGTTCGACGAAAAGTTGGACGATTTGAAAGAGAAGGAAGTGAAAGCCCTACTATTTGACGAATTTCTCAGAGAAACCAATAATCAAAAAGAAAATAATCGCGCTCTTACCGGATTCTTTAAACCAAAATAATTTAAATATATTTCCGAAAAACATATTTAAAGACACGAATAATTTTTTATTTGGATTCTTCAATAGTAAATTTTATATTTTCAGGTTCAACTGGCGTTTTTTTCAAAACAACTATATAAAGTCCATTCCACCATGTTTCTCTGGCAACATCCATTGGCGTATGAGTTTCATCATTTGTCAAAAATATTTCCTTTTCATACAAAATAGTCAATTTTAAATCTTCAATAGATTTTTTTGCGGCACTTTGTATATACCTCCAATTAATGTCATCTACAATATAAACAAATACATCCTCCATTGAATTAATAAAATGTGGCAATGTGCCATAAATATCGTTATAATCAAGGGTTGCATCATATAAAAGAATGTTGAATTTTGAAATTTTATTTGTATCAATATCTCGATATGATTGTTCGATTAATTTTGTATAATTATTTCCTTTGAATTTCTTGTAATTTTCCATAAACTCTTCTCTTGAGCTACCAGTCCAATTGTCAACGCAAAACACCTTTGCAGTATTATTATACATTGCTGAGCAAGTTAATGACCCGGAACCAACACCTATTTCCAAATATTTTGCCATATTCATTTGAAGCAAGTTGTTCAAAAAATGTCTTGTTTTTATTCCTGACGGACCGCCCATATTTATCAATTCCTTTGGCAATTTTGAAAAATTATATTCTGCGGCGTACAAAGAAGCTTCTACATGCTTAATAATTTTTTGCTCCATTTGTATGTTAATTTAAATAAGTTTTTAAATTAAAATACGAAAAAATATAAAATAATACAAATTTTTCATATTTTACAATATTATTTTCTTAAGTAGATGAAGCCATTACATTTTGCTTAGGAAAATTCTTTTGAAGAAACGAATAAATATTTGCGATTTGTTGCTCAATAAAGGTAACCTTCTGCTGCATATTATAAGGGTCAAATTCATGTTCCTCATCTTGGTCTTCGTCTTCATCATCTTGGTCGTCCTCCTCCTCTGGAACATAGTCTTCATCATTTGGGTCATCCTGCTCCTCGCATTCACTTGCTTCACCATCGTCATCATCAATTGCGGGTTGTAGTGAAATCGACTGTTCTAGACTCGGAAAAACCCAGCCACGAGCGTTGACCCACGATGAATCAATAAGTCCCTCTGATTGAAGCTTGCTCATAATTGCATAATCTGTTCTTCCGTGGATAGCTGCAATCTCTTGCACAGTAAGCTCCTTCATCTCATATTCATTATGAAGATTATTCAATTCAGTAGAAGTCCATCTTGCACGATGTCTCTTCGGCATAGCAGTAGTTGTGCTCATTATATAAATAATTATATACTGTATCTTTAAATTGTTTATAAATATTATTTCTGGCGCACCATATAAAGGTTAAGTATTTTGTGGTTGTCTTGGAATAAGAATCTTTGAACACAACCATGTTCCAAAAACAAGCCACATATTATCTATCGAGACAGACCCATTGAAAATGACCCATCGCAGTGCTCTGCAATGAGGTGCAGCAATAATGAAAGGCGATGACAAAAATCCAAAAATTGTATTAGGTGCACAGAAATAGGTGTAAAGATGAGCTGAAAGATAATGAAGAGCTATCCACATCAAATAAATACTGCAAGCGTGAAACGCAAACCAGAATGCGTTTACTGTATAGGTCTTCACTGAATTGAAGGTCTGCATTGCTTTTTCCTTTATTGAAATAGTGCAAGTGTCTTCCATATTTAAATCTTCAAGTGGGGCACTATTAAATTCTTTTTTGTTACAAGTTCGTCTTTGCATAAACTAAGATTGCGTACATTTTTCAATTAGTTTTTCACTTCAATTTTATTTTCAATTCAAAATGCTTATAGTCAGTATGAGGATTTAATAATATATGCGCGCGCTTGCTCTGGTAAAGACCAATCAAAACTAATAAAGTATTTTTTTTTTGTTTCGTCATAATCATAATCGATTTCACTATCTGTGAATAAGAGTCGCAAATTATAAACTAAATTTTGAACAATTTCTACTTCATTGTCAACTTCTATATTGCACGATGTTTCACCTTCTTCATTTTTCTCAACTACAAAATTGCGCATAGTATCAAACAACTTTTTTGTAACTATGCGCCTTCTATTTTTTTCGCTGTCAAGATACATTTCTCGAAGCTTCCCTCTAGTAATAACTTGTATTTTTTCCATTTAAAACTATATTAATTTTATCTTTAATTTATTTCACTAACAAAAATTTATTTGCTTTTATATGCTTACATCTTTATTAATACAAACTTTATTAGCAACATTCCGAATTATTTTATTGATTCCTGTATCATCATCAGGTGTAATAGCAGTTGTCACTTGATTAGCGATTTGCATATATTCATCATTTTTCTTAGTAGTAACATCAGAAGCGCTAGGATTTGCCTCTTTCCAAACAGGAATGTATTTGAAATTTTTATGAGCAATCAGAGCAATTACATTCCTAATTTTTCGATTATTTACATCTTTATCCCATACATCATTGTCTTTAATATAGAGAACTTCTCTCTTGATGTCACTACAATGAATGGGCCGCACTGTTTCATCGAGGTCTTTAAGTCCTTTTATGAAAATATTAGAAATGCCTTGAACATAGCCGAGTTTGCCGATATTTTCGAAATCGTCATCGTGTATTTGAATGGTGTCAAGGAATTCGCTCATATTCATAGCATTTTTGCATTTTTCATTCAAAAAAACATTCAAGTTGAATTGATTTTTATTATTACAATTGGTATTGGTATTGATTACAGCTGTAGAAGGTTTGGACGCAATTTCATACATTTTGTTGGTCTGGTCCATAATAAGTTCTTTAAATTCTTTATTTTCTTTCAATAAAAACATTATCAATTCCTTATCTGTCATGTTCTCAGGAAAATCATCTATGGTTTGAATGCCCTTTTTGCAATTTTTCTTATGCTTATAAAGACTCTGTCTATGTTTGAAATGCTTACCACAAATGCATTCAGTTGATTCATTTGCTCCTTTTTTCGAGAAATGTAAGTCTTTGTCAGCCAAATGTAAGTCTAAATGTTTTTTGGTGTTAATATGTCTGTCATAATTTGTTTTTTTAGATGTAACAAAGTGACAACTTTTGCACTCAAAATGAAGGCTCTTTTCTGCTCCAAAAATGTAAGCCATGGGAAGTCTATGCTAAAGAATGGGAAAAAATTCTAAGTACTTTTTATGAAAAATGAAAAAAAATATGCTGACACTTTTTTCGGCAAAAATCTGAATTTTAGAGCATTATGGTGACACTTGACTTTTTGCAAGCTTTTTTGTCGAAAAGTATTTTGGGTTTTGAAAAATGGACAAAAAAAATGTCCAAAATCGAAAATCGGAAATACTTTTTGGAAAAAAGTTATGCAACACTGACTTTCTAGGATTTTCATTTTTTATTGTTAAATCGATACCGAAACAAGTTACAATGCAAAAATTGTAATTCTTTGTACAAACCATAAGAGCAGTCGAAAATATAATATATTTATAAATGGACTTAAAGCCGCCCTTCGGGCGGAGCGGCGGGGTTATGCTCTAGCGAATTGTTTGTTTTGTGTAAGTTTTATTACCATAAATGATGTGGTGGTAAAACTCGCTATAAACGGAATCCTCGGAAAATGATTTCATTTGCAGAAGCATCATATGTTGTATTGTTGAAAAACAGTCTATTTGCTGTATTGCCTTGACTAGTATTGAATAACTGGTTCAATAATGTACCCGTCAGCTCTGTTAAAGCGGATTCTAAAACATTGTCTGATGAATCTGATTGAGATACTCTTGAATTACTATTTCTCTCGGGTGGTCTACCTAATGGACTACTATTGGGTGTAGATGGAAGAGGTTCTTCTTTCGTTTCCTCTATTTCTAGTTCTTCTTTTGTTTCCTCTTGCTCATGAAGCCTATTTGTTCTAATATCATACCTGCAAACCGGACATCTCACATTAGTCGAAAACCACGAAGTTAACGCCTCTGGATTAAATAAATGATTACACCCCAATATCTCTGTTACATTCGAATTATTCGTAAATTGCTCCAATGTTATCGGACAACTACTATTAATAGGATTACATATTTCTGAAAAACGCACTACTCGTGTTGCATTTACAACTTGAGATGGAGTTGCAATTACCGGTACATTCGAATAAAAATTCTGTATAAAATTTAACATATCAGCATTTGTTCTGGTATTTGTTCCGGTATTTGCATTAGATGGAATATTATATCTCTCAAATTCGATTCTATATGGTCTTCCTTGAATATAAACTCTGTTGTTCAATCCTTGATATTGATTTTGTGGTGTAGAACGATTATTATACCAAGTATTTTGTCTTGCTCTTCCTCCCCATACATTATTTCTACCTCCTCCTCCTCCAACATTTACACCTCTATTGGGTCCTCTTCCTCCTCTACCCGCATAATCTCTATAATCCCTATTTATATTCTCATTATTTGTATTATTGGTATTTCTATTAAAATTATTTCTTATTATTCCACTAAGCATATTTATTGCTTCTCTGACTTCATCTAATATATCATATAAAGCATCAATTCTACGAACAGTCTGTGTATGCAAATTCATATAAAAATCTAGAAGGATCCTATTTGTATTATTATTCACTAATACTCTATCAATATCAAGATTTTGGTGATTAATTGAATTTTGATTGGACATTATATTTAATAAATATAATAAATATGTTTAAATACATATTATTATATTTATTCAATGGACCTCGAAATTTATAAAAACAAAGGATTGACTGGATTGACTAATCTCGGAAATACATGTTTTATTAATTCATGCATTCAAATATTATCACATACATACGAGCTAAACGATTTTCTAAATAAACAGACATACAAGAAACGATTACAAAAGAAATACGAATCTACATTGTTAATTGAATGGGATAGCTTACGTCAATTAATGTGGAGCGAAAATTGCATCGTATCCCCTGGTAAATTTATAAAAACAATACAGAAGTTGGCACAAATTAAAGGTATTGATATTTTTACCGGATATTCTCAAAATGATTTACCAGAATTTCTTTTGTTTATGATTGACTGTTTCCATACATCTTTATCAAGAGAAGTAAATATGAGTATATCAGGTACAGTGTCAAATAGTACAGACAAAATTGCAGTGGATTGTTTTGAAATGATAAAAAAAATGTATGCAAAAGAGTATTCTGAAATATGGAATATGTTTTATGGAATACATGTATCGCAAATCATTTCAATGGACAAAAATGAAGTATTAAGCAGTTCTCCTGAACCCTATTTTATGATTAATTTATCTATTCCTTCAAATAATAAATCACCATCTTTAATGGATTGTTTTGATTTATATGTGGAGGGCGAAACATTGGAAGGCGATAATGCATGGTTTAATGAATCAACTGGTCAAAAAGAGGATGTCAAGAAAAAAATAAGTTATTGGAGTATGCCTAATGTCTTGGTAATTGATTTGAAACGATTCAATGCATTCAATCACAATAATAAAAATCAAATTTTGGTTGATTTTCCCTTGACTAATTTAGATTTGTCAAAATATGTCATTGGATACAAAAAAGACAGCTATGTATATGATTTATATGGTATTTGTAATCATAGTGGGGGAACATTTGGTGGACATTATACAGCATTCGTTAAAAATGCTAATGGGAAATGGTATCATTTTAATGATACATTTGTGAATGAAGTTGTAAATACTGCTGATTTGATTACACCTCGGGCATATTGCTTCTTTTACAGAAAAAAAACCATTGACTAGCAGGGAACCGAGGATACAAGGATTTCCGCCCCGCACCCCTCCTAAAAAATTTATGAATGAACTATTAACGGTTTATTAATTTGCATTTTCTATTAAATTATAATTTAGAAATAAAAATAACAATAATTTTGTACATCGTTCGTTTGCAAATGCGCAATAGGTCTAAAATTTATTTTCATTTATAAAACAACTTTTAGGAGGGGTGCGGGGCGGAAATCCTTGTATCTTCAGTTCCCTGCAAAAAAAAACCATTGACTAATATATGGAGGTAAATACAAGCACAACAACAGATACAGTAAATATGTATGATTATATCAATGGATTTTTCTTGAACCCTAGTGCATTTATAATCGTGGCCCTAGTCTTGATTGCATATTTTATCGTGTTTTCATCTTTAGGAAACAATTCATCGTCGACAACTCAAAATAATTTTTTTACACCCGATTCTAGCATTTCATCTTCAAGTTCTTCTGGAAAAACATCATCTATATTAATAGCTGTAGTTATTGGAATACTAGTTATTTTATTATTAGTAAATGGATTACAATACTTTTTTGGCATTGATATTATAGCCTCCATAAAACAAGTATTTTTAGGTAATCCAATTATTGATATTAAGGTCGAACAAACAACAACAGACGCCAGTGGTGGTATATTAGGTACGAATACTGTTCCAGAAATTCGTTATACTGAACAAGTTTTCAATATTCCTGGCAATTATTATGGTTATGAGGATGCCAAAACCTTGTGTGCTGCTTATGGTGCTCGTTTAGCCAATTATCAAGAAGTTGAGGATTCTTATAATAAGGGCGGCGAATGGTGCAACTATGGATGGTCTGATGGGCAAATGGCGCTTTTCCCAACTCAGACTGCAACATACAATAATTTACAGCAAATAAAAGGACACGAACACGATTGCGGTCGTCCTGGTGTAAATGGTGGTTATATGGCGAATCCTCATTTGAAATTCGGTGTTAATTGTTATGGTTATAAGCCAAAGATTAATCAAGAAGAAGAGCAATTAATGCAAGTTAATACAGCATATCCAAAGACCGAAAAAGATATTTTGTTCGAGAAGCGTGTTGATTATTGGAAATCGAAATTGAATGATATTTTGGTATCACCTTTTAACTACAATACATGGAGCAAAATCTAATTTGTATTTACTTTTTTATTATCAATGCTATAAAAAAGTAACATTAAACTTAACTTCTTCTACTTGAATTCTTTTTTTCCCTTGAAATTCGATGTTTGCGAGTTTTTCTCTCGTTGTTTGTTTTTCCAGAATCATTTACTTCAATCATTTTTATTAATTGACTATGAATATCTTCCGATAATACAGCATTATCTTTGAATCCGCCTTCAAACTCTTGCACATCTTCAGAATATTGAAATAAATTACGCTTTTTACTCGCATTTTTTTGGTAAAGCAATCCAGCGGGAACAGCCAAGTTTTTGAAAATGCTACTAACCGAACCACCGGTTGAAATTGTTGAAGTATTTGAAGTGTACATAGGTGATTCTCCTCTATTTAATAATAGTGATTCGATTGAAAAACCTCCACTCATTATCTTTTGTTCATTTGTGTTTTCATCAACTTCTTTATAAAAAACCATATCATTGGGAGAAAGATGACTCATATACATTATTAAAATATTAATTAATTATTAGAAAAGCGCTTTATTTCGGAAACAACTTTGACCTCGCGTTTAGATTTAATGTACTCAACAATTTGCTTTACTTGGTTTTCATTTTTAATAATTTCACCTAATGATTTTTCTAAATACTTGAATGTCAATGGTGATTGCACTTTTGTGGACGCAAATTTAAGTTTTCCGTCGCTAATTTGTATTGTTGCGTTGGATAAGTTGTTTTCTTTGGCATAATCATTCAAATTATCGGACAACTTTGTTTTTTTCTCTCGTAGTTCCTTTATTTGATCATTTAAAAGCCGGATTTTATTATCAATAGAAACCCATTGTTGTATTTGTTGTTCAAAACTCATCAACTTATATAATTTAGACAAAAAATTATCATAAATTTTAAAAATAAGCACAAAAAAAATAAATATAATATTCAAAACATATAAATGTTGGGAAATTTTGAGTTTTATAATACACATAATGTAAATAAACAGTCCAAGCATTTTATCGATTTAGAAAAGAATGTCCAATTGAGAAAAACCCCGGTAAAAAAGGTTATATTATTTACAAATGCTAGAGACGAAAAAAGAATAAAAGAATGGGCAACACATCATTTATTACTTGGATTCAATATTGTTTACATATTTGACCATAAATCAAAAATACCATTAAAAGAAGTCTTTAAAAACTTTGATAAGCGAGTTGTCGTAGAAAGGTGTGAATTGCATAGCGCTCCCAAATTGCCACTAATGAAACGAGCAACAGAAATAGCTTGTTTGATGAAAGCCGACTGGTTTTTATATTTAGATGCAGATGAGTTTTTAGTTTTGAATAGATTTATAGGGGTTAAACATATGCTAAATCATTATCATTTTGCGGATTCGTTATCTTTGAATTGGTTGATGTTCGGGACAAACAACTATGTAAAAGAACCTGATGGTTTACTGCTCGAGAATTATACAAAATCAGATTCAAAATTGAATGACCATGTAAAAACTTTTGTGAGGCCATCGCAAGTCTCGACTACTGTAGCTACGACTCCACACACATTTCATATTGTAAATCCAACGAGGTCATTTGCAATAACAGGAGCATCAATGAGTAAGAAAACATTTAATCCAACAAAAAATGCATTCTGGAAAGTTTCAGCATTTATTGCACATTATATTTATCAATCAGAGGAGACATACAAAGAGAGAAAAATTGAATTACCCACGGATGACAATGGAGGATTCCGAAGTTTAGATAACGACATTCATTCAAAACATAATGAAGTTGACAATTTTATTCCAAAAAAATATGCCGAAAATGTTAAAGCATTTCTAAAACAATACGAATAATATAAAACTTTATGTTTAGTCTTTATATTATTTTTTAAGTGCAATATTAAAATACTTATTTGCGGTGTTTTCGGGTGCGCTTACCGTAAGCATTTTGGAGGCCAAGAAGTCCAAAAGGAACAAGTGCGGTTTCCAACACTTGTGCCCAATAACCTCCCTTCTTTGCTCTGCGGCGTTTGCCACCAAATTGAGGAACCAAACTGTTTGGGTTAATTGTGCCTTGGGGAATGTTATTAGGACCAACAGCGGGTGCTCCAACAACAGTGGGAATTTGAGCACTAGAAGTGGTTTGCGGGCCACCATTTCCAAAAGTATTCATAAATTGTTGTTGCGGCGTGAAGCCAAAGTTAGTACCAACCCAATGTCCGGCCCCGTCTCCTCCGCGTCTACCGCGTCTGTGGGTCTTGTGACGGCGTTTGCCTCCGGAACTCATATTAACCTCGTTTTCTGCACCAGGTAATGCGGCTATACCAATATAAGCATCAGTATTTGGGTCCCCACTTCCACCCTTTCTGCTTCTGCGATGTCTCATTCTACGACTTTTTGCCATTATATATTCAAAGGAGAAAAAATTAAAATAACTTGGATACCAGATTTTTATTACGCAAAATTGAAATCAACAAAATTAATATTGCTAAAATCATTACAAAAATCAAAAATATGATTCCTATAATCAAATAAATATAGGGCGTTATTACATTAAATATCAATTCTATTACTGGCATACAAAAGCATTTTAATTCGTGTTTTATGTCTTCTCTCTTTAAAATATCTAAACACTGTTGAACTAGACCCTCTTTCATATTTACTAATTACAAAAATAAAATAAAGATTTATCTATTAATTTTATTTGCGTGTTATCGCATTTTTATTTTTCTTGGCAACCATTAATGGAAAATATCGTTCAACCTAATCATTCATTCGATTTTTCATCATTATCTTTAGCTCACCCCACCGGAATTCAAGGAGGCGCTTATTTTACCAAAATTTATAATAATGCAAAACCTCTATATATTCAAACGCCTAAAAGTCTCACCAAACAAGGGTTTGTTAAAAACGGCAAAAAAATTTATGCTGACCTTATGTTCGATAATAATGACGAACAATTCATCCATTGGCTCGAAAGTTTAGAAACAAAATGTCAAGACCTCATTTTCGAAAAAAAGGACTCGTGGTTTGAAAACCAACTCGATAAAAGTGACATTGAAACCGCATTTACAAGTCCTATGCGAATTTACAAATCCGGTAAATTTTACCTTGTTCGCGTAAATGTCAAGGTCACTAGTTCAACTAATGTACCAAATGTGAAGATTTACAATGAAAATGAAACGCCGCTTACCATTGATGATGTGAATAATGAAACAAATATTATCTCTATATTAGAGATACAAGGAATTAAATTCACTTCAAGGAATTTTCAAATAGAAATAGAATTGAAACAGTCAATGATTTTGAATGGCGATGCTTTGTTTGAGAGTTGTTTGATTAAAACAAATGCGCCCAAAAAAACAAATATTGAAGAACTTCTAAGTGAAAAAGACGATGCTACGAAAATTAAAATGCAAATGGTTAAACCGTCAATAGAAGAAATAAACGCGGTGAATTTAGAAACACCTATTGAGGAATTGGAAGCATTAAGTACTCAAATTTTAGAAAGCAATGATTTAGAAATTGAAACAAATCAAACAAATCAAAAGGAGAATGAAGAACAAGGTAAAGATGATGCGAGTATAGAATATGATTTAGAAGATGAAGATGAGGAAGAAGTATATCGCCCTCCTTTAACTTTTGGAAGTGAAATTAAACCAAGTGCGATTGTTATAAATGCTAATAAACCCAGTGTTAAATTTGAAAATCTTGAAGCAGAAACTGATTTCAATGGATTGGAGGAAATCGATTTTGATATGAATGCTACTATTGAGGAAAATGAAAAGAAAGATAAAAAGGAACAAAGAGAAGAAGAAGAATCAGACAGTTTGAGAGAAATAGATTTGGTATCTAATTTAGACATTTTGTCAGAAGATGCATTAACCTTGAAAAAACCCAATCAAGTTTATTATGAAATATATAAACAGGCCAGGAAAAAGGCAAAACAAGCAAAAAAAGAAGCATTAATGGCCTTTTTGGAAGCGAAGAATATTAAGAAGACATATATGTTGGAAGATTTAGATGAAAGTGATAGCGATAATAGTGATTTAGATAATATTGAAGAGTTCGAGGAATTTGCATAACTTGCATAACTTGCAGAATTATTTATGAAATGTTTAGAATCATTCAAAAATAGAAGAAGATTACAAACATTAGGAATAATTAAACACAATGGAAAAAAATATTTTATCACCAATTTTATATAATGAGCAGTTCTCTGAAAAAGCTATGGAACGATTACGGCATCGGTGCTATCGTTGTCTTATTAATTGTCGCCTACGGTGTTAATTTATTCGCAAAATACTTGACTTCCAAGGGCAGTTATGGGTCTGAGTCTATGTCTCAAGGTGCCAACCCCGCTTACAAAAACAAGGGAAAACAATCTGGTGCCCCTCAACAAGCAATGGGTGTTCAACCCGCCAACCCTTTAGGCCAAAATGAGGTGTTTGCATCCGTCAATGGCATCCCTACTCCCACTCAAGGAATTCCCACTTCTTGCTCCAAGCCCAACATTCAGAATCCCGCTGATCTTTTACCCAAGGACACCAACAGCCAATGGGCACAATTGAACCCCTCTGGAAAAGGTGAGCTTGCCAACATCAACTTGTTGAAGGCGGGCTACCACATTGGTATTGACACCATTGGACAAACCTTGAGAAATGCCAACTTGCAAATCCGCTCTGAGCCTCCTAACCCCCAGTTGTATGTTGGTCCTTGGATGCAGAGCACAATTGAGCCAGATTTCATGAGGCCTCCTCTTGAAATTGGTGCCACAACGTTGGCACAATAAAAATTTTTTGACACCATAAAATATTACATATCAAAATCTTTATATTCGTCTTTTTTACACATATAAATATTTTGAATAATAATAATAAAATAATATAATATGTTCAAATTCAAAGAAAATATATTATGTTATGTGATAATCGGTTTTATTTTAATCGTTTGTTTAAGAATCTATTATGAATCCGAAAACTACAACTTAAAATGTATTATTTCCACGGTCGACGGAAACAAATATTGCGTTAGAGACAGAGCATTGTTAAACGATGCAGCAGATTTATTGGCACAAGTAACACAAAAAATGAAAGACTTGGTTTCTTATATGAAAAAAAAATATCCAGGTGACCCCGATGTCGACCGACTAGTAAAAGGTTTCAACCCTAAGAAAATTAGTGAGACTTTACCCACTAGTGAATTAACCGCATATAGTGAAAATAAAGGAGAGAAACTAGCGTTTTGCTTGAACAAGACAAAAAATGGTCAAACCCTAATTGATTTGAATACATTGACCTTTGTCGCCATTCACGAATTGGCGCACATTATGACAAAATCAATTGGACACAAACAAGAATTTTGGCAGAATTTCAAATTTCTATTGGAAAATGCAAAGGAGGCGGGAATATACACACCCGAAGATTATAAATCAAAACCGCAAAGCTACTGTGGTATGACAATTACTGATAATCCTTATTATGATTTATAACACTAGAAAATAAGCATAAAGATATATTGCAAGTATCAATAGTATGCTTGTAACATTGTGTTTTCTTGTATTTTTTGTATTCATCAATATCAATTATATTTTATCATATAACATAAAAAATAATTTAACAATTCAACAGTGGACAAAAATTAGAGAAATAATGCTACATCCATCTTGTAGTCCAAATATGAGAGAAAAACTAAATCAAGTATTGTTTGATAAATATGAAGAATGGGCTTGTAATCACGCGCGATTGTTCAAAAAAAAACACATATTTCTTTGTAAAGACATTAAAATCGGTGAACTACAATTAATTGCACTAAGTGGGTTGAATAATGCCATAATAAAATATAATCCAAAATATATTTTATTCTATAAATACGCAACAATCTATGTTTATTCTTGTTTATACGAAGCCGTTTCGAAGCAGCAACCGATGAATATAATTCCAACTTATATTAGAAAAGATAAAAAACATCCATGGAAATTGAGAAACAAGAGACACTATGATAATATGATTGACCCGATTTTTGTAGGAGATGATAATTTTAAATTAGAAGCTGGTGTTGATGAAAACAATAATCCTTTAAAAATATTTGAGCATAGTAATACAATTAACGAATTATGGAATTTCATTCAAAAGGAATTAGATTTCACATCTTTTACAGTTTTTAAGTACAAGTACAACACTGAGTTTGAAAAGGTTATGTCGAATAAAGAAATATCTAATTTGATGGGTTGTAGTGAAGAAACAATAAGAAAAAATTTAAAAGCGTCGAGTGAAATATTAAAATTAAAATTAAATATATAAAATAATACTAGGAGTATATATATGTCATTATTAGCATTAAAAGAAAATCCAATATATAAAGTAAATCATTTAAGCGATGCTGGTACAATAAAAGCGATTCATGTTTTTTATGGGACGAGTCTAGAAGAAGAGGACTTGGATGAATTATTTAAGCGAGACCCACAAAATCCGGTTTTTCTTGATAAAAATACAGGACAACCCATATTTAATAGGGAGGAGTTGCAGAATATTCTTGAAAAAAATATTCCTGTTATTTTTTCAGAACAGCAAATTCATTATGATGACAGTATTGGTGTAGTTAAACTCAAAATTATGGCTGAGTTTTCGAATACTTTTTCTCTCGATGAGATTTATTTGTTTTGTATGAAGGATGAGATTTTAAATCCTGCTAACATTTTTCAGACTCTTACACAGAATGGTCGTTTGCCTTTAACCAAGGTCCGTCTAGACCAATTCATATTGAATGTTATTTACGACGAAAATGGCAAACCGATTAAATTCGATATACCTGAGAAAGATGTCTATGATTATGATGATATACTTGCATTAGACATAAATGGAAAACAGTTTTCTTTGACCAAGGTTCTAGGACAAAAGTTTTTCATAGTTGCAAACGAATACCCATTCGTTTCAAATCCATTTGAAGTAGATGAATATGATGATTTTATTGAACGAGCCTCGCGAAAATCGCTGACAACTTTAAATAGTCATTTATTGTTGAATACTGGGAAAATAGTAGGCAATAACATTTATTTATGTTTAGCACGAGATGTCTATTCAGAAGCAAAAAGAAAAGGAATCTCCGAAAAATATGCAACCAGAATCTATTATCCTTTTTTGTTGGAAAAGAATATTTCTTCTCTCGAAGAGTTGGATGAACAAAAGGAAAGATTAATTGAAGCCAGTGAAAGATTGTTGAATGAAAATACTATGGAGACTTTTCAAAGTGTTGATTTGTTTTATGACATTTATAAAGAGAGAAAAAGTAATTTGGATTACAGAAAAACTGGAATAAAATCGATAAAAGTGAAAATGCTTCCATTATATAATATCAAAATTCCGTTGGATGTGATTTTCAAATTGTTGCACGCCACTGAAATGTCGCCTCTTATAAAATATAACCCTTCTCAAAGACAGGAAAACATTTATCGTCTGTTTGCAGACAAAACCGCCAAGGATGGTAGAAAAATACCCTATCTCTCTCGTCCAGTTATTTTCAAGTTGATGAAAACAATCGGTAAAACAAAGTCGGTAGCAGTTTATATAGAATACAATTATCATAATACAGAATTAGTAGTGGTTTGCGAATTTGAAGAAAGTGGAAACATAAATATAAGCTGTAATTTTGATGTAATTTTTCCAATGGAAGAAATTGACGAATTGTTCAGGAGTGCAGTAAATCCGGTTATAGAGGAAGTCAAGGCTTATTTGGAACAGAGCGGTTACACTGTTGGTTTATTCAATAACTTATTGGCTGAAAATGTGGAAGTTGAAAAAATCGATTATGAGTCAATGATTCACATTAGTAAACCAATAAAAATAGACGAGATTATTGGCTGTATTTCTAGTATATTTATTGTAGAATCGAAGAATTTTAAAAAGGGAATACAAATGCGATTCAAACGAGTAGCAAATTTTAATAAGATGACAAGCAGAGAGGCATTTGTAATAGAACAAGTGAAACAAAGTGATGGACTAAAAGGTAATGATTTGATTGCTGCTCTAATAGAGAATTACGGTATTTCGGAACAGGAGGCGAGAGAATTAATTGCGAAATTAGCAAGTGAATTGCAAGTTGAGAGAGGTGTTCGTAGGTCAGAAATAGAGATAAAAATAAATCCTGGATTCAAAACTACAGTGATGCTGAACCCGATTACAAGTTTAATAACAATCAGGGTTGAAAACATTAATGATATAAATTATTTGTATACTTTGCCGATATATTTGGACTCCTTTGTTCGATTAACCCAAGATAAGAGTTCAACAAATGTCCCGATGGAGAGAATTGCACTTTTATGTGGTTCGGATGAAAAAGAAGAAGTAGTAATAAAAGATATTGTTTCTGCTGCGGAGTCCGCCTTTTTAGACCAAGAAGTCCCAGTAGTAAAAGATGACAATTTAGAATATCTTGATTTCAATGAATATACTGAAGGAGCAAAAGAGGAAGAGAGTAAAATGAAAAATGCTCTAGATTTATTTTTTGGAGATGAAGATGAAGAAGAGGAAGAGGAGGGTTCAGAAGAACGCGGTGGAACATTAAAAGGTGGTATTTCATCAGAAGAAAAATCGTCGTCTTCAGTGAGTTCTTTTGATTTCAATGAGGGAAACATCCAGGGATTGGAAGCTTTACAAGAGGCAACTCCTGGAGAAGAAAAATCATTGTCGAGTTTTGGGTCAGAACCCGAAGAGCAAAAAAAGGAAGAAATTGAGGACCAATCATTATCAAGCTTTGGTTCAAAACCTGAATCTGAATCTCAACCAAGTTCTCCAATAACAGTCCTTGAGCCTACCCTGCCATTAAAAGAAGAATCGTCTGCAAAATTAAGTTCAACATCAGAAGAATCAAAAGCGGAACTAACTGCTCCAATTCCAGAATCTGAGTCAAAAACATCTACAGAAGAACCAGAACCTCTACTAGAACCAGTAACACTAAAAGTAGAAGAAAAAATGCCAATAGAGGTTCCAGCTAAAGAAGTGGAACCATTAAAAATCCCGGAAGAAGAACCTCCAAAAAAATTAGTGAAAAAAGCATCAGTAAAATTTGATGTAGTAGAGCCTATGAATATTAAAAAGTCACAACCACAACAGCAAACTAATATGGTAAGAAACATAGACGGTATGAAACTGTCGACACCCAATCCATTTCAAACGAGAATGGAGGAATTAGACCCAATATTATTTAATAATCCAAAACAAAATGGAAAATTTACTTCTTATTCAAGAAGTTGTTTACACAGTGCAAGAAAGCAACCAGTTATTTTAACAGATCAAGAAATGCAAAAAATCGAAGAAGAACAACCAGGATTTTTGGAAAGAGGAAAAGAAAACGGCGATATTCTTCGTTATGGTTCTAAACCGGACAATCAATATTATTACATGTGTCCAAGATATTGGTGTATGAAAACAAATTCTCCTATTTCAGAAGAAGACGTAAAGAGCGGCAAATGCGGAAAAATTATACCAAGAAGCAGGAAGGAAATAAAGCCAGGTGAGTATGTATTTGAATTTTATGACAAGGCAGAACACGGGTCTCAAGAGAATTATATTAAACATTATCCTGGATTTTTGGATAGTTCAAAGCACGCCGAAGGATTATGTATGCCTTGTTGTTTCAAAAATTGGAATACTCCAGGTCAATTAGCCAGAAGAAAACAATGTGCACAAAATGAAGAAAAGAGGGCAGAAGAAGAAAGAAAGGGTAAAGAAAACGAGACCGAAGAGGGCGAAGAGAAAGAGACAGAAGAAAAAGAGGAACCATCTCTAAAAGCAGATACACCGAGAACTCCAGGAACACCAAAAAAACAAGCCGACAAAGAAGATTATATAAAAGGTCCAGAGAAAGTACCTCTAGGTCCAAATCGTTGGGGATATTTACCAATGAGCATACAAAAGTTTTTGCACGAGGTGAATGCGGATTGTCAAATAAGCAGAACCAACACAAACATAAAACCTTTTCATACATGTTTGTTGCGTCACGGAGTAGAAACCAGTAGAAATCAATCATTTATAGCTTGTATAGCAGACGCCAAGTTTTATGGCGGTGATGCAAGAATCCCATCTATAAAAGAAATGAAGGAATTAATCATTCAAGCAATAAGTTTGGATTCTTTTGTCAGTTACCAGAACGGTGACCTAATAAGTATTTTTATGGATAATTCCGGGGTATCGGCTAGTTCACCAATCCCTAAGAAATACATAACATCAAAATTGTATACAAAAACAAATAGCGCAAGAAGTGGCGAAAAAGACCGTTTATATTTTCAAAATGTGGTAAAGGCATTTGAGAATTTTATTTCCTTTTTAAAAGACAACGAAGTTCTCATAGACTATACCTATTTGTGGGACATTATAACTAAGCCAAACCCAAAGCTATTTCCACAAGGAATAAATCTAGTGATTCTAGAAATATCCAACAATGATACTACAAACAATGTGGAAATTATATGTCCAACAAATCATTATTCCAATGAATTTTATGAAGCGCGCAAACAAACATTAATAGTTGTAAAGAATGAAGATTATTATGAGCCCATTTATTCTTATAGAAACGAAGAAACAAAGACGAAGGTTGCAAAGACATTTAGCGAATACGACCCACATATTTCGAAAACTATGCGTGCAATCTTTAAAAAACTTATTAAACCATTGTTGAAGAACACTTGTGTTCCAATGTCAAGTATGCCAAATGTATATAAGTTTAAAACGCCAATTAATCTAGATATATTAATAGAACTATTGAACAAATATAGTTATGAAATTGAAAATCAAATAGTAAATTATCAAAGCAAAGTGATATCCGTTGTTTGCAAAAGTCCAGCAGGAATTAGTGGTGTTGTGCCTTGTTTTCCATCAGCCATAAATCCCACATATAACTATGTTTTAATGACGGATGAATCGATGTACAAATCATACGAAGAAACAAAATCGTTCTTGCAAAGGTTGTCTGCAGATACAAATAAGAAAATTCCGTGTTTACCTGAATTCAAGGTTATAGAAGATGAGATGGTTGTAGGTTTCATAACCGAAACGAACCAATTCATACAACTGAATGAGCCTTTTCCACTATCTGAAGCAATGGATACAATAAAAGAGTTGAAAGGAAACAATTATTTGATAGCAGAAAGAAGCACATTTTTATCAAAAGAATATGACAAAGAGCGAGTAGATTACATTAAGAAAATCAAGCTTGAGACCAATTTTTATAATGTATTCCGAAATACGATTCGCATACTTTTGAATAAATATGAAAATATCAAGTTGAGAGAAGCCGTTGAAGACACCGTGAAAAATGGATATATTTTATACAATACAAAATTAATAACTATTATAAAACAGCTTAAAGACCTGGTTGATGATGCGATTATTTTTTCAGATGAGTATGATTATAACTTGATTGGTGATATTTCAACATGTATAGTATTGGATAGCGACAAGTGCAACAAAAACCGGCCATTATGTGCATTCTCAACCGGGAATACTTGTCAGCTAATATTGCCAAAAAAAAATTTGTTAACTGAAACAGATAATCAGGTTTATTATTTTGGAAAAATGGCCGATGAATTAATAAGATATAGTAGAATCAATTCTTTCATATTCCAACCACAATCATATTTGTCTTTTGGAAATCTAGGATATAATTTGAGAGAAGATGAAATTATAGTAATTCAATCTTTGTTGAACGCCGAATACTTTGAAGGGTTGATTCCAGCAGAAATTAACAAATATTCCAAAAATAATGCATACGATGTTGCTGAGCCGGCTTTAAGCCAAAATTACGAAAATAGAATAAATCTGGATGAAGCAATAAATCCGACAGTTGCAGCGGCAAATGAAGACCGTGAATGTCTACCGACATCGACTGGTAAAATTAGTTCAATACTATGGAAAAAATGTTTTCCTTCGAATTTTGATGAATTAATGTATGACAAGACGGTCTATTGTGGTTTTTATATGATAATTGATGTTATAAATAAAGCAAAGGGTGTAAATCTAACTATTAGTCAATTGAAAAATGAATTATTAGAAGAATATGTCAAATATTTGATTCATTATGAGGGTCAGATTATCGATATTTTGATAGAAGAAGGTAAAAAGACACTAGGTGACCAGGTAAAAGCAGGAACATTATCATTCCAAAATTTTATATTTACAGAGAGTTATTTTATAACAAATTTTGATATTTGGCTAATGCTTGAGAAATATGAAATTCCTTCTATTTTAATATCTAGTAAAACACTATTAGAAACGAATCACAAAAAGAATGTATTTGTTTTGAATGGTGGCGAGAGAAGCGAGTTTATTTTTATAATTTCGCCGGCGTTAAGAGCGGAAAATATACCCAAATATAAAATTGTGCAATCACCTGAAAAACAGCTTGCATTTCCTATTTCGTCAACAAAATGCGAAGATGTTTTAAGAGAAGCGGTAAGGGACAAAATAAGCATAGAACAATATTTGTCTGGATATAAAAGAGAAAAAACAACAAAATACAAATTGAAGAATCCCAATCCTAAGCCTCGCGCAAAGAAACAACCAAGGTTAGCTATCGTGGATGAAGAGGAGGAGTTAGTCGAAGTTGAACAAAAACCGCCAGAAGTCTTAGGAGAAGCAGAAGAAGAGTCTGAACACAATCTGAGTTCAGATTCATCGAAAAAATCAAAAAAAAATATTACACATGTTGTAATAAAAAAAACAAAAAGGCGAAGAGGGAAAGTACAACCACCCAAATTGGTAATTCAAGAAGAATAAAAAACGATAATATAATTTTTCAACTTATACTATCTTCATCTGATTCTACATCATTGCTTAAATTTTCTACTGCAATAATTTCTTCTTGCATAGTTACATTTTCATTTTCATCATTTTCATTAACAGTGACATCATTATCGTTATCTCTATCATCATCGTCATAATCGCTGCTTAATTCGAGTTCATTCAAGTCAGATTCATAACTAGGACTCTGAAATCGTCTATTAAAAATATTATACTCTGGATTATTGTAATAATTTGGATAAATTTCATGAAAAGGAATATGATTTAAATTGAATGAAAAAGTTCGAATAGTCCTTAAAGCATAAATCATATTATTTGTTTCGGGACACTTTATTTGTACAAATTGTTTTGTCTTTTTATTTATTTTTCTGCCAAACTGAGGATTAAAATTTACAAACTCTTTCAACTTTTCTTTGAGCTGAACATATGAAGTATTTCTTTTATCAGTTCCGTGTACCCCGTATTTGAATGTATAATACAAATAGAAATATGGTCTAAAAATATTAATCAAAATTTCTTTGGGAATATCATTGTGAATAATTAATTTTTTAGTATATTTATAATGAATACTAAGCATTTTTTTTAAATCGTGATGTAAAACACTGTGTGGGGAGTTTTTTGCATAATTTTTGATATATGTATCTCTAATTATTGGTTCATTCTCATATAAAAAATCATCAATATTGAAATTTGACTTGAAAAATAGATTAAACAATACAGGATTGTGAAATGTATTGTATTTTATAAAAAAATAAATATTATAAAGTGTCGCATTGTCAAAAGGCAAATTGCTAAAAGGGTTTTTAGGTTGCAACGGTTCAGGAAAAAAATGACACGAATTTAAAAGAGACGAATTAATGATACGAATTAAATCATTTGCCATAAATAAATATTTTGACCCGCTTTGCATAATAGCAATGACATTTTTTCTGTCGGGTTGTATTTCATTCAAATACATGTCAGTGTTTATCTTGACAAAAGACTTTTTGAATTTATATATATAAGCTAGCCTTGAAAAAGAAAAATATGTTCGTTGTGCTTTTTGAAAGAGTTCAAGAAATTTTTCTCTCGAACTTTCTGGAATAAATATGTTATTCAAATATTCATTCAAAAAATTATACTTATTTTCAATAAAAGTTTTCTCTTTATCTGGATAATAAAACAACTTAGAACAAAACATATAAAGAAAAGAGTCTTGAATAGAAAGATGAAATGGTTTTTTTATCTCAAATTCACTTTTATCATCAGAACTCACAGTAATGTCCTTCCAATATTCCATTGACGAATGATCATACATATTAAAAAAAATTTTTGGATTAATTAATTTATGTATTATCGTGCATAATGATGTCATATTTATATTGTTTAAATCTATTTAAATATATTTTAACAATATTATGTTTTAATGAATTATTTTTAGAATCCGGGATTATAAGTGTTATCTTGACCCAAGTCCGCGGTCTTGATGCTAACAACATTATTTTGAATAGTTAGCTTGTTTGAACTGCATTGGTCATCTGGATTTTCTACACCGCCGAACAATTTCTCTATTGAGTCTTCTTCATTGATTTTCTCATAGACAGCAACTTCCTCCAGCTTTCGCATTTCTTCCAAGTCGAGTACCACTTGAAATGCATTTGTACCAAAGAGTCCTTCTTGACCACACATCACATTGGCAGAAACACCTCGCAATGTATCCAATTCGGCGTGTCTAGCAGCCTTCAAGAACATTTCTGGCGTCTCCTCGAAAGATGCTTTGGCAATCGGACCAATATTATCATTGTTGATTCCGTGACGGAAAATCGAAATCATTTTATTTGTAAATGTCATTCTGTCACACAAGATACTCAAGTGATGGAAGTTAATATAAGTGCCGTCGAATTCAATCACATCTGCCAATTCATTATAAATAGCTTGTCTTGCGGCTTCAATACCAAAAGTCTCGTAAATCTCAACAATATCATTACTAAAAGTGCGATTTGGATCAATGTAGTCGAGTGCCAAAACATCCATCATATTGGTTCCAATGGTATCTAGAACCCAAATATCCTTCTTCTTGAAAACTCCTGCTTCTTGTGTAACATTATCTTTAATCTTTCGTAAAATCACCTTCTTTATGCGTTTAATACCACGAAGCACTATATTTTCTAGGAGCTGGTCTTGGAAATTCTTCAGCAAGTAGATTTGGTCGGATTGGTCCAATGGATTCACCTTGGTCTTCTTTGCACCACCCTTACTTGTGCCTTGTTTTATAACATTGTTCATTCGAATTCGGAATACTAACTTGTCCGCATTATAATCCGAGTAGACACAGGAAATGTCGTCTCCGAAACTATTCTTAAGTGTAAAGTTAACATCATCCATAGTAATATTCTTCTCCAACATCACCTCCGGATTCATTTCCATACGCAAAATCCATTTTGATTTTTCATTTGTTTCTTCGGTCAAGGAGGTTTCCATACATTCATCGACCATATTCTCAAATGCACGAAATTGTTGCATTGTGGACTCGTCCTCATTAATAAGAGTGTTCAAATCATCGGGGTCGAAACAAATCTCGGTTGATGCAACCACTTCCTTCATCTTGGTGTGTTCCAACATATACATAATCGATTGTGCCTTTTCGCGGTCAGCCTCATCTTCGGGTTTCAAAAACACAGTGAGCGAAGGATTCTTGGGGTCCGACGACAAAGATAGAATCTCCTCAATTCTTGGAACACCACGAGTCACATTGGATTTGCTAGAAACACCGGCAAAATGAAAAGTATCCCTTAAAGCGAGACCATTATAGATGTTAAAATTTCTTGTGTCTGCAACAGTAAGGTCATATGCATAATTGGTTGTGTTGGGAACTTCTTCAATTGATTTAATTTTGTCAAAGAGAACATCAACAAAGCTTTCATCTTTTCTAGGCTCCATCACAATTTGTCCATCAATTTCGTTGGGAACATACAAGTAGTTTCTATTAATTTTGTAATCAAATTTTGAACTGTGGTCTGCAATGATAATACAATTTTTCTTTTTATACTCAATCTTAATATCTAGCATTGATGCCAATTGCTTTGCTTGCTGGTTTCGCACATATAAAATATATCCTTGATGAATATTTTCAGGCAAAGTTCCTCTATTATTGGAAGTTTGCTTCGTCAATTTCTTGATGAAACTATAAATTCCTACATTATTCAGCATTTGTTGTACATCAACCAATAACTCTTTGGAAACTGAGCTCATCATAATAGATTTATCTTTTGTGCTAACGGTTCCGTCGCCTCCAATGTATGCATCCAAGAATCCTTGAATACACTCCTTGTTGGAAAATATAATCTTGTCACTTACAAATTTATTGTGACCTAGCTTTCCGCAAAGAGAATCCAAGATGCGGCACAAAACTGTATTGTAAATTCTTAAGTCCTGACTTGTCCATCCTTGTTGACCTTTATTATTTTGTTTAAACAATTTGGTCGAAATGTTCCATTGTTGAAGAAGCATCATAATTGGGGTAAAGTATGCTTCATCATTATTTGCAATAGATAATTGAAATTTCGTCATACATCCTTCAGCCGCGTAAGCTCCTACCAAATAACCAAAATTGTAGTCAAGTGGAATTTCTTCTGGAATTGTGTAAGCGTTCATATTTGTTTGCTTTGTATAAACGCATCCAGGAACAAATTCAGTTTTGCTTTTGCATCCATTTCTTAATTTATCAGATACTTTTGCAACAAAGCAGTCACTTCTAGAATAAGGTAGAGTAAAAGTTTTCCCTTGATGTTTACACCACCAATGATATTCTTGCATTACCGATGTAGCCTTTTCCACTTCTGACGAATAAATATATTCTGTAGGTGGAAGAATTTCGCGCAGATTGAGGGACCTAGATTCAGCAAAGTCTATTTGTTTTGTGCTTACAGGCAGGTAATCGCCTACCTTGAACTGGTCACCATCCATCTGAACAATTTTTCCATTTACCAATTTTAACAAAGATTTTGCCTTGGTGACAATAACTTCTCTTTCTTCTTCAGTTGTAAATTTGAGCATTGTATTTGTTCCATCCTTATTTACAACTGGATGTTTTGTAACAGCCTCGATTTGTTTCCAAATTACATTTCCATCTTCATCACAAGAAGGAATTTCGAAATACTCTTTTGGTTCAGCCCAAGTGGTGTCATTCTCGGAATAATATTCAAGCTTCTTTGCATCATCAATATGTTTCCCAATAAAATCTCCAATGTGAACCTTCTGTATTTTTCCGTTTGAATCCTTTACAATGATAGGTGTCTCAAAAGTTACTGAGTTTAGCGTGTTATGTATTATGATGCCATAATCTGTCATAAAAGTTTGATTTCCTGGCACAGTAAAATCGTAGACATACTCCGTTTGTTCGGGTGTCCATACTTCAATTTTCTTGATTTCATCCCAGATGACTCCAGAGTTGGCGGCTTGGTTCAAAATGCGCAGTTCGTCCTTGATTAGACTGGAATTTTCGTGAGACTCGAACACTTGAATATATTTTTGTAGAGTACGGCGACCAATGGTATCTTTCTTGGCCCAGCGTCCATAGTTGCGGCTTTGTCCAGGCAACTTCAAAGTTTTTCCGCACTTGGCAATAATAGCGCCGAGACCATTAATTTTGTCAATTTCGTCGGACAAATCGTGAGCATTATCTCTGTCAATATAGTCGACCAATGCTTGCAATTTATCGCCGTGGACTTGAGAACCGATAGACTCTTGATATTGTCTGCTATATTTGGCGGAAATTGCCAGGTTATAAATGTTGGAACCGCGAGTAAAATTCTCTTTAATAGAACCAAAGATATCAAAATAGTTGAGCATAAGTGCCATATCTTTTGTCAATTGCTTAGAGCGGCTGCAAACGCGAATCTGGTGATGTCCTTCGTCGCATTGGAAATTGCCATCACCGTCAAAGTATGCTTGGATAAGACCAGCCTTGAACTCATTGGGTGCCAAGAATGCAAAGTCAGGCACATGCTTTACAAATGAACCGTTATCGCAAGTGGCTAGAAGGAAATCTGCAAGAGGTTTGCACGAGAATGATGTTATCACACTTGGACCGTATTCACATTCTCTTTCAACCACTCTGCCGTCTTTTCCGAGTCGCGTGGCAAATTTTTTTGTATTTTCAATAAAATGACTCGAAATATTTGTAATATTTATTGACCCGCTAACATTTTGTGTTCCTGTCTTTTTATTCAAATTACCTTCTGCTAAATAAGCTCCAATAAACCAACCAAAGAGATGGTCAAGTTTTTGAACGGTTGTACCAATTGTAACAGAATCCTTAACAAATGTATTATCAATATGCTTTGCAACAGGAATACGCATACCTTCCTTCATATTTGCACCAGTAATTGGGACAACGGTTTGCGTTTTCTCGTCGCGAACTAAATGGGAGTGACTCGTGGTTGTTGAAACAATCCTGCCACTCTTAGTTGTAACTTTCATAACATTTCCATTTACCGGATGTCTGCTAACATGGCTAATTTTATTCCAATGTGTTTTCTCCTCGGTATCAACCCCAATAATATAATATTCATCTTCTACGCCGTCTAGAATTGTTTCAACACTATCTACATGTCCAGTGCCAAAAGTATATTGAGGATGTTGTTCAATCAATGCATCGCACATTGAACCTATCTCTCCCGACACCATAGAAATTTCTTTTGTAATTTTATTAATTTTCGCACACCTAATATGCTCACATTTTAGGGCAGACATTTGCGTAGTAGGTTCGCCAATGCTCTGTGCGGCCACCATTCCCACCATCTCACCAGGTGCGACAATAGCGCGCTTATAATTCACAGCGACATTCTCCAACAAAACAGTGAGAGCGGCCTTGTTGAATCGCTTTACAAAGAGCAGGTCCTTGGGTGACAAGTAGTAGAAATAGAGCGTCTTGAATAGGGCAGTGGGAACAGCGCAGCGAATCTTCTCCAAGTTAGAATAACATCTTTCAATCATATCAAATGCTTCCAAAGGAGTCAAGTCAGTAATAGAACTAGCATTAATATTTTGCTGACCAATCACATTGTTAATAATATAGGCAAATGCAACCGGGCAATTCACCACACTATCGCCCTTGTTCTTGAAGACATTTTTCACGATTAAATCGCGGTTCTCAATCATTAAATCAGTGTAAAACTTGCACTTTTCCTGGGTTTCCTTCATTTGCTTCTTGTATCGAGCAAGCGCAGGCTTCAAGAACACCGAAGAAAGTGCCTTGGTCTTTCCAGATTCATCAGGAATATTGTAATGTGCATAAATATCTTGAATGCTCATACTCACCAAAGGCATTGATTGATTCTCCACCTTGACCGGGTCAATACCGTCATCACCATAAGCAAACTGTACAAGCTTGCCCTTGTTGGTTCTCACGGTCATATCATACGACACCATCAAATCTTCTAATCCCTTAATTAAACGGCGCTGAATATAACCTGTTGTTGAGGTGTCGCGAACTTGAAGTCCATTTGCCAATCCAAAATTTAATGTAGATGGAATTGTCAAATCATATACCTTTGGATGATCTTCTACGCCAATAATATTAATCTCTACAATTTTATCCAAAACAACATTATTGTAGGTATCAAAATTGCGATGAGTTGCACTCCATTTTATTGACATCATTTTTTTCTGTTTATTTTCTTCTAACAACGAGACTTTCTCTGAAAATATTTTTCCCCATTGAGCACGAATAGAAAGTCTGTATGTTGGCTTGATATTTTTTGTTCCAAGATTGTTTGACTTCAACTGGGTTTTGAAAACCTTGCCAAAAATGCCGAATCTGGAACACAACATAGAAATGCCTTCAATCAATCTCTTAGATGCAGAACCACAATCAACAGAATTCTTACTAATACTTCCATCGCCAGAATAATATCCGTTTAACAAACCCATCACAAATTCTCTGGGAGCAATAAATGCTTCACTGGGTACATATTTGTTTGCAGCTCCGTGTCCAACAAACTTGGTTAAGAATGTAGAAAGAACACTAGAAGCTCCAATAATAGTAGTGGTTGTTCCTCCGATTTTATTTATTCTTGTTTTTTCTCTAAACTCGATCGAATGTTTTGCAAACCAGTTTTTTACAAAAGTGCGAATATTTTCATTATTATTTGTAATACAAACTGTATTTTTTCCTGCATTTCCTTCTGCTAAAAAGAGTCCAATGAAAATTCCATTCATTTCGTTCAATTCAAATTCTTCTGGAATAGCAGTATCTTTACGATTTCCACTATAAGGGTAAATAAAACCATCTTTAACATTCGCTGTATTGGAACGAACATTTGTTCTTTGTAAAGACGATTTTTTCGAGTAAGGTAATACAAAACTTTTTCCATTGTTGTCTGTCCACCATTTTTCTGGTATTTTACTGCGTCCTTCCATTGCAGTTTGCATCATATTTATAGCCTTATTAAAGTCGGTGCCATATACATATTCTGTTTTAGGTAAATATTCTGTCATATTTATATTTTTTGAAACAATGGGTGGTTCACACAAATCCATTGTTACTGGAACACAATCACCAATTTTAATATCTGGAGTAGGAGTCTCCTTCAATTTTTGTGTTTCTTTGTTCCAAATAAGAAGTGATTTGCTTTCCGTTACAATAACACTGCGTCCTCCAGATGTTTTAATTTCATACAATTCTGTTCCAGGATCGTGTCTTGTAATTGCTGTAACTTCACCCCATGTAACCACACCATTTTCGTCTGTGGTTGGAATATAAACATCGCCATTTTTAATATTCAAAAGCTCCATTTGTCTTTCTGTAAAATGTTGAATGCTTTCTGGGGCAGCATTATCAAGTTGATTATCAATCCATTTTCCAATTTCAATATATCTTGTTTTGCAATTTTCTATAATTACTATTGGAGTTTCCCAAGTAACACTCTTAACTGCAGTATCAATAAGACCAACGCGACCACCCATTGCGTGGAAGAAGAGTTCTTGAGGATTGAGACCATTAATATAAGAACTTTCAACAAATCCACGGGCGCTTGGACTGTCATCATACTTGGTAAAGTGTGGTAGTGTGCGATGGTCGAATCCGTAAGGAATGCGCTTACCATCTACATTCTGTTGTCCAAGACAAGAAATCATCTGCGAAATATTCAAATCTGAACCCTTAGAACCGGCACTCACCATAATAACGAAGCGGTTATCCTTGCTCAAACTTGTGAGACCGACTTTGCCTGCTTCCGAAGACGCTTGGTTGAGAATATTGTTGACTTGCGTCTCGAATTCCTCTTCATTGGTCTTACCGGTCTTGTTCTCAAAGACACCTATTTGTGTTTGGTCAATGAGCTTCTTGACATCCATCTTTTTCTCGGTAATAATTTTAACAATATCTTGATTAGTTTTCTCATCGGCAATCAAGTCACTAATTCCGACACTATACGCACTGGACTTCATATACTCAGTGATAATATTTTGCAAGTCATCAACAAAATTCGCAGAAGCAAAGTTGCCAAAGTCATTGCATATGCGCTGGATAAGACCCTTGGTGCCTCCACCAAGGACACCTTTCTCCATCTGACCACGCAAGTATTGTCCATTCTTGATTTCGAGGACATTGTTAGACTTGGATTTGTCTTCAGTGTCTTTGAATAGCTTGGTATTGTATTTCAACGAAAGCGGTGGCAGAATTTGTGACATCAATTCAAAGTTTGTAACAACTCCGCGCTCTTCAATAATAGAATTGAGTGCTTTCTCGTTTACACGCTGGAACATCATCAAGATATTCATAGCCTCACGGGGAGTGAAACGAATACCTTCGCGCGTAAAACGATTGCATCCAAGCATAGAGTCCTGATAAATTCCAATAATTGGCGAGTTATTCGCAGGACTAATAATTTGATATGGAACGGCCGCCAAATTTCGCAGCTCCGATTCCGCTTCCACATCTTGTGGCATATGTAAATTCATTTCCATGAATTTCCCAAAGGTTTCCCAAAGGGACGGAGTACACCTTATGCCTTATCAGGTTGATTAAACCATCATATAAGACCCACAACCGTCTACTCTCTGAACCTTCCCCATGCTCTATCATAACGAGTTTAGGGGCTTGGCTGCTGATTATCCAATCCTTTACATTATTACCATTGGGTTCGGCTATTAACCGAGTTCCTCATCACAGTTTCCCGTGTTGAGTGGTAGTAAAGGCTCTAAGGAACTTCCAGCAATTTGGTCATGTTGCATCCACCTTTTCTAAAGGTGGATACTAGGGAGTTGCACGCTTTTCACGCTCCCTGTTGGGGACAAAATGATTTACATATGTCTATCCCCATCAAAATCAGCATTGTAAGGCTTTGTCGGCCTAATCCCGCAAGGTTTCCCAAGGGGCCGGACTGTATCTTACACTAGTTCAGAGTGGTTAGCTCCTCATTACTAATGAACACCCGTTCAGTCTCTGAGTGCCTGCCATATCCTACCAGAACGGAGTTAGACAGTAACACTGCGGATTGCCCAATCCTTTACATTATTACCATTGGGTTCGGCTATTAACCGAGTTCCTCATCACAGTTTCCTGTGTTGAGTGGTAGTAAAGGCTCTAAGGGGTTTCCCGCATCAAGGTGTTTCGCAAATAAATCAATAAATACTTGAGGCAATTCAAGTTTGTTTTCTAAATGATATTCAACTAGTTTTTTATTGTGTTCTTCAATCTGTGGTTTGAGTATTTTATTATTTTTTTTCAGGTTTTCTTTTACGGACAGTGGCATCGTATTTCTCCAATTAAAAGCCAACAACTGTTGTTCTTCATTTGTTAAATCAAATCTTGACAAAGGAATTACATGGTCGATGTGCCATTCTTTGCCATAATTTGAAAATGTAAAACAATGATTGTTATTTAATAACCATTTCAAATAATCAGAACAGTTGCAACCCAAATAAGAGAGTGTGCGTTTTGATTTTATTTTAATGGCGCTTAAAATTCTACTTCTAACTCTCCTAATTAGCTTTGAGGTAGGTTCTTCCCTTTCACAATCTTTGCATTTCAAACGATTATGTCTGTACCTATCTTTCGATTTAATTTCATGACAATAATTACATTTATTATTGCCAATTCCTATCTCAAGCTCTTTGGATTTATTTTTTTCGGCTATCTTTTTTTGTTTGTATTCGGTAGCCTTTTTTATCATTTTAATACGATGCTCTTCAACATTTTTATAAATTGTCCGTCTTTTATTATTATTGCATTCAATGCAGATTTTTCTATTCTTGACAAATAATGAAAGCTTCTTAGTAGAATTGCAAGAGTTGCATTCTTGTTCCACTTCATTGTTTGTGAATATTAATTTATAGTTTTCTCTGCTTTTTTGGTTTCTACATTCCTTGCATATATTGCGTTTTGGAATAAACAAACACTCAATTTTTGTAATACCACATTTTGAACAACATTTTTCTAAAGGTTTTGTATCTGTCACATCCATATTATTTAATATGGATATTAATTTTTAAGTAGTTTTATATTATTTTGCCTCAGTTATTGATTTACTCACTAGGGGGTAACACGCTTTTCACGCCCCCTGTTGCCGACACAAAGTCTATCGGCTACATTCATTCGAAATGTGTCGCCTCGCTTCATAATACGAGCGATGTGACACATCATCGACATTCTGTGCAAAGTTGGTTGACGATTGAAGAGAATTGCATCACCATCCATCATATGGCGGTGCACAATATCTCCGTCTTCCAGAACAATTGACTTGCGGTCAATGTATCTCAGGGTGATTGAATCACCATTTTTTCGTTCCAGAATTTTCGCACCAGGATGCACATCTGGACCGTTTTGCACCAACTTCATCAAGAAGGCGCGGTTCACTGCATTTACAACGACCGGTTTGGTGATATTCTTGGCAATCTTCATCGGAATGCCCAGTTCTCTTATCGAAATGTTAGGGTCAGCAGTAATGACTGAACGGGCACTAAAGTCCACACGCTTCGCCATCAAGTTGCCTCTCATACGCCCACCCTTTCCATTTAAACGGTCCTTAATCGACTTTAGAGGACGACCAGACCTTTGCGCAACAGATGCCACACCAGGAATCTTATTATCCACTTGAGTGGCAACATAGTATTGCAAAACGGTGGTCCAATCATCAATTACATTTGCGGGTGCATTGTTCTGCAACTTTTCCTGCAAGGTCTTATTCGTCTTGATAATGTTTACCAAGATGTGACTCAAATCATCCTCCGAACGCTGTTGCGCGTCGTGCTTGACCGAAGGTCGAACAGCTGGAGGAGGAACAGCCATCACTTGACAAACCATCCAATCAGGACGGGACCACACAGGACTGAATCCCATAAAGGATACATCCTCATCAGAAATGCGCTTGAAAATTTTTAAAACCATTTCAGGAGTCAATTTTATAATAATATTATTTGCTCCATCTTCACTGGAATCATTTTTCCACTCGGCATAAATAGTGGCGAGTCCGTCCTTACGAATCTTGTTGGGCTGCAAGCACCCACAACCGTCTTCAGTGTCCTCACCACAACGCTTCATTTTACTCGCTAAAGCAAACACATACTTCCATCTGGCCTCGCTGGCCATTTTCACTGCTTGCTTATATTTTTCCTTACTGATCAATAGTTTACTGCATTTGAAACAAACACATCGAAGCACCTTGAAAATAGTGCTCAAATATTGTATGTAAAATACAGGTCGCGCCAATTCTATGTGACCGAAATAACCGGGAGTCTGCATATAATCGAGTCCATCTGTTGGACAAATGAGACCTGGTTCAAGGACACCCATTCTGGGGTCAAACAAACCACCGATAATGGGTTTATTGTTGACATAGGTATCTCTGGAAGTAATTTCGGCGACAGAACCTTTGCGAATTTCATCAGGGGAAAGAATACTAAATTGTATTCCAATTACTTTTGAATTGTGAATATTGGATTTGGTATTCCTCGACATCGTTCCTTATAATATATAATTATATTTAGATTGTTTATTATCAATTTTATTTTAAATAAAAATTCAAGCTCAAAAATTGAAGAAGTATGATTATTGAAATTTTTGATAAAAAATAAAAATTGATTGGCATTTAAAAATAAAAAACAATGCATATATAAGAAAATGGCACGAGATCAAAAGATGACTAAACGCGAACAAATTAAAAAGTCAAAGAAACAAGACGAGCTTGCGCGTAATCGCAAATCGCACAAGGATTCTGATGATGACGATGACAACGATGATGAATATGATTATGATGAGGAGGAGGAAGATGAGATGGATGTTCACGAGTACAGAAAATTTTTAGCAAAGATGTTTCCTTCAAAACATATGAATAAAAAAATCAAGGCAGGTGAAGAAATCAAAAAGTTTTTGAAGTCGTTACCTTCGGAAGACGAAGATTCAGATGACGCCGAAAGTGAAGAAGACGATGCAGAAGAGGAAGAGAAAAAATCCAAAAAAGTTCAAAAGAAATCAAAGAAAGTTGTTTCAAAGAAAAAGTTGACCAAAAAGCCAGCAAAGAAGGAAAAATCAAAACCAAAGAAAAAGTCAAAGGAACAAGACGAGGAGTCCGAATCCGAAGATGATGATGATGAAGAGGAGGAGGAAGTCGATGATGAACACGAAATTTCAACTTCCAAGGGAAAATTTAATATTATCTTTACCATTGGTGGTCGACCTGGCGAAGATGAGGACGAGGACATGTGGGAGGACTTTGATGAAGATGAAGATTGGGAGGAAGACGAGGACGAGGAAATCTCGACCGAGGATGAGGATGAAGAGGTAACCGAAGATGAAGATGAAGAAGAAGACGAAGAAGAGAGTGAATCTGAAGATGAACCAGTAGTAAAAACAAGAAGTAAGAAAAACAAGAAGCGTGTAATTGAAGATGATGAAACCGAAACGGAAGAGAATGTCAAGGTTTCTTCATCCACATCGAATTCAGATATGGTTTCAATGATCAAGGATATTCTTGAGAAATCTTCAAGTGAGGAGTCAAAACCAAAGACATTGGAAGAAGACGAGGTCATTTTGAAGGGTTTAAAAGAGGTTCAAGAGAAAAACAGGGGAAACAAGATGATTGAAGAATGCATCAAGGTTTGTGAAAAAGAACTAAAACAAAAGCGAAAGAAGCACGAGAAGAAAATTCAAAAGACGAAGGAGAAGCACGAACGCATTTTTAGGCGTGTTATTCGTGATAAGAATCCGATGAATGATTTCACATTCTTCAACAAGTTGGAACCAGTTGAACAGAAAAAGATTATCAAAGAAGTGCGCGAAATTAACAAGATTACGCGTGTCGAAAAGCCTTATCGTCTTACATTGTTGGAAGCCGATATTCCACCCATTTTCAAGGCCGCCGCAATGAAGAAGATTAATTCGCTCCGTTATATGGAACCTGGAAGCGGCGAATTCTACAAAATCAAGAACTGGGTCGACACCTTTATGCAAGTCCCATTTGGGAAAATTCGTACACTTCCTGTCACTATTGAAGACGGAGTGGAAAAATGCCACGATTTTATGGCCAGCGCCCAGAAGACACTCGATGATGCGGTGTATGGACTTGGTGATGCAAAAATGCAAATTATGCAGATGTTGGGTCAACTGATTACAAATCCAGCGGCAATTGGAACGGCAATAGCGATTCACGGCCCACCTGGTACAGGAAAGACGAGTTTGGTGAAGGAAGGTATTAGTAAGATTCTGAACCGTCCCTTTGCGTTTATTGCGCTTGGTGGTGCAACAGATAGTAGTTTCTTGGAGGGTCACTCTTATACATATGAAGGAAGTATGTGGGGTAAAATTGTCCAAATTTTGATTGATAGCAAGTGTATGAATCCTGTGATATATTTCGACGAGTTGGACAAGATTAGTGATACACCAAAGGGTGAGGAAATTGCCGGAATTTTGACGCACTTGACAGATACGAGTCAGAACAGTCAATTCCACGATAAATATTTTGCGGAAGTGGATTTTGACTTGAGCAAGTGTTTGTTCATTTTCAGTTACAATGATGAGAGCAAGGTGAATCCCATTTTGAAGGACCGTATGTACAGGATTATGACCAAGGGCTATGACCAAAAGCAGAAGACAGTGATTAGTAACAACTATTTGTTGCCGCGTATTCGTGAACAGGTCAAGTTTACAGAGGATGACATTATTATTCCCAAGGAAACGATTCATCATATTATCGATGAACATTGCAATAAAGAAGACGGAGTGCGTAATTTGAAGCGTTGTATAGAGATTATTTACACCAAGTTGAACTTATATCGCTTGATGCGTCCGGACGCGAACTTGTTTGAAGAGGAGATGTCGCTCAAGGTGGAATTTCCTTTTACAGTTACAAAAGAGATTGTGGACAAATTGATTAAGAAGGATAGAGAACAGAATATGACATGGAGAAATATGTATATGTAAATAAATAGTTATAACAATCATAACAATTATAACAATTATAACAATAATTTTTTTGTCTTTGATAAAGGGCTTAAATATAATACACCAATTATTGTTATAATGTCAGAGTTTAAAAGTGAGAATGATTATGAGTCAATAGAAATTAGTGAAGAACTGCAAACACTATTAAATATTAGAGGTTACCTTGAAATGCAGATTACTCTTTTGAATGAACAAGTATCGTTTAGTGATTCGCTCGATGGGTCTTTAAGCCCTTTTATAGAAGCTTTTTCAAATGAATTTAAAGGCCATTTTTCTAGGACGAGTGTAGAGCAAGATTTGCAGGTGCTAGAAAAAATGATGGGTGAAGTAGTTCAGCAAATTAAGGGTGTGTGTAAACATCAATATGAAGAAGATAATATTGATATTACTGATGGATGTTGTGAGGAGTCGAAGAATATCACTTATTGCCTAATTTGTTACTCGACTTTCTAGCCGTGGTATTTTTGGGGCGCTTTTGTTTCTTGCGGTTCTTTAATTTTAGTGCGCCACCCGCTTCCATACCAACAACCTCACCCTCAACACCTTCCTCATGAACCGCTTCCATACCAACAACACCCTCACCCTGACCCTGACCCGCGTCACCAACTTCATCCGTTTCCGCTTCCATACCAACAACACCCTCACCCTGACCTTTATCCTGCTTTACAAATAGTCTTTGAAAAACATTGTTAAATAATCTTACTGATGACGGAACATCTGAAATATAACCCACCATTTCTTTAAAACCTCCTATAGTTGTAGTCGGCGCAAAATAAGCATCAAAAATTGCTCCAATAGGTACATCTTGTCCAATAGGCACATCTAGTCCATCTACTTTAAATACTATTTTACTTCTGCACGCATTTGGGTCTGAATAACCTAGCATCGCAGTACAATCAATCCTTTCTGGAAATGCCAACTCAACAAACGAACTACAATTCATTAATTGTGATGCAAATGGTAGACTCTGCGTGTATCTAGTCGCCAATCTTGAATATATACACCTTGTTTGACACGAAAATTGTTCCACTGTAACAACCCTTTCATCTTTATCTTCTCCTATAACCATTGTAATCGCTCTGGTTTGTTTAACTGTCGCTAGAATTTTATTTAAACGAACAATATTTGATTTCTTTAAAATTCCCACATCAACAATTCTATAGTTAAGTTCTTCATCTTCTATATTTAATGAATCTGGGGAATAAATAAAACCAGTACCTAATATTTGAACATCGCGCAATTTTGTTGCAGTTTTAATAACACCTTCCATTTTTTTAAGATACTTAATTTTAGCGTCTCCATCTTGTGCCGATGCTTGCTCCGCATCATAGAAAGGGTCAGAACCATATCCCAATGTATATATTTTTCCATTGCACAAGATTATTATTGATGTGTGAAAAGCTTCAAAAATATACTCACCTTTATCATTTTTTGAATATAGTAAATTTTTCTCTGTCAATGCAGCCATAAAAGTATCAATTGCGTTCTCGTCTTCTTGGTTTTCTGGTTTAGGTCTACCTTTTGTAATATCTTTTGGCATTAATATTTGCCATATTTTTGTTCTTGACAACTTTTTCCTTTTCAAGCACGAAAAAATAATAAATAAGGGCACAGACACTTGGCTCAATGGCATTTGGTCAAATTCTTCTGGATTTTTGTCTAATCTTTCAAATTGTTCGACTTCTTCTGTTATTTCTCTCGATATAAACACAGGCGCATTTTCTTCCAAAAAGGGGATTTTCTGCGTTTCAAAATAATCACCTACAAGTTTTTGTTTTAAATCGTTGCCCGCAAATTCAGAAGCAAGTTTAAAAGTAGTTGGGATGCTTCTATTTGTCACCATATTTTTCACAAATTCTTTTCCATTTAAAAATGAATAGTCTTCTTTTAATGCTTTTTCTTCGTCTTCTTTCGACATGTCTTTAACAAATGCGTCGCTTATATCTTCGCGTTCAAAGTCTATTGCAATTTGAATGGGAAATCCAGGCATTCTATATGTTGTTAGAAGTTCTCTTAACCACTTAGTGGGTTCCAACTTTGAAATCTGTATTGATGGTGGAATAGGACCCGGAACAAAGTCGTCAAGATTCAATGTAGCAGCTTTTCTATAAGCCAACAACGCATTTGAACCTTCTAAATAGGGAAGCAATGTAGAAACATTGGCTCTAGTAAATTTAAATCTCTTTTGCAGTTGTTTTAACAAGTCGTTCCATAATTTTGCGTCTAGTGGTGGTTGAATAAATTGTCCTTTTTCATCAAACAAATCAGCATATTTTGGTTGTCTAGCGACTTCATAAAATTTTGATACATTATTTAATACCAAATCTAATTTTGCTAGTTTGCACAGCTCTACCATATCTGGAGAACTTGTAAAAAATTCTAATAGTGCCTGTTTTTTTATTTCTTGTTCGGAAACACCTCGCTTTTTTTTTTTTGCTTGTTGACCGTCTTCTCCTTGTACTTCTCTTGGAGAAGAAGGGGGGCTGACAGGGGCACCTTCTTCTCCTTCTTCTCCTTGTACTTCTCTTGGAGAAGAAGGGGGGCTGACAGGGGCACCTGAAATTAACCCGTTGTATAATTTATCAAGTAAATTAAACTGTAAAAAATCATCAAGTCTTTTATTTATGTTAGCAGTTAACTTGCCTTTTTTCAAATTTTCACAATCTAATGGTACACCAGAGTCAAAAAACCATTGAACAAATTCTAATTTCTTTAATTTTGCTGCTGCCTCGTTTTTCATACCTGCTAAAGCTTGTAGAGTTGGATCTAATTCTGGTTTTGTCTCTTGTTCTTTATGTGATTTTAATTCTGTTTCAAAAACTAAAGTATTATCATCAGGAAAAGCGTCAAAACTTCCTGCTCTTCCTGTTATGCTACCAAATACTGGCGAAGAAGGAGGAGGCGGTGGAGAGTTTTGAAGATATTCGATATATCCGTTATAATCAAACAAACCTGGTCGTCCTGGTTCTCCTGTTTGAAAAAAACGAATAGGAACATTATCTAGTATAACTGGAGAACCATCTTCATTTACAATTTCAGATTCTATTCTCAAACTATTACAATGTAACACTCCGTCGCTTGCGGGATAATCGGGATAATAAACACTAACTACCGTCCACCTGCTTCGTTCTTCAGTATTGTCGATAAAACCGTCACCATTCTTGTAATTACACGCAAAGACTGCATCAGGTTGTTCTCGCATCAGGGATTCCATTATTTCTTCTTTAAATTGCATAGCTTTCCGTGTATCAAAGAAAAAATTACCATTTTGTGACATTGCGGAGAAATGCACACTATATGGATTGTACATAACAATAGTTGGACCTTCAGTTAAATGGTCGCCATTTGGTTCAAAATCAAATGGTAAAACACCAGGTGAATTGGAGTAAAATAAAACATTAAACTTATATTTCATGCATAGCGGTTTTAAAAATTCTTGTTTTAAAAAACCTTTACCTTTTATATTTCTTATAAGATACTCTGTTCTGTCTTTTATATCGGTAATTTGTGGTGCTGTTTCAGCATTGGGAGCATTTTGTCCCAATGCTTCAGTTAATGCCTCATGTGGGTTAATAACTGTGTAATAGAATACAACATCGTTTAAAAAAGGACCTATTCGAAATTCTCTAGCAATGCTATCTTTATCTATCTGTTTTAAAGTTCTAAATGTTGGCGACAAATCCATAAGCAAAGAGTGAATTAAACAGTCATTACTATCAGCACTAGTGTAATAAACCTGCCAATCATTAATAGGTTTGGGAAGGGGAGGTACTCCTTGCAATAGTTCAAGACTAGTGGGGCTTTGCTGTAATTGAGACTGTGCAATTTGTTGTTTAACCCACCAATCTATCCAATCTATATTATTTTGTTCTGGTTCATCCATATTTTATTAGTTATAATAAGTTAATAAAATATAATTATTTAAACCCTTATTCACACTTAATACTCGGAATAAGGCACATTGTTGCCTCCGCGGTCAATCAAATAGTTGTACTGATCTACAGTCATACACGCACATCCCATACTGTTCGAATAAGTGTTTGGGCAGCAACTAGGAGAGAAGGGAGTATTCTTAAACATCAACATCTCTCCATCAGGAAGAGGAACGGGTTGCTTGGACCTATCCAAAATGTTTTGAATACCTTGGCTCACAGGTTGACCAGGACTATAAGTCAAATTAGGAGTGAACCAAGAGCTAGTGCTAACAGGAGGTTCATTGTACATTGAGGATTCACCGTTATTAGTATTAGCTCCGGTGAAACCTTCTTTCATTGCACGGCTCATAGGAGAACCGGGTATTGGTTTGGGTTTCATCATTAATCCTTCCTTTTTACCAACAGGTTTTCCATTTTTTGTTAAAGCCTTGGTAACCGTTGTAAAAGCCTCCAAAGGAGTAGTTTGAGCGCACGAACAAAACAAATGCCCTGATAAAACAAAAAATAAGACAACTATTAAAATAATAATTTCAGCACGAATATTAAATTGCATAATTATACATATTTGATAGATAATATTTTTCCTCTATATTTTTCTAAAAAGAGCTCTATTTGTGAATTATAGTGAAAATATTTTATTCCATTCACCCAAAAATAATGTTTGTTCGTTAATAAATGATATACATTTTTTCCATAATTTTTAGAATAGTTGTTTTCTATAGTTTCTTTCTCTAAATTTGCTTGGTTATTAATAAAAACCGGTTGCAAATTTATTCCGTAAACTCCTGGAGTTCCCCCTAAATTTTTCCCAGAAATCTCAACTAAACCAACCACTCTAGTTCCGTCCTTCAAAACCGCCCCTATTTCTAAATTACTTATTTCTCTCGATTCTCCATTTTCCATTTCTATTTTTGTACTAGAATAAAAGCCACCATCATAAAACTTGTGTATATCTTCACTAGAGTCTGAATCTAAATGCAAAAGTAATTCTTGCTTTTCCTCTGAAAACACCTCATCCCAATCCGAAAATTCAAATGCACCTATTGCGACGGTCTTTAAGCTTGTATTCAAACAATATATATAGGGTTCACAATAGCTTAAAGCAAGGGCCAGAGGATGGTCTTTCACTTGAATCCATTGGTTAGTGTGTTTCACAAGATGACTACCACTAACTATTATTTCACCTAACTGAAACATTTCGACCTCTTTTGCATCTAATTTTAGTTTTGCAGTTACTACATTGTTGTTTGCTAGTATCTCTCCAACTTTTATTTCCTCTATTGGTTTTTGTGAACCATTATTCATTGTAACATGGGTTCTTCCATCAAAACAATGTCTTGGACCCGGAACAGAGGGTATTGGAGAATTTATATCTACATGCAAAACTTGATTCATAAAAGCAATTATTATTATCAGGGGAATACTTACAGAGAGAAACACCGCTGTTCCTGTTATTGCCGCTGGCCATGTAAATGGTAAAATCCATAATCCCGCTATTAGACCAGCTAATATCATCAGCACAATAACAACTAACTGAAGTATCGCACCCATCAAAGACTTTAATGTATAATATGTTCCTAGACTCGTATAAAGCCCTGCGGCAAATATACCTTGAACCTTACCCATTAAGTCCATAAAAGATATCAATATCATCTGTATAGGTGTCATTATGTTCAATATTCTACCTAAAATTTCTTGTGCTATTTTTGCCATATTTGTTCTCACATTTGAAATAATTGTCCTTATTGAATTCAATGTATTTGCTATTTCACCATATAATGATGTTAAACTGGCAGTAATATAAGTTAATGGTTCTACTGCATAACCAGTAATTGAAGTTAATATATTTTGCATACAAAAATTGAAATTGTCTTGCGTATATTGAATTGTAGATGCACCTTCGGGTTTATTTATAAATCCTGCAAATGGGATAACCTTTGGATTGCATCTCTCGACAGCCCAGTTCTCTTTTATTGGTTGTACATTTTTCATTATTGTTGTATATGCATAAACCAAAAACAACACTATCATTAATATAATGAATAATATTACTGACCCTCCGTATAAATCATAATAATTTAAATCGCCATACAATTTATTCACTTTTTCCGTGCTTTCTTTTATTGTTATAGTTTTTTGAGGAATATTATCCATATATAGTAAATGGATAATATTCTATCTTCTTTTACCAGAATGGCCTTATTAAATCATCGTCCCAATCATAAAATAGATTTTTTCCTATTTGAATCTTGTGATCACTTGTTATTAAAGAACTAAACCAATCCGATTTTTTTATGTCTTGCTTCTTTGCTAGAGGATGCGACTTGACTTCGACATATTTTCCCAATTCATCACAGAAAATCATATGTGTTCCTGTCACATATATGTCTTTTCCGTCCACTCCATTTGGAATAATATAAAAATCACTATTTGTTTCAGTATTATCCAATTTGATTACTGCATTTACCCTACTGCCATTTTCTAAAATATCCCCTAAATTCAAATCTTTCATTAAAACCACTTTTCCATCCAACAATTTCACTTCTGTTTCAGGATGAAAACATAAAGCTCTCACTGTCTGACCTGGGGGTCCATTCCACGATGATTCGATTGTCTTCAAACTGCCGTCCATAATATACAACACTGTAACTACAATTCCTATTAGTTTTCCAACTAAATCTTTTATTCCTATTGTTATTTTTTGAAATTCTGTTATTAAATTCAAGAAAACTCCAAATATATTTCCAGTAATGCTTGCCATAAATGTTCTAATATTGCTAATCATTACACGGAAAAAGTTGAGACTATCTGTAAATTGAGAACCCATTTCACTTAAATTGGAGGTAATATAAGTTAATGGTTCTAACAAGTAGCCCATATAATTGTTTTGCATATTTTGAACACAATATGTGAAATCTGTTTGTATATCATCGGAAAGTGGCATAAACATAGGATTGCATCGATATTTTGGCCAATCTTGTTTAATCTGTACAACCGATGCAAAAAAATACATTGAAAAAATTAATGCTACGAAGGCTAAATTTATATATATGAAATGAACCCAATCTATTCCTTTTGGCATTTAACTTATATTAACTTTATAATTTATTTTCTTCCTTTAGTCGATTTCCTCGACTTCCTCGACTTCCTCGATTTCCTCGATTTGTTTGATTTCTTCGATTTCTTTCCACCTTTTACAAGAGGTACATTATCTTTTTCACTTTGTACACCCATCTGTTGTCCAACTTGCTGTGTCCCTACTTGTTGTTGTGTTGTTCCGTTTACCATATTGCTTTTATATAATGTTGGAAGCACTGGGACCGCAACCGTACCTCCACCTCTTTTATGACGACGAGTTCCACCCTTTACCTTTGGATTTACTAATTCTGCTTGTGTAGCTGCGGCATTTTTATTTGCATTTAATGCAGATTGCATCGGACTTCCGTTTGACCCCGGAGGCATTGTTCTCAATGGAGGCGATAACATTCTTTTATATTATGAAAATATTTTTTAACGCAGTAAGAAATTCACAAATAAATACGCGGTAAAAGATTTCGTTAACTTGTAAAATTAAGTTTCTTAAATATAGTTTATATGGACGATAATGCAAGACTTCAACTGCAAAAGATGATTAAGGCGAATGATGTCGAGGACCAAACTGGATTAATACGCGAACTTAAACACAGTCATCAGTTAAAAGCCGATATCAATGGTCTTCTTTTGTTAAAAGCTAAACATCGAGAGAACCAAGAATTAATTGTCACTGAGGCGATGGCTGAATGCCAGTTTTTATTCACTTATTACACCGATATTTTCAACAAGGTTAGAAAAGACGAAATTGATTTGGATATCTTGTTCAAGTTCTTGGATGTATTAAGACAAATCGAAGATGGTGAACTAGACCAACACGAGGGCTCTTTTGTTGTTGGAAAGTTGTTAAAAGAATTGTATGTAGATAGCGCTTTAAGAAAGGCGGACAAGCTCAATGAAGAACACGAAAAGGCGAAACCCGTCGAAAAAATCATTGAACCTATTAATATTTCGTGGAAGCAATTTAAAGAAATTGCCAAGGTTTAAAAGTCGGTATCTAATGAAAATGCATCTTGTTTTTCCTTGTAAGATACGGTTTCATCGAAACCTCCTACAAATTCCCCATTATAAAAAACCATTGGAAAAGTCTTGCATTCTTTCCCCGCCTTTTCTCGAATGAATTCTAAGAATGCGGGCTTATCTTCAATAAGCCATTCATCGCAGTCTACAATCAAAGGCTTTTCTGTTTCAGATTCTAATAATTTCTTTACTTTAATACAATTTGGACAACCACTCTTCGTGTAAATTGTATAATTGTTGGCAGCAGGTTCAATATATTCCATCGTTATATAGCTATAATGCTAAAATAATTTTATATTGTTTTCAATGTTATTCGCTGTAAGATATAGACCTATGTAAACTATTACACCTTTGAATACAAATGCAACTGTTACCGATAAATCAATTAAGACGCAAACAAAGTGTGCGAACTTAAATGTTCATCGGTGTAAAAATGCTTAAACAACTATCTTATAACTATAATATGCAAGTGGTTGTTGAATCGCCGATACATCACAATACACAAGAAGAACCAAATAGACAAATTTCAGAAGAAGAAGAAAGCATGGAACAAATTAGGGATATGTGTTTGCTATTTTTTTGTCTACTTATTTTTGTTTTTATTATTGTTATTATTTTTACTTTTCTTTGAGAGATAAATTTTATAGGCAACAAAAATATTTATATATCTTAACACTTAAACATATTTTTATAAATATATTTAAGACAATGAGTGCAATAACCAAATCAAAAAAAATACAGCTAACAACAACAGTTGTTATTGTTGAATCACCAGCAAAATGCAAGAAAATCGAAGAATACTTGGGTCCTGGTTATAAGGTCATTGCTAGTTTTGGTCATTTGAGAGAACTTGGCTCCCTGAAAAATGTCGATATTGAAAACAGATTTACACCCAATTATCAAATTATTAACGACGAGAGAAAGCGCAAACACATTGAATTTATGCGCAAAGATATCCATTCATCTGATGATGTCATATTGGCCACAGATGATGACCGAGAAGGCGAGGCCATAGCTTGGCACATTTGTGCGCTATTTGATTTGCCAGTTGACAAAACCAAACGCATTGTGTTCCACGAAATTACAGAGCGCGCCATTCAAGCGGCCATCTTGAGTCCCAGGACCATCGATTTGAATCTGGTTTACTCACAACAAGCACGGCAAATATTGGATTTACTTGTGGGGTTTACCATCTCTCCATTACTTTGGAAATATATTGCAAAGAATGCAGAAAATAGTTTGAGTGCTGGTCGCTGCCAGACACCGGCATTGAAGCTGGTCCACGAGAATCAAATAGAAATAAATAATTCTCCTGGTAAAACCGTGTATAACACAGTAGGATATTTCACAAATAAATGCATTCCATTTGATTTGAACACACGCTACGAAAGTGAAGATAAAATGTTGAATTTTCTGGAAGAGACTGTAAACTTTGAACACATATATAATTGCAGTGCACCAAAAAAAGTTTTTAAGGCACAACCAGAGCCTCTAACTACTTCAAGGATTCAACAACTGGCAAGCAATGAGTTGCATATTTCACCCAAGGAGACGATGCGGTTGTGTCAAATCTTGTATGAAGAGGGACACATTACTTATATGAGAACAGACTCGAAGAAATATAGCAAGGATTTTATTGATACTGCAAAGGAATATATTGTGAAAGAATATTTGGACCCCAGATATTTGAACCCTCAAATTGACGCGCTTGCAAATACAAAAGACAATGCAGAATCTCAAGAAGATACCAAAAAGTCTGATAAACCTAAGAAAACAAAGAAGACCAAGGCACATGATGCAAAAGAAAAAGACTTGTCGCAAGAAGCTCACGAAGCCATAAGGCCCACCAAAATTTCTGTTAAAAGCGTTGATGATAAAATGGGACCGCGAGAGAAAAAGTTGTACAAGTTAATATGGGAAACAACAGTGGAAAGTTGTATGTCTCAAGCAGAATTCTTCCAAATTAGTGCCTCGATTAGCGCACCATTTGAATCAAAGTATGTACACATTTCTGAAATAGTTGACTTTCCTGGATGGAAAATAGTAAAAAACAAATATACTGACTCCGAAAAAAGCAAGGTATACACTTATTTGCAGACCATTAAACAAGACACAACCTATGACTATAAAAAAGTTTTAAGCACAATGACTTTGACCGATACAAAGTCGCATTATACGGAAGCAAGACTTGTTCAGTTGCTTGAAGAACGCGGTATAGGTCGCCCATCCACATTTTCGACTCTAATAGACAAAATCCAAGAGCGCGGTTATGTGAAAAAGGAAGATGTAAATGGTAGAACACTCCAATGCACTGATTTTGAATTGGAGGAAGACACAATTTCTGAAAAGAAAATAATGAGAGAAGTTGGAAATGAAAAGAACAAACTCGTCATTCAACAGCTTGGAATTATTGTCATGGAATTCTTGGACAAGCATTTCAATTCACTCTTCAATTATGACTATACACGGTTAATGGAAGACGATTTAGACAAGATATCAAAGGGAGAGAAAGAATGGACCTTATTGTGCGATTCTTGTTTAAAAACAATGGAAGAATCGTGCAAGGAATTGAAGGACGAGAAAAAGCACGAAATTCGTATAGACGAAAATCACAGTTATATTATAGGGAAATTTGGTCCCGTTATCAAATGCGTCGAAGGCAAAGACGAGCAGGGAAAAGACAAGGTTGTCTTTAAGCCCATTAAAAAAGATATTAATTTGGAAGTTCTGGAAAGAGGAGGTTATAAATTGGAGGATTTGCTGGATAATGATGTAAAGAAGAAGGGTGACCCACCGCTAGGTAAATTCCACGGCGAAGATTTATTTATTAAAAAGGGAAAATATGGAGTTTACGCCAATTGGGGAGAGAACAACAAATCACTGTCTTGCTTCGGAAATCGACCTATTCAGAATATTACTTATGATGAAGTTCTTGCATTATTAATGAAAGATGAATTAGACGGTAATCTTGGGAAAAAGGGGCCCAATATTATTAGAGAAATTACTAGTAATATTAGTATTAGGAATAGTGCACACGGCGATTATTTGTTTTTTAAAACGGCGAAAATGAAGAAACCGGTTTTTTATAAATTGACTGGGTTCAAGGGCGATTATAAGAATTGTAATATAGAGATTTTGAAAAGTTGGATTATCGACGAACACAAAATTAGAATATAAGTCAGGGAACCTAAGGTTCCCCGAACCCCTCCTCTATTTTAACATGATTTTTATAAAAATCATGTTAAATTTCAGAAAAATATAACAAAAACAAAGCAAAGAGGAGGGGTTCGGGGAACCTTAGGTTCCCTGAGTTAGGATTTTTTAGCAACCGCCGTTGAACTTCCGGATAATGCATTCGATGTTGGGTCAAAAGTAATATATGTACGCAAATTCTGAGGTCTCAAAATTTGGAAAATCAAATTGAATGAATAGTTGAATTTTCCAAATTCAACCAGCAAACCATTGTGATATCGAATCTTAATTTTTAATTTGCGTATTCTCTCAGCAGGTGGATTAAAGATTTTAACAGCTTCAGTATTACTGTCATACCATTGTGAAATGGGAGTCGTAGTTACACCTATTTTGGCAAAAGCGGAATTATGAACACCATTCGTTTCATTCGTTTTATAAGTAAAAGGTGTTAAACTAAATGGACTTGTTTCGTCAATATTATTTAATCCAGCAATTTCAATATAAAAATATGCATTGCCCATCAAATTGATTTTGGCCGGCGCCTCTAAATAATAGACATTTTGCGTTTGATATTGACTATCCGGAAGTAACCAATATCCATTATCACCGCTTGTTAATGCATCACCATAATAAAAACGCGGGTAAACACCAGGATATTTATTTGTAATTGTTGGCGTAGGGCAACGCGTAAATCCTAAAAATGCAGGTAAACCCCAATTCGAAAAATCGTCCAATTGTTGTTGCAAACATTGTATTCCTAATAGTTCATTTCTTATAATATAAAACGGTGAGTCATTGGTTAATATAAACCCCGAACTCTTATTTCCAAACCACAATGTTTGAGTTACCTGATTATAAACAATAACAAATTGTTTGTAGCCTCCTTGTTGAATATATTGTTCCAATAAATCTGGATAGTTTTTAGTTAAATAATCATAAATGTAAACATCAACCGCTTCATTAAACCGATTAGTTAATTCAGTAGCAATTTGAATAGGATTATAAAACCCTTCTGAAATGGCCACAATAAAATTTTCATCTATATGTGCATACAAAGCTTGAAATGTCGCATTTAATAATGGGTCAAAAAAACCGTGATCTGCTGGATTAAATGGATTAGAAATTTTGAATGTCATACCTATATTTGCTTGCGCGAGAGAAAATGTATTATAGTTTGCAGGAAAAGTATAATTCCCCAATTTTACCGTGGATACATTTACATAATCATCCGGTAATTCTATTTCAAAATTGCTTGAACTAGGCCATTTAGTAACATCCCTATCTTCAGAATGTATGCTTACAACTCGCTGCTCAATCATATATTCATTTGCATTCGGTATTAAAGGATAATTTGTACTTGTATTAAATCTACTCATATATAAATATTACTAGAAATTTTATTTTATATTATATTTTTTGCATATCATATAAAACTTTATTATGTTATTTATATAAAATGGCGTACATTAGTTTTTCAGGAAAACAACCAAATTATACTGCATATATAAAAACATTCCCTTTGTCTCCATTATCAACAAATACTACTTGGACAAATACAAGTATTAGTAACACAGCTTATCTTACTCCATCTAATGCGAATGCAAGCGTTTACATTAAAAATGATTTACTTGTTGGTGGCTCGATAAATAATCCTTCTGATTTTAAATTAAAGGAAAATATTGAAGAACTAAATTTATCCTTGGCAAATGATTTGTTAAAGATTGAACCTATTCAGTATACTTACAAAGCTGATGATGATAAAAAAATTCATTATGGAGTTATCGCACAAGATTTGGAATCCTATTTTCCAAATTTAGTATCAACTATAGTAATGAAAAATGATGATGATGATTACAAAGAACACAAGGTTGTCAATTATCTTGAACTAGTCCCTCTTCTTATTGTTAAAATAAAAGATTTGCAAAAACAAATAGACGAATTGAAAGGGTTTCAATAAAAAATAATTTATTCTCTAGAAGTAATATATCATAATGTCATCTAATGGTCCTAAGGCAATAACAGGAATAAATACAAGTACAAGTGATTTTGCATCTTTACAGCCCACTATTGGAGGCGGAGATTTTTTTGTTTCTTTCTTACCAACATTTTATGTTTCATTAATTGTTGTTGGTATTATATTATTGTTTATTACTGTAGGTTCTACTTCTATGGATAATTTAAATGGAACAATTGCTGGTTATTCTTTAATAGCGGCAGGAATTTTAATTTTAATTGGGTTTTTAATGATGAACTTATCTACAAGTTCTGAAAAGAAACCAGAATCTCTTACAAAAAATAATAGACAAATTATTATGAGCTTTTTTTATACATCAGGCCCCTTTTTGGTGACAGTAGGTATCATTTCTTACATTCTATATTTGCTAATAACTTACAAAGACAGAATTGCAGAAGGAAATATTGCACCAGGATATGTTAGTTTTGCAAATATATCCATTATTCTTATTTTAATGCAATTGCTATTATTTTATTTTGGCACTAAAAAAAGCAGTTTTAAAGAAACAAGCAGATTAGACCGTGTTTATAGTGGCTTGTTATATTTTGTTGGTATATTGAATATTATTACAGTAATAACAATTGGAATAATTTTACGGTATTTCTCAACAGATGGGTAAGGTTACGGATTATTTGCCTTCAAGAACTTGTATGTCAATCCATAATAACAATCTGTTTCCCATATTCCGGAAATCTTAAGCATAAAATTGCCATTGCTTAGTTTATCTGCATTTTCAAGAAACAATTTAATATTTCCGTTTCTAAATTGCTCAGTAATTTTATATTGAGGAGTTTTATTTCTAATGTTATATTTCCTCAATAAACTTTCTTCAATCAATCGCAAATTCTCTATCATATCCTTATGCAAAACTGGATTGAATGTGCACTTGTACTTATTATAATATTTTTCAATGTTTATCTCGTATAATGGAATCAATAAACTTATTCCGTTCAGTACAAACAAGGAATTGGAGTATAATATTCTAACAAAATTCCCTTCATTCATCACATTATTTTTTATGGGATCGCAGAAATATACACTTTCATCATTATATTGTTCTATTCTTTTTACAATGTTCATTATTCTACTAGTAGACTCTATTTATTTGTGTTATGTTTTTAAGTTTATAAAAATATACTAATTAATTAATAAGTAATAAAATGGAATAAAGATTGTTGAGTTAGATTATATAATATATGAAATTTCACGAAACCCATTTTGAAGAATACATAAATGCCAAGGAAAATTTGCATCCAAAGCTCGAAAAAATATTTGCAAAATTTCCCATAAAAATACATGATTTGAAAAACTTAATTTTCTATGGTCCAAACGGTGTCGGAAAATATACGCAAATGTTGAAATCTATCCGCAAATATAGTCATACTGATTTGAAGTATGAGAAGAAAATCAGTGTTACTTATAACAAGCAGCAGTACTTCTTTAAAATAAGCGACATTCATTATGAAATAGACATGTCATTGCTTGGGTGCAACTCGAAGCTGTTGTGGCACGAAATTTACTCTCAAATTGTGGACATTGTATCGGCAAAAACGGAGAAATCTGGGATTATTGTGTGTAAATATTTCAATGAAATCCACAGTGAATTACTGGATAACTTTTATAGCTATATGCAGAAAAACACCGCATCATGTATTGATTTGAAATACATTTTGATTACCGAGGAGCTGAGTTTTATTCCGGACAATATATTGAATTGTTGTGAAGTGATTAATATTCCGCGGCCGACAAAATCGGCTTACAACAAGTGTTTAAAAAATAAACTGAATATCAAGGTTGAACAGATAACGAATATAAAAAATCTGCATTCATCTGTAACACAATTGATGATGCCTTACAAAATCATATGTGATAAGATTTTGGATGCAATGATTAAAATAGAAGAAACTAAATTTCTGAAATTTCGTGATTTACTGTATGATATTTTTATTTATAATTTAGATATTACAGATTGTGTGTGGTATATAATATCGACATTGATTCAGCAAAATAAATTGAAAAAGGAGAAAATATCAGAACTGTTAATCAAGACATATTCATTTTTTCAGTTTTATAATAATAATTATCGACCTATTTATCATTTAGAGAATTACTTGTTTTTTATTGTTTCATTGATGCACAATTATAAATTGTAAATTGTTATAGAAAATCAAATACTTAGAAAATAAAAAACAAGTTATGCAATGGATTTCAAATCCGCGTGCGAAATATTAGAAATAGATACGAATTCTCAAACGGCAAATATATTAACATTAGAATACTTAAAGAAGCGCTATCATAAGCTGGCCTTGCAAAACCATCCAGATAAGCGAGGTAATACTTTAGAAGCCAAAGAAAAATTTCAACAAATTAATGAAGCTTATAACTACTTGTCGAGAGAAATTAGTAATTTAAATTTAGATACAGAAAATGATTTTTGTAACAACGAAGAAAAAACAGATAGCAATACAGGTTACATTAATATTTTGAATCTATTCTTGGATAGCTTATTGAAGGGACATCCCTCTGGAAACGAATTTCTCTCTTCATTCATAAAAGATATAGTGAATGGCTACAAGGAAATTACTTTGAAGATGTTTGAGGGCCTCGATAAGGAAAAGACTCTTGGAGTCTACAACTTCCTCTTTAAGTATAAAAATATATTATATATTAGTGATGAAATTCTGGACAAGGTCCGCGCGATTATAGCGGAAAAATACAAGGATGTGCAGATATATGTGTTGAATCCGAGTATCAACGATTTGTTTTCGAATAATGTGTATAAGTTGGATTTAGACGGCGAACTATATTTTGTGCCGTTGTGGCACAACGAGTTGTATTTTGATGACAAACGACTAGAAAACGGGAAGGACAATATAATTGTTAAATGCATTCCTGAATTGCCAGAGAATATCAGCATAGATGAGAACAATAATATACATATTTTATTGAGGCTTTCATTTACTTTTTCTCTCCTTGAACAGAAATCTATAGTCTTCTTTCTGGGAGAAAAAAGGTTTGAGCTTCCTTTAGAAGGGTTGAAAATACAAAAGTTTCAGACTTGCATATTGCGAAAACAAGGCATCTCAAAAGTATTTGAAAATGATTTATATAATATCGAAGAAAAGGGAGATATAATAGTTAAGTTGCTCTTTTGCGAATAATTTTATATATATAGATTAATGGATAAATCTATTCCTCAACAAATTATAGAACAATTAGGTATTATACAAGGAGACTATAAAACTCCTATATTAACAGACGCTCAAATTAATTCTTTATTGGAAAAAATAAAAACTAAATGTTCAGGGTATAGAGGTCCTGCTAAAAGTTTTATGGGCTTGTTTGTAAGTGCTCACGGAGATGATTTAGATGTTGCTACTAGATTTACAATTATTGATGGTTTGGAATTAGAATTTGATTTTCCAAAAATAAATGCAGACGGAGATGATGAAACTATAACAAAAATTACAAAAAAAAGGGGGAAATCAAAAACAGAAACAAAAACCGTTGTTGAAGTCGATAATTATATACATATTTTAACAAATTTTACAGATGAGATAAAGAAAAAGAGAGTAGAAAAAGACTATGAAAAAAAATTCAAACAATATATTGAACAGTCTGTATATTTGCAAATTGCAATGGGACAACCCGGTCCATCTGCGCCAATGTCTACGGAGGCAGATGATGACCTAAAACCAACAGACGCAAAAAGAGGCATATGGGATTATCTATCAAGTTCTGCAGCTGACCTTGCAATTGTATCAAATACTTTTGCTTTATTGAATGATACTACCCTTCCTCCTTCAGCTGCTTCTGCAGCAGCTGCTGCTGCTGTTGCTCCTTCTTATCCAAATCCTTGTGAATTAGAAGAAGTAGTCAAAATATGTCGTCATATGTTAAGAGCTAATTTTGTAGAACTTTGGGACAACACTGGTAAACTTAGTGGTGATGCATTATGGACGAAACATTACTTAGATTTAATAAAAAAAACCAAAAGGGACATAGATAAACCACAAATATGGATTCAAAAAAAATTAACAAAATATAGCTATGATAGGCGGTATCAATTAGCACCAAATAAAGGCGAAGACCCGGCTTATAATGCTTTTGAAGGTCTTCATATTGTTGATTTTCGAGATGAAAATGGAGAAGAAGTTTTAGAAGGGTCATTAGGACAACCAGGATTGGTTAGTTTTCTTCCTATTTCCAAAACTCCTATACCTGTCATTTATAGTAACAAGGGCGACCCTTTAAATAAAATAGATGATGTTCAACTCACTGCATTAAAATCAAATTTGCATATAAACAATTTAAAATTTAAAACATTCAGAGACCGATTTTATAATTATATAAGAAGGGTTAAATTTCCTATAGGAGCTGCAGCTGTAGCTGCCCGACTAAGTCAAGAGCAAATAGAAGAAAATTTTAATAAGGTAAGAGCTATAAGGTCAATTTTATATGCAATTGAAAATGAAGAATTATATTTAAGTCAAATCTGTGTACTTGCATTTTTACTTGAAATAGATTTGTGTGAAATCTTCGACCCTGCGTGTAGACCTCTAAGCCATACTGTGTTTGATAAGGACGGCAAAGAAATTATTACAAGTTTGCGTTCTGGGACAGTAAGGGATAATAATATATACGATGCTCTTGATACTTTTGACACACAGCTTACACAATAAGTTTTTTAACTTTTATTAATAACAAAAATAAAAAATTTTTTGTATTTTTTATTTTTTCATTTCAAATATTTATATTTTTTATAAATTTACATTTTTAAGCCTCTGCAACAACCTTCTTCTTCACCACCTTCTTTTTCTTTGGCTCCTCTGCAACTGCCGTAGGAGGAGCGACAACTGGTGCTGGTGCAGGCGGAGGAACAACTGGTGCTGAAACCGGTTCATCATCCTCCTGCTCCTCATCAGAATCCTCCACCTCAGCAGTGTGAACTGCGTCCTCATCATCAACAACATCACCACTAGGAGCAGGCGCCGTCTTCAACTTCTCCTTGTCAGCACTCTTCAGCTTGATAAAGCACTGACCGCTTAGAGAAGCACGCGGCTTCTGCACAACAACCTGAATCAGCTTCCAAGTAACACCAAACTTGCCATTCGCAAACCAGAGGCCACCACACTGAATCAGCGAAGCCACCTGAGTTCCCTTCTGAATAAGCTCCACAGGAGTCAGAATAGGATTCGAAGGATTGGGAAACAACTTCTCGCCATCCTCGTCGTAAACCTCGCACTTCCAAGACCCCTCCCACATCGGAATCTTCACACGAAGACTAGGAGCGCGACTAAGGTCAGCCTCGCCAGTAGCCTTGTCCTTCGAGTACTTCAATATCGGAGTGTAAAGTGCCTCGACAACCTCGGCATTCTTGTGAACCTTGCCAAACCAGTCCTTCGAGTAAGTAAGCGCATCCTCCTTAATCTTCGCCTCAAAAGCCTGCATATTCTTCAGAAAAGCGGTAGTGTCATCAGTCTTGTACTCATCACTTGGAAATTGCAGCGACATCTCAAACTTGCCATTTCCCTTTCCCGACGCCTGGTCCACAAAATCGGAGGCGCCCCAAGTGAGCATAAGTGGTGTGGAAAGTCTGAGGCCGCTATTAGTTGCCTTATTCAAAATATTAATACTCTTTCCACCCGAGGCATTGGCCTTAGGAGCGGAATAACGAATCTCTCTTGCATTAAATAGGGTTGCGTCAACGATCGTGTCTGCCATTCTTGCTAGTATGAATTATATATTGGGCTTATCTTTAAATCAATTTTTTTTCTAATGTTAAAACCAAAATGAAATGCGTTATCATCTTGTAACACGGACAATGCTGTAACATCGAATTTTATATATAATTATATGTAAAACGGTTCAAAAAGAATTCTATATATATTGTATAAAATCCGCATAAATGCATAAAAAAATAGATGATTGCAAACAGGAAGATTTAATAAAAAATTACACTTACAAACAAATAAAGGATACCACTCTAGAAGAATACATTGAATTTATTGAAAGCAGCTGTGACAATGAATTGAAAACTGTTAAGAAAAAGGCAAAGGTATCGGATGATAATATAATAATTCCTAAATTCACCGATTATGCATTTATTAGAGACAACAATTACAATGTGCAACAATTAAAAGTATTTGCAAAGCATTACAATCTCAAAATATCTGGAAACAAGAGTCAATTGATAAATCGTTTGTATATTTTTTTGAAACTTTCATCAAGAATTGTTATAATTCAAAAAAATTTTAGAGGCAAACTGCAAAGAAATTATAACAATTGTCACGGTCCAGCATTTATTGACCGCTCATTGTGCACAAATACTTCCGACTTTTTAACCATTGAGAATATGGTCGACCTACCTTTCTCTCAATTTTTCAGCTACAAGGATGTAGACGGGTTTATTTATGGTTTTGATATAATTTCTCTCTATAACTTGATAATTAAATCGGGGAAGAAGGCGCAAAATCCATATAATAGGAATGACTTACCGAAAGAAGTCTTGCAGACTATTCGGAATTTGATTAGATTAAGCAAAATATTGAAAATCCAAATAGACATTGACATAAAAGATGTGAACGATGATATTAGTAATCAAAAAAGCATTGAATTGAAGATATTGGACATTTTTCAGACAATCGACAGTTTAGGAAATTACAGTGACCCTGCTTGGTTTCTCTCATTGAATCGTCAACAAATATTGAAATTTGTGAGAGAATTGCATGATATTTGGGATTATAGGGCTCAACTATCAGCCGAAACAAAAAGAAACATATGTCCGCCGAATGGCGACCCATTTAGGAATATTAATGCAACTTACATTGTGAATGAATCGAATATTGATAATATTCGAAAATTTATTTATCCTTTATTGGAAAAATTCGTTAATAGCGGAGTAGACAAAGATAGTAAATCTTTAGGAGCATATTATGTACTTGGGGCATTAACATTAGTTAATCAAAATGCTGCTACATCGCTTCCTTGGCTTTTTCAATCCGTTTCGTATTTTTAACAATTTGCACAATTATATTTGTGACCTTCCCAATCACAAATATATATATAATGCGTTAAATCACTTAAAAAGATAGTGTTTAGATAGAATATAAATGGCAAGAACCAAGAAGACTTCCGACGCTGTTGAATCCGCTCCCGCTCCCGCCCCTGTTGTTAATGTTGCAGCTGATGCTGCTTCTGCTACCGTCGCCAAGGCCCCTAAGGTGAAGAAGGCCAAGGCTCCCAAGGAGCAATCTCCTGTCGAGGCTGCAGCACCTGTTGAGGTTGCCGCCCCCGTTGAGGATGCCCCCGTTGATGGTGATGCTTCCCTTGTTGAGCAGTCCACCGAGTTTTTGGCCAAGCTTGGCCAGCTTGGTGCTCTTATTTCCTCGCTGAAGACCGAGTACCGTACTCTTGAGAAGAAGTGGACTCGCGAGCTTAAGACTGCCCAGAAGCAGTCCTCCAAGCGCAAGCGCAAGGCTGGCAACCGTGCCCCTTCTGGCTTTGTTAAGCCCACCAAGATTTCCGATGAGCTTGCTGCTTTCCTTGGAAAGGACAAGGGTGCCGAGTTGGCTCGCACCACCGTTACCAAGGAGATTAATGCATACATCCGCACCAACAAGCTCCAGGACGAGGCCAATGGTCGCAAGATTAACCCCGATGCCAAGCTTGCTGCTCTTTTGAAGCTCAAGAAGACCGATGAGCTTACTTACTTCAACCTTCAGAAGTATATGAGCCACCATTTCTCCAAGACCGGAAAGGCTGAGGAGTCCGCTTCCGCTTAAATGCAAAAAATAAAAACCAATAAAATATATAAATTCTAGTTTTTATAAAATTTATATATTTTGTCTACTCTAATTTGGAATACTTTTCAAAGTTGGGGAAATCGCAATCAGTGGGTCCAATTATATATAGTTTCAATAATTTGTCTTTATTTAAATGTGGTTGCATTTTCATAACATATTTAATAGTAATTTTTTCCTCGTCATCCGTCAATTGGAATCGATTATTTAAAATATAATCAACGGCAAATTCCTCATCAATTTTCTGTGTTTTTAAAATATCAATTAATCCTACCGCATATATGTTCTCTTTTAATATGTCCATCGAATATTGATTGTTCGTTAATTCAAGTTTGTTGTTGATGCTCATATATATTTATAACATTATGATTTTAAATAAAAAAAATAAAATACTTTTTAAATATGTTTATTTTATAAATTTATTTCTAACAAAATATAAACCCATCTTCTTCCAAAATTGGTCGTATAGCCTCTCTCCTGATTTGTGTATTTATGATTTTAATTTTCTCAAATGCTTTTAAATTTGTGGATTGTTGTTTCATTGACAAATCAAACATTTTGTTTATATTGTCCAATTCATCTCTTTCTTCAATATAATCAGTATTTTCTAACAACCAATCGTAAAAATCTTGCGTCTTATTTGTTTTATGATATTTCTTGAATAATTTCAAAGTTTTAACTAGTCCGTGGTCTTCTGCATCAGTTGAAATATTGTAATCTGTTCCAGACAAAACACAAATTTCTCGAAACTCTTTTTGGGTAATTCCAAGTTCTTCCAAAATATTTTTGGTATCATATAGAACCACATTATGATTCAATAGACTCAAATATCGCAACACTCGTCTGCATCCATAAACAAACATATCCATATCTTCGCTCAAACAAGCCCATACCTTCTTTTTGGCCACTAGCATTGCACACAATTCATCTGCTTCACCTGGAGCATCATAATATGTAAGACCGTAGGCGCGAATCATTTCCTTCACTTTGTCTATTTGTTCTCGATTCACATATACAAATTTCTTCTTCAGAGCATCCATAGCTGTCGTAATTTCTTCCCTTTTCTCTTCTTCCATATTGTCCTCTGATTCTAGTATATTTTTCAAATGGTTGTATTCACTTTCTGCTTGTTGTTTGTCTGCGCGGCGCTTTTTCAATAGTTCCTTTTTTTCAGCGGGTGGTTTACCATCGAAAATGAAAATAGGTATTATATTGTAATACCTGAATGTAGCCAGCATTAGATAGATGTTCTCAATAAGTGAATCGTCACCTGCATATTTGTAAATATAGATGCTGATATCAACAGCAATTTTTTTCCCCGACAAATCTGCCAGGGGGACACATTTGATAGATTCACTGCAATTGTCCCTTAGAAAACTGTTTAAATTCTTGATTCCCATTGTTTCAAAGGTTGTTTGGTTTTAGGTGCGTTCATAATTTGTTGATTTACCCTATTCAATTTTTTTTAGGAAACAGATAAATATAAAAATATGGCTTTAAATTGAAAACCGCGATTTTAAGTTTTTGAATTTGCGGATTTTTTGAATTTGAAAAAAATAATATAAAGAGTTTTTCATAAAAATATAAATATGAAATTTTTGCCTTATTTCATTTTTGCAGCTATTATTCCTTCAAATTGTTTCGCTCTAATACAAAATCAAAACAAACCTATATGTGCAAATTGCAAATTTTTTATTTCTAATAAAAATAAATGCAGAAAATTTGGAGAAATGGATTTAGTTACTGGTGAATATACTTATAGCAATGCTATTACTATAAGAAACAATAAAGATAAGTGCGGAGAAAATGCTATTGAATTTGAAAAAGATGATTTCAAAGTTATAAAAAATAGTTATTATTTTTTAACAGAAAATTGGGCTTTGTTTACATTATTTTCTTTGTACAGTGTTTTGCTTTTAGCAACTATCACTAATAGTAAATCATAATTTTAAATAAAACTTTAAAAGTTTTCAAAATAAAATTGATTCATTGTAATCAACTTAAAATAGTATAAACAAATACTACAATATGCTGACTCGAAGCCAAACCAAAAACCAAATTCAACTACACATAGTTGAATATGAAGTCAATATCGACTTTGATGAAGCCAGTGCGGCGTGGAAGGCAAATAAGAAATCCAAAGGAAATGGAACTTACCGTTATGTTTGCCAAGGTATAACCAAAACGGGAAAGAAGTGCTCGAGAGAACCGTTCCACGGTTGTGACTTTTGTAAGTGGCATCAAAATCAAAAATAAAAATTTTTGTCTTTAGAAAATATATATGCGTTCTAAAAAACATTACAAGAAAACAAAAACTACAACCAGAACAAAAAGAAGTTATAAAAAGGGTGGTGATACTAGTTCTGACATTCGAGTAGAAAAAGGTCTTGGACCCAGAAATGACACTTATGTGATAGATATAAAACCTAGCTCCAGTCCAAGCGTGCGTGCTCGCTCTTTATCATCTTCTATTCCACCACCCCCTTTTGGTACACCCCCGCCTATTTCAAATGAAGATTCCAGTTCTGACATTCGACTAGAAGAAGGTCTTGTACCCATAAATGACACTTATGTGATAGATATAAAACCTAGCTCCAGTCCAAGCGTGCGTGCTCGCTCTTTATCATCTTCTATTCCACCACCTCCTTTTGGTACACCTCCGCCTATTTCAAATGAAGATTCCGATTCATTCAAATCGGCTATTGAAGAGATTCTTCCTTTAAAAATGTCTAGAAAAAATAGGAAAAGAAGCTTCCCCTATGAAAGCGTTGTTTATAACCCTGATGACATTGAGGGTATGGTTCACGACTATAGACCTTTCCCTCCAAAAGCCATTCCCGTGCAGTTTGAGGTTTCCCCTCCTTTAGCCAATAGAAAACAACATAAACCATTTAGATTATCAACTTTTATGTCCGATATGGAGGATTATGCTATTCCATTTAGTGATACAAAACCTTTACCACCTAAAATTGTTTTAAGAAAAGGTAGTGTGCAAAATCAAGAATATAATCCACTCCAATCTTGGTCATCAGAAAAAGAAAGACCATCCGACCTTGCATTTGGTATATTATTAGGAAGAAAACGAAAAACAAAAAGACACCATAAGCGCACCAAAAAACATCACAAAAAGACTAGACGCTAATATAAATAATAAAATAGCTTTATCTTGTAAATAAAAACATATTCATTTTTTATTTACATCCGTCAAATTACAATTGGTTTCAGCATTGGCCAGATTATCCGCTCAGCTCGGACATTTCCATCACTTTATATAATGCTGTCTTTAAGCCCTAACCCAGTTCACATATGGACATTCGCATATTTTTTAGAAGCAACTCTGCATTTTGAACAGCCTTCTTTGTCCTCACTTTCTTGAAACTACTCAAAAACTTTTCCATACAATCAACACTATGCAACATTGCTCTGGTTTTATAATTCTTTTCCACAAATTTGCAAAATTCATCCAAATTGGAAGTCGTCTTTTTGAATTGAAGGAGAGAAAGATTATGTGTATTGCACCACGACAAAAATCCCTGATAATTATTCATCAACACAAGTGTTATCACATAATATGACAATACATTACTTTTTTCTTTGTACATTGTTTCTCTCAACACCCTCGATTCTTCTTTCTTCGAATACAAGTCTCTGTATCTTAGTCCCATAAAATTCAAGGTCTTTACCATCTGAAAAAACCCATATGTTCTTTCAAAATTAATAAAAAACTCGCAATTCGAGAGAAATTCCTCCTCATTGTCTTTGTCCTGCAATAAATAAAAACTACAGAACACCGCATTCATTATTTCCGCCCAAAATTCCGTATACGCCTCAAATAAATTGACTTCCGATTCCACTTTAAATACTGACAATATTCTCTCATTACACTGACTCATATTCATATCCGAAAAATCCAGCGCAAAATTATGAAATGTCTCGTGCATTAAAACCTTAAACCACTCCTCCTTTCTAAATACCACTATTTCACTTACTACTGGACATGTATAAGTAAATGCAGTATTCACATTGCTCTGGTCTAAAATACTTATATTACTATTTGGCAATTCTTTCGTTAATGAAGTCATATAAATAAACAAGGTCAGCTTTTTTGCACATCGTTTTGCGCCATATTCATTTATTATATAAAGCCACGCCAATATCTTATCAACATATTCATTATACAACTCCAAAGAAAGTTCGGGATTCTTATCTTCTACTAAAAAATGAATTGTTAGTTCTCGGTCAAAGAGAGAAAAAGTATATGACAAGTCATACGAAATAAAAGTATCAATCTGTTTTCTTACTTCTGCAGGAAAACTGTCAGCATTAAATTGTCGTGGTTTAGGAATTTGATTCGCTGTTGTCAATTTAGTGACCACCAACTTGTAAAACCCGGGTCCTTCTTCTCGCTTCTTTTTTTGAACAAATGAATTTGCTGCTTTCAATTCATTATATAATTGTTTTAAAATGTGATTCGTTTTTTTTGTAGGTTGCGAATGATTTATACATTTATTTTCAATAAAAAAAGACATTAATGATTTGCTCGTTTTTGTTAATCTCATTCCTATATTATTTAGTTATTTTATATTTAATTTGTTTACAGCAACAAAAATATTTATTTTGTTCTCATAATTTATAGAAATGGAAGCATCCGATATTATCATCGCCGTTTTGCTTGTGTTGTTATTTTTCGCATTTATGGGTCATATTGTGGTCGTTCAAAGCAATCCTAATCCACCTCCTCAACCTCAACCCACCCCTGTTCCTGTCCCTGTACCCTATCCTGTTCCCCAGCCCTATCCCCAACCTCAACCCCAACCTCAACCCCAACCTCAACCCCAACCTATGGTCGGCGGATGTGCGGGAACCAGGTATGGCTGCTGCCCAGATGGTAACACTCCCAAAATGAATTACCTCGGTTCCAACTGTTACAATTAAACTCACACACATTTTCCTTCCTTATGCAGTCACTATACAGTTATTTTTTATGATACCAACTCATTTATCATAAGAAAAACTAAAATCAACAAGTGAAATCTCGCGAAGTCAGTGTATGCAAGGTTTTTTTCAGAAAAGTGTTTCCGATTTTCGATTTTGGACATTTTTTTTGTCCAATTTTCAAAACCCAAAATACTTTTCAGCAAAAAGTTATGCATTTTTCGCTTTTACAGCATAAAGCTCTCATTTTCATTTTTTTTATTAAAAAAATGTGAGCATAATATTTTTCATTTCTCGAAAAAAAGTATTTAAAATCTTTTCTTTTCCTTTAGTAATGATAAAAAATGATAACTTTTTGGTAGCCAAAACTAGCTCTATTTTTGCGTGTAAAACTTGTCACTATAATACATATAAAAAATCCAACTTTGATAAACATTTGCTTACGAAAAGGCATATAATGATAAAAAATGATAAAAATGATAACGAATTGGTAGCCGATGGTAGCTCAAATCAATTTAGCTGTGTGTGTGGAAAATTTTACACCCAAAAATCGAATTTATGCAGACACAAGAAAAAATGCAATAAAGTGCAGAATGATGTAGAAGAAATGGTAGAACAAATGTCAGACAAAGAGCTTATTATGTACTTATTGAAAGAAAACAAGGAATTCAAAGAATTGATATTAGACCAAAGTAATAAGATGATGGAATTGGCATCAAAACCCACTAGTATCATAAATAATAACAATTCCAATAATAATTCAAATAACAATAATAAGCAATTTAATTTGCAAGTTTTCTTAAATGAAAAATGTAAGAATGCTATGAATATGAGCGACTTCCTTGACACCATCAAAATCGAAGACGAGGACTTTGAAAATATCGGAAAGCTCGGTTATATTCAAGGCATATCCAATATTTTCATAAAAGGGCTTAAAGACCTCGATGAAACAGTAAGACCAATGCATTGCAATGACATTAAAAGAGAGACCCTCTATATCAAAGATAACGATGTTTGGGACAAAGACGACAATAAACACAAAATTAGAAATGCAATAGCCTTAATTGCACACAAGAATTTCAAATATATTCCTGTATGGCAAGAGGCAAACCCTAGTTCTTTCGATGTAACTACCAAAAAGAATGACTTATATATGAAAATAGCGAATCAAGTTACAACAGCTATTACGCCAGATGATGATAATGGAATTAATAAAATTATTCGCAATGTGGCCAATAAAGTTATTATCGATAAAGAAAACTATGCATAAAATCCTTATTATTGTTTTTTCAACGCATTTCTAACAAAAATTAATTCCTCCGCCAATTTTCCCTCTTTGCATTTCTTACAATAAACCAATTTTGCATTTTTTGTTGCTAGAAGCAAATCTTTCAAGTCCTCGTTTTGAGAGAACTTGGCATACAATGCATCCTTCAACGCTTTCTCTCCTACCTTGTCATCAAATTCCGGGTCTACAACCACTTCGACAGGTCGAATCAGTTCCTTCGTGTCCTTATTTATACCTTTCTTACTACCCGCGTCTTTCGCCAATTCAGCATTCGTTGACAAAGCAGTCCCAGATTCTAATGCAAAAGACAAATAAAATTCTCTATTATGTTCTTTGAATTTTGAAGCCTGAATATAATGCTCCACGGTTTGCCATCGATTACCATTTAATGTAAAAGGCTGTCCCCAAGAATTGTCCAATTTTCTTCTCCAATCAGGAACAGCCGCTAATTCCGCAAACTCACGAATCATTTCTGGTTCAATTTTCTCTCCAGCTCCCTTCCCAGGTAATTTTTTACCAGACGAACCGTCATAAAAAGAAAACACTACATCATCATCATACAATCCCTTTATTTTTGCCTCTGACAATTCCTCAAACCTCGGTTTCTCTCGAGATGGGCCTTTTAACTCTTCTCTAAATGTTTGAAATTCGGGTATCAAACTAAACGCACCAGCATTCTGTTCCATACACTTGTCTACAATTTTTACCTTCATATCATATGGAATTTCACCAAATGTAAATATCTGTTTTTTCTTGTAACCTATTAATTTAAAATGATATCCATTATGATCAACCATAATATAATAATCTGGATTGAATACTCCTGCCGATTCTAGAATACTATCATTCAATTGACCACAATTCAATACATTATTTTTATCACCACTTTTAAAAGCCTCTGATGATAATACAATGAATTTTATGTTCAAAGCCCTTTCCAATGTTGATAATGTCCAAGTTTCTCCCCAAAATTCACATGTTCTTATTTTCTTTTTAAATGCATTCAAGTCATTTACCTTTTTCATAAATTTGTATTCCGCTGCATATTGTTGAGAAACCATTTTTTCTTTTATTACTCTTTCTCTCTGTTCCTTGATTTTCTTACCAGCTTCAGTGAGCTTCTTCTTTTCTTCCCTATCCAATGTGGCATTATATTTGTCTTTGAAATTTTGATGAGCAGCTTCTAATTCCGCAATTTTTCTTGTATCGCTTACAACAGATTGCATTGCCTCTTCATATTGTCGTTTGTAGTTTTGAAATAATTTTTCTGTAGCTTCTTCGGATAATCTATTTCTCAATTTAACAACAGAAGTTTGTTGTCCAATTTGAGAGAAAGCATCTCGTACTGTTGCAAACAAGCAATCACCGCCACCTTCATTGTCCAATATATAATAATTATCATTTTCCATATATTTTTCTATCCATTCACTCTTAACTGTTGACCTAAAGGCATCTTTATATGCCTTTGCATCCTTCTTTGTTTCTTCTCTCAATAATGCAGGAATAGGAATCCCTTTTGTGAGAATAAAAATGTCTTTTCTCGAATCGGGAATGACTCCTTCATTTTCGTTCAAAAATTGCCTTTCGACTTCAATATCTTCTTCTGGTTCCTCATCTTCTTCTTCATCTTCTTCTTCTTCATCTCTAAAAAATGTCTCTGGTTTTAAGCGCAAATTTTTCAACATTTCCGTTGTAACAAATGTATAAATTAATGGTTCTCCCATTTTTTCTACTTCCAAATTATTATTTTCATCCGTATATTCCGTAACATTAGTTGATTCAATTTCATACAACCCTATTTGTATTACTTTTTTATTCGTTTTTACTAAATAAATAGGAAAATATGTTACATTCTTAGATTCAAATGTGTTTTTAGCACCACCTATTGCAACTATTATTTCAATTTTGCCAATTTTTGCAGTTTCAAATTCAATTTGATATAAATTGGCTTCTTTTTTTAAATCATCGGGGTCAACTCTTTTTAATTCAGGGTAACTTATACTTCTATCTAATCTTGATAATACCATTATTATAATTTATATTTATATTTTTAATATATTTTTCAAGGAATAAAAAATATATTACAAGATACACTTTACCACAATACAAATTTTTTCATAATTTTGTCCGCTTTCAAAGAATCCAAATAAAACCACAATTCTTTCCTTTTCATTACTGTTTCTATATTATCCACATTCTTCTCATACATTATTATTAAGGATATAATATCATTCTTTTTCATTGTTCGCGCCTTGGCACCATAATATTCAGCCGTTTTGGTTTGTTTCGTTAAACCATAGTATTCACATATTAATAGCAACTGTTTTATTGTATAATTCAATTCATAATTCTTTATTTCTGATAATATATCGTCTTCATTATACAACGAATTGCTATTATTGGCATTTATTTGTTCAAACTCATTCAATAAAAGTGCCAATTCGGAATTTGTACTTTCGGTTTCACAAGTGATATCATCGATATCATCAAAATAATAAGTAATGTTTTCTGTATCATCCATTATTTATTATTTAAGTGTTATTTTTAATATATATTTTACATAATTACATAATTGTTCTTTACCTTGAAATGGAAATCAAATCCATAGTCTTGATTAATACTCCAGCAAAAATAATAATTGGCAATAACACTAAGAACCAAGAAACTGAAGAATAACCCTTAGAGCATAAGTAATTCAAGAAATATGTCCACAAAAGAATGAAAAACAAATTGATTATAGAAGTAACCAATTTAAATTTAGTTAAAAACGCAATAGTCAATCCAATAATAGATACCCAAAAATAGATACTGGCGGGGGTGCACAAATCCTTAACAGAAAATTTCATTATACTATATACCCATATAAAAAAATTTTATTTCTCTAAATTTGCTTAAAAAGTGTAAATGAGACTACATTTCAATCATATCCATACACTTGAATATGGTTTTATTCGATAGACTTGGATAATCCTTGGCCTTGCTTCTAGCCAGGCGTTCAATAACTTTAATAAATGTTTCTCCGTCAATTCTTTCATCAGAATTTTCAAACCACTCTTTATTGTACAAAATAAAGATATTCTCAATAATCTCATCTACTTCACTCTTTTTATTTTCTTCCTTCATAAATACCAATACTTGATTCAGGAGATTAAATGTCAATTCAATCAATTTATCCTTCTTAATTACACCATTGACCGTCAAATTCACAAAGAATGAACTCAATGCCTTTCTTCGTTCATTGTCCTTTACAACCTTGCAATAATGCTCATAATTTGCATCTGGGTTGCCACTTTCAATCGTTTTGAAAATATCCAAAAAGACATTGAAATTTGAATCAAAGATTGCGCGCATAATTTCAAACTGCTCTATCAACAATGTATACAAATCCGCATACAATTTTGAAAAGAACCTGTTATTCGATGCAATCTCAAAAATTGCGTTTCCAACCTTTTGCATATCCGTTTCAATAACACCTTCAACAATCAATTGATTCAAGATTTCAATAATTTTACTAGAATGTTCGCCATAATTTTTCTCCGTCATTTTATTCAATGATGAACGAATCAAATCTATTTGCGCGTCAATACCCACCTTCTGCTCTATAACTGTTGTTTGAAAAGTTCGTATTGTTTCCCAATCTTCATCGTTCAACACTTCTACTGCTCGGTTTCCACGTTTCTTCCTTTTAAAATCGGAACCGCCACCAGTCACAGAAAATATGGTATTTGTTCCTCCGCCACCTGCTTTCAAATTATTCTCCCTTTTTGCAAAAATCGGTGTCTTTATGTATGTAGGTGAACCAACCTGCAGTGCCAACTCAGTAATAATACTCATTGTTTCATCAGGTAATTTAATATCAAACCCTGCAAATGTGATATCTGTAAAATCGTTTAGAGTATATCTCATTGTCTGCATTGGCTTATAACTCTAATTGTGTTGTTTCATTTATATCAATTTTTTTATATATATTTATAACGCATAAAAATAGTCAAAAGTTGATAAATGTCATCGGCTGTCTATTGTATAAAATATATATTTAACTTTGTAAATCCACTTAAACATAAAATCATTACTAATAATATTATGTCAGTTGAAAACGAAAACGAAAACACAAATGGAAACACAATAGAACAGGGTAATGAATTTGACTCTTCATATGAATTTAATTCATGGGATGAATTGGAGATACCAAAAGATTTGTTAAGAGGAATTTATGCTTATGGATTTGAAAATCCAAGTCCAATTCAGAAAAAGGCAATTAAACCGATGATGATGAAGAAGGATATTATTGGTCAAGCGCAATCGGGAACGGGTAAAACCGCGACTTTTACAATAGGAGCATTATCAAATGTTAATCTTGAGGAAAAATACCCGCAAGTTCTGGTTCTTTCGCCGACGAGAGAATTAAGCACGCAAACTGCAAATGTTTTCAAAGGTCTTGGCAGTATGATGAATAACCTAGTTGTTCAAATTCTAATTGGTGGTTGCTCTATTGATGAGGATGTAGATAATTTGAAGAAAAATACGCCACATGTAATTGTTGGATGTCCAGGCAGAGTATATGATATGATTCGAAGGAACACATTTTCTGCGAAGAAGGTAAAGTTGGTTATTTTGGACGAAGCAGACGAGATGTTTTCTACTGGTTTCAAGGAGCAGGTATACAATATTTTTCAGAATTTCAACAAGGACATTCAAGTGGCTCTTTTTAGCGCGACTCTACCATCTTATATCTATTCAATTACATCAAAATTAATGCGCGACCCTGTGCGTGTTTCCGTGAAAGCTGAACAACTGACATTAGAAGGAATTTCACAATATTATGTTGCTGTGGAAGATGATAAGCAAAAGTATGCGACACTTAAAGACTTGTATTCAGTAATTTCATTGTCGCAATGTATTATTTATTGCAATAGTGTAAAGCGAGTTTCAGACTTGTATGATGCAATGATTGAGGATGGTTTTCCGGTCTGTCGAATTCATAGTGGGATGGACAAGACAGAACGCGATAATGCGTTTGCTGAATTTAGAACGGGAAAGTATCGAGTATTGATATCGTCAAATGTGACAGCGCGAGGGATTGATATACAGCAAGTGAGTGTTGTTATTAATTTCGATATTTCCAAGTGTGTGCATACTTATTTGCATAGGATTGGAAGGTCGGGGCGTTGGGGTAGAAAGGGCGTAGGTATTAATTTGATTACAAGACGCGATATTTCGAAGATGAAGGAAATTGAGGCACATTATTCTTGTCAAATACAGGAGATGCCTTCAACGCTCGATAAGTTAGAAAGATAATAAAATACGCGTAAAATGTAGTAATAATTATTCTATTTTTTCTATAAATGTCATTATCAAATATAGAAAAAATAAATGAACATTTCAAGGTTCCCATTTTATATAATGATAAAAAGGTAAAATTAAATGAAAATATAATAACGGACTTGGAATTGATAGAAACAATTGATCCTTCTGGAACACCAATGTATCAATATGCATTTCAACCCAAAACCAATTTTGGAAAAAAGGTAGTTGAACAATTGTCGCTTCATTATACAACAGATATCAATTATTTGAAAGATAATCAACAACTTTTGAAAAATTACACTCCTATAAAGCACGAAATATTTAGACCAGAATTTACACATATAATGGAGTTATGGGATGAAATTAAGAATGATACTGGTTTCAAAGAAAAATATCAATATATTGATTGGCCTTTCTGGGAATTTTTGAATAAAGACGGAAACTTTCTTCAAATACTTAGTATTTATAATCTATCATCGCCAGTAATGTCATTTTTTGTGCCCGTTATTATTCTGATAATCCCATTTTTTGTTATACAAATGAAAGGTGTGAATTTATCGTTTGTTGAATATATTGAAGTATTAAAAGTTGTTGCATCAAACCACGCAATAGGAAAACTATTCACAAAATTCAACTCTGTTAAATTAGACGAGAAAATGTATCTTCTTATTAGCGCAGCCTTTTATATTTTTTCCATTTATCAAAATGTTCTTACATGCATAAGATTCAACACAAATATGAAAAAAATACACACTTACTTGTCTGATATAAAAAAGTATATAGAATACACTGAAAATTCTGCTAACAATTTCCTTTCTCATTCTTCCAGACTCAATAATTTCTCACAATTCAATCAAAATCTAAAAGAGAATATAATTATTTTGAAACAATTTAAAGAAAAAATAGAGAGAATAGACCCATACAAGGTATCGATAAAGAAGGTAATGCAATTTGGTCACATATTGAAATGCTTTTATGAGTTATATGAAAATAAGGAATATAATGATGCATTTATGTATTCATTTGGTTTTAATGGATATATAGATGCATTGGAAGGATTGGTGGACAATGTGCAAAAGAAGAATATGCAATTTGCCAAATTTCACAAGTTTACGAAGAAATCCAAAAAATCCAAGAAATCTGGTACAAAAATAGTCAAATCTTATTATCCTGCTTTAATTAATAATAATCCTATTTGCAACTCTATTAATATAGATAAAAATATAATTGTTACCGGACCCAATGCTTCTGGAAAAACCACTATCTTGAAATCTTCGTTGATAAATATTATTATTACACAGCAAATGGGATGTGGATTTTATTCTTCTGCATCATTAACACCTTATGAACATATACATTGTTATTTGAATATTCCAGATACTTCAGGGAGAGATAGTTTATTTCAGGCTGAGGCGCGCCGATGTAAAGAAATAATAGATGTAATACATTTGAATCCTAATCAAAATCATTTTTGTGTTTTTGATGAATTATATTCTGGTACGAATCCGGATGAAGCTGTTGCAAGTGCTTCTGCATTTATGAATTATTTGTCAAAATTCAGGGGTGTGAATTGCTTATTGACCACACATTTTTTTGATTTATGTACTCATTTAGGGAAAAACATTTGTTTTGAAAACTTTCATATGGAAACCGTAAAAGATGCGACTAAAAAGTTCAATTATACATATTTATTGAAAAAGGGAATTTCGAATGTTCGTGGTGGAGTCAAAGTATTAGAAGATATGGAATATCCTCATGAAATTATTGCAAATTCTTCTTTATAATCATTAACTATTCTTTACCTAATTCGTTCTCTTTGAGAGAAAAATATATACTGAAACTCTAATAATGGCATTAACCGATATTTTACCTACATCAACACTTATTTGTTTAGCAATTATTTTGCTATTAGTTGGAGGTGTTGCAATGTTTTTTATGCAAAGAATCAATGAGCAAAATCACAAAATTTCTTCCATGTTGGGACTTGTTTCTACAATGGCAGAAGAATTAAATTTTGTTAGGTCTCGAATGCAAATTTTATCTTCAGGAGTTTTATCTAGTCAAAATGGAGGCGCGAGCTCTCCTATTTCACCAACAAATGAATTGATTCATGTTTCTGATGACGAAGATGATGATGAAGATGATGATGAAGATGATGATGAAGATGATGACGATGACGAAGATGATGATGAAGATGATGACGATGATGAAGACGAAGATGATGAAGACGAAGATGATGATGATGACGAAGACGAAGACACAGAGGAAAAACAAAACATAAAAACAATTAATATGGGGGAGAGTTTGGATATGAATATTCATAGTGAGACGTTAGCAGAAGATGAAGGAACTGGTTCCTCTTCTTCAAATTCCGAATTAGAAGATGATTTGGAGAGTATCAATGAGGAGAATTTAGATGTGCAAGACAATGAAGCAACGAATGAGACATTTACATTGACAAACACTGATTTTATCAAGTCGATTGATATTTCTAATTTAGAGGAATCGCACAAGGATTCCGAGACTTTTGATTACAAGAAAATGTCTCTCAACAAATTAAGAAGTGTTGTTGTTGAAAAGGGTCTTGCAACAGATTCTTCCAAGCTGAAAAAGAACGACCTTTTAAAGTTACTTAGCTCTGAATAACGGTATAGTAGTAAAACCAGTAAAAATTGTATAATATATAATTTTCTTTTAATATTATATATTAAATGTCTTGGGCAACTTGCTATAGCGGTTCAAATAATATTCATTTCAATTTCCCACCAATTATGGCCGATGGAAGAAATTTTGCATCATGGCAACCCGAAGCCGTTGTTAACGAACGCATTCAAAAACAAGAGCATATTACTTCTAGTTGGGCTTATCGTCAATATTTGACTAACAACGCGCTTCAAATTATGAAATACAACAACCAAGAAGCCTGTGCCGATTTAGGATTGAATCCTCACATACAAACAAATGCTACACCCTCTTCAAATGTTCCATACAAGTTCAGTTCAGTAATGGACACAAAAGCGCCAGGCTTTGGATATCCAACAAGTGATTTAAAGAATCCTTATTTGTCGAGAGAACAATTGCAAGCACGAATGATTTCACCTTCTATAAGTGTTCCAGTGAATGCAGCATCGCCTCTTTATAATGCGTAATTTTTTTCATTTGAGATATTGAGATATTGAGATATTGATTTTATATATATTTAATAAACTTGTGAAATATATATAAAGAACAATGTATCAATATATGTTTGGTCTGAGTATATTAAAATCATTTACACCCTATTTTCGAAAACATGTATTAACCACTTTGAATTCTCATGACTTACTTTTTATCAATACATTTTTCATTTTTTCGATAGTCTTCCTATTTTTCCTGTATAAATTATTTTTTGATAAATCAAATCCGCTTATAGAGACATTTAAAAATTATAAAAGTCTTTCACTTACTCAAGTAGTTGCATTATTTGTAATGGCATTTTTGGCTGTAGGTTCCTCTATTTTTGTTTACGAATTTGATAAGAAATACAATACACCCCTTATAAATTCAATGTTTATGCGTACAGCATCAACCATTTCTCTTATCCTTGTAGGAATCTTCTTATTCGAAGAAAAATACTCGTGGAAACAAATTGCGGGTGTCTTCTTTACCATTTTTGGCGTTTACCTTATTTCGCAAAAGTAAAACATCGAGAGAAAAGACCTCCCCAATCCGGCAAGTCTTTAAGTTGTTTCGAAAATATAATATTTATACAACTTAAAGAAATGCCATCCAAGCTGACCACTTTTCTCTCGATTATGATGTTTTACATTTTGCTTTCTTATATTTTGGGTCCTCTTGCCTTCTACTATTTCTTCGGCAAAAATCTGAAATCAGCAGGCAATGGATTTATTGTAGGAAGTGTGTTGTCTATTGTTTTATGGTACTTTTATGGCTCAAAAATGATATAAACAACTTTTTTATATTATATCAACAGTCTATAATATGAAAATACTTAGTATTGATGTTGGAATTAAAAATTTAGCATTCTGCCTTTTAGAAAAAGATTGCCAAAATACCGAGAAAATTACAATTTTAAAATGGGATACAATCAATTTGGCTCAAAAAGTGGAGGCAAAATGCTGTGAAATTGAGAAAAATGTGCAATGCAACAAACCAGCAAAATTCACAAAAAACGCGAAATACTATTGCTTGAGACACTCCAAAAAGCAGCAATTTCAAATTCCAACCAATCAATTAAAACCTGCCTATCTCAATAAACAAAAAATGAATGTTTTGTGTCAACTCGCTGACGACTATAAAATCAAATACCCACAACCTTGCAAAAAAGCAGAGGTTCTCTCTTTAATTAACGATTACATTTATAATTCTTGTTTTGAACCAGTTGAGAACACTAGTGCATCTAAGATAGACCTCGTTACTATCGGACGCAATATGCAATGCAAATTCGATGATATTTTAGCCGAACATTTATTAACCATAGATAAGGTTATTATTGAAAATCAAATTAGCCCTATTGCGAATCGTATGAAAACAATTCAAGGTATGATTGCTCAGTACTTTATAATGAAAAATAATAATATACAAATTGATTTTGTAAATGCATCCAACAAACTCAAAACTACTTCTTCTCAAGATACAGCAAAAAACTCTGAGACTAAAAAACTTAAATACAGCGATAGGAAAAAACTGGGTATTCAACAATGTTTAGAATTTTTATCAACTTATAATTTTCAACAATGGGAAGAGTTTTTCAAGTCACACTCCAAAAAAGACGATTTAGCCGATTCTTTCTTGCAAGCCATCTGGTTTATTAACAATAAAATAACCATTTGTTGCCCTCTATAAATACATTGTCATTGTTAGTCGAAAAATATATTTATTATTCGTTAATACTTAAATTTAATGTTCTATTTAATTCATAAATGGACGATATTATTGACATATCTACAATAAATTTAAATGAAAACTTGAGCGAAGATTGGAATGCTCGACCTAGTAGTAGTTCAAAGTCCACTAATTTTGGAGGTGGGCTTGAATTGCTTATGAATGACAAGAAAAAAGAAGGCTCTGGTAGACAATCCTCGGACATTGAATTAGATGATTTGAATAATTTAGAAGACGAGTTAAATAATCTTACCGATGATGTGGATAATGCGCGATTTGAAAGCCGTTCTGATTTATTTAATAGAGGAAATAGTTTTGAAAATAAGCACTCTGTTCGTTTTGATGATAATGGTGCAAGTCTAGGACAAGCCACGGCCGAATCTGATGGGGAGAGTAAAACCTGGGATGGATATACCAAATTCAATAATGTACCTATCAATCCCGACAAAGCTCTTCCATCCCAACCTCAGATGTCCAAAGAGGAGTTGTTGAGAGAAAAGTTCAAGTATTTAAGAAAGTTGGAAACGCTTGAATCCAAAGGCGTGACTCTGACAAAGAAGTATTCAATGGAATCGCCACTTGCTGAGATGCAAGGCGAATATGAAATGATTATGGAAGAAAAGGCCAAGCAAAATTCAATCAAGTTTCAAGGTAATATGCTTATGGCGTGCATTAATGGTATTGAATTCTTGAATAACCGTTTTGACCCTTTTGATATCAAGTTGGACGGTTGGAGTGACCAGGTCAATGAAAATCTAAACGATTATGATGATGTATTTGCCGAGTTATATGATAAGTATAAGAGCCGCGCGTCAATGGCTCCTGAACTCAAACTACTTTTCCAACTAGGTGGAAGTGCTATGATGGTTCATATGACCAATACGATGTTCAAGTCAGCTATGCCTGGAATGGACGACATCTTGCGTCAAAACCCCGATCTAATGCGCCAATTCCAAACCGCTGCAGTGAATTCGATGAGCCAACAGAGCCCCGGGTTCTCGGGATTTATGAATAATATGATGAATCCGGAACCCCAAGTTGGATTCAGTGGACCTCCTCCTCCACCCATTTCCACACAGAATCGTGATGCACCAACAAGTCGACCTGGCAATAATACATCTTCTTCTTCGAGATTCTCTAATGCCCGCCCTGTTTTTGGAAATGAGAATGATGGAATCAATATTCGAGAAAACTTTGGCGGCACTTCCGATGTCCCTCGTTCTAGTCGAGCTGAAATGAAGGGACCTAGTGACATTTCTGATATCTTAAATGGTCTTAAAACAAAGACTATTAATATTCAAGAGGTGCCACCGTCTTCTCAATCCACAATTAATGGAGGAAATGATAGCAGCACTATAAGTATTTCAGAGCTGAAGGAGCTACAATCCGAGGGTAATATGCCAAAGCGAAGTAAAAGAAGACAAAAGTCGGATAAGAATACTGTCAGCTTAGATATTTAAATTTTCCGTTTATTTATATTTAATAATAAATTACTAAATATAAAATATAAAAGATGCGTGTTTGTGTAGTAATGTTTTATGATGATAATATAAAAAATTATGGGGATATAAATTATGAAATAAATAAAAATTATTGTAAAAAATATGGATTAGATATTATTGTTTCGCATAAAAAAATCTATGATAATAGACATCCTGCGTGGGAAAGATTGCCGTTATTGCTCAAATATATTGATAATTATGATTACCTAATTTGGATAGACGCCGATGCATTTTTTTTTCCAGATGCAAATAATATTGTTGATGTTATAAATAATAATAGTGATTTTAATTTTATTTTTAGCAATGATATTACAGGCTTAAATGTTAATACCGGGATTTTAATTGTTAAAAACAGTCAATATAGCAAAGAATTTTTGGAAAGATGGGCTTATGATGACTCATTGTTTGAAAATAATACTTATCCACATTGGTGGGACCAAGGTGTACTAATAGACATGATAAATAACAATTTATTGGACATAAAAAATAATTCTATTTGTATTGATTATGGTATATTGCAGGAGTTTTATCCAAATGAATTCACAAAAGCATATATTTATCATCTAGCTGGAATAGATTGTAATACAAGAGTATCTGTTTCTGAAAATTATATAAAGCAAATTAAAATACTATAAGAAATACTATATTATTTTACCATAATAATATAATACACAGATAAATGTCTTTTGAAAATGGATTATTCATATTTCGTCGCGATTTTAGAACTATCGATAATAGTGCTTTGAATAATGCAAACTCCAAATGCAAACGCATTTTTACTATATTCGTCTTTACGCCAGAACAAGTAACAAAAGCAAATAAATTCAAATCCGACAATGCTGTTCAGTTTATGATTGAGAGTCTTGAAGACTTGGCAAAAGATATTTCACAAAGTGGAGGCCATTTGTATACTTTTTTTGGAGAGAACGACAAGATTATTGCTCAATGCATTAAAGCGTGGAATATAAATTATGTTTCTTTTAATGCGGATTACACACCTTATGCTTTAAAGCGTGATACAGAAATTGAGAGTTTGTGTGTAAAGCTTGGTGTTAAAATGGAAACAACCCACGACTATTATTTGCACCCTCCAGGAACTATAATGAATGGAACAGGCGAACCCTACAAGAAGTTTACTCCTTATTACAATGCCGCACAAAGACAACATATTCAACCGCCGGCAGGAAAAAGGAGGATACATTTTGCCAAATCATCAACCCATCTTTCAAATACTATTTCTCTCGATTCGGCCTTTTCAAGATTCACAAAGGAGAACAAATCTATCCTTGTTCACGGAGGCAGACCTGATGCTTTACAATGTTTAAAACAAGCCCTCAAGACGCAAAAGCATTATAGTAAAACACATAATGACTTGGAAAAACCAACTACGCAATTATCAGCATATATAAAATTTGGCTGTCTCTCTATTCGTGAAGTATGGAAAGCATTTCGAAGCAATAAAGACTTAGTTCGTCAACTTATATGGCGTGATTTTTATGCCAATATACTTTTCTCATTCCCATATGTTTTAGGTAACGCAATGAAACCTTCTTATGACAAAATCAGGTGGCATAAAAACACAAAATGGTTGAATGCGTGGAAAATGGGGACCACGGGTTTTCCAATTGTTGATGCGGGTATGCGTCAACTTGCAGAAACAGGCTATATGCATAACAGAGCAAGATTGATAACTTCTTCATTCTTAATAAAAGTTCTACTTATAGATTGGCAAGAAGGAGAGAAATATTTTGCCCAACATTTGACGGATTATGACCCCGCATCGAATAATGGAAATTGGCAATGGGGTGCAAGTACTGGTGCCGATTCACAGCCCTATTTTCGTATATTCAATCCTTGGTTACAATCTGAGGAATATGATCCTGATGCTGAATATATCAAACAATGGATTCCTGAATTGAGAGAAGTCGACTCAAAAGTTATTCATCAATGGTACAAATATTCTGGTGAAAAAGAATTTAAAGGAATCAAATATCCAGCACCAATAGTGGATTACTCAAAACAGAAGGAAATCGCATTGAAAATGTACTCTAGTGTATTCAAATAATGCCAAATTGATAAAAACAAAAAATATAAATATAAATATATATTAATGGCGCGTTCAAGAAAAATGAAATCTAGAATCCGAAAAGTGCGTAAAAGCCGAAGAGGAAGAGGAAGCGGAAATCAACTTACTTGGGAGTTGGACGAAAGAGACAGAGTTTTTCCTGATGGAGAATATAAAGGGCATAAAATTTTGTGGACCGAGGAACCAATAAATATTCCATGGCCAGGTATGACAGGAATAGGCGATTATATTGGCGAATATTATTTAGACAAGTATGGAGACCCTATAATGATGGGGCGCGGCAGACTTGTATACACGGAAGAAAACCCGGCCAATGGAATGCATACCATATATGATGGATACTGGACCGAAAATAAAAAAGATGGTGCCATTGATTTTGAATATAGAAATGGAGATTACGGCTACGCTGAATTTGAAAAAGACGCACTTGTTAAACCGAATAAGTGGCACTTTGCACCAACCTATAATTACGCTGACGGAAGAGTGTATGAAGGAGAATTAGTCATTAAAGATGGAAGAGCAGTTCCTCTAAATTATGGTGAAGTTCCTCCCAGAACAGTTTTCAATTTTGCTCCAGGGCCAAGAGATTTTCTTAATTTTAAAGGAGACTATGTTGAGCTTGACGAGAGAGAAGCCGAACGAGGTTTTCGTATGTCTGAACATCCAGATGCTAGAAAGAAAGTCCCAAAAACTCCTGCAAATTCTCCCCAACCCGTACATAAAGTAGTTAAATCATCAACATCAGGAATAAGAGGACTAAAAGGAAGAGTCAACGAAGCGCGTTCAACAAGCAACGCACCTGTAAAGATGAACAGAGAAGAGGAAATGAGAGAAATGAAAAAGCTTGCTGCTAGTCAAACGGGGTTATCGTCTGTTCTCAAAGGGTTCGAGAAAAAAGCAGCGTTGCCTCCTATACAAAGCGCAAGAGACACTGGTATGGGACACAGACACAGTCGCAAGAAAAGAAGAAATAAATCGAAGAGTCATAGAAAACACAAATCAAGAAGACATAAATAAACCAAAATTATAATATAAAAATAATTGCAATTTATATTATATGACACCATTCTATTTAAGCATTTCAATATTATTTTTCTCTCAAATCTTATTTTCTCAAATAATGACTGCATTTCAATTGATTGGTATCTTCGGAAAACCATTTCAAATATCAAAGAGAGAAATAACGAAGCATTTTCAATATAATCAAATTTCTTCTAGCGACAAGCAAAACATATTAAGAAACATAAATGGCTTTTATGGTATGATAGGTCCCGATGTAAATGAAGATAACATTAAATCAGTATATGAATTGTTTGCAGGCGACGGTATGATTCAAGGAGTATTTTTCGATAATGGAAATATTACTTTTGTAAAAAAGTTTATTCGCACAGAAAAATTAGTATTCGAAGAAAAACACGGAAAAATACCCAACAATTTATTTATAACAGCTTTATTCACAATAGGGAGTAGTTTGAAATTATTACCTAATATTATAGGTCGTGCAAATACCGCGCTTATAAATATAAATAAGAACATTTATGCATTATTTGAAGGAGATAATCCTTATTTATTGAATATAGATTTTGAGAATAAAGAATTAGACACAATAAAAAAGGTGAATATACCAAATATTGATTATTTCTGCGCTCATTCCAAATTTAATAATGACGAACAAAAAATAGAATCCATAGATTACGATGTAATGCGAAAAGCTGTGAATTATTATTCATTAAACTCTGCTTTTCAAATTATTAATCAAAAAAAAATATTGACAACAAATGTACCATTTATTCATGATTTTATTGTTACGAACACAAGTATTTTAATTACAGAATCCCCATTTGTGTTAAAAATGGATTCATTAAAAAATCTGAAGGTTCCTATTGAATTGAATAAAAATACGACTACAAAAATTCATATTATTGATAAAATTACAAATAAATGCGAATGTTATGAAATAAAAGAAAGTGCGTTTATTTTTCATTACGCCCTTTTAAAAGAAGACAAAAAGCAGTACGAAATTTTTGCACCAATTTATGAATCAATGGATTTCAATGATTTACATGTTGAAGGAAAATATAGAAAAATTGTAATAAACAAAAGAACAAAAAATGTAAGAATTGAAAAAAACAGAGACCTTGAAAACCTAAGTCTCGATTTTCCACTACAATTTGATAATAAAATAGTCCTATTAAATGGCGTAAAAAATAAAGCCAATGGTTTTGTTATTTGCGATGGGCTTAGCATCATTTATAAACATTTTATGAATAATAAGCGCATATGTGGTGAACCCGCAATTATTTATATTGATAAAATACCTCATTTGATTGCTTTCGAAACTGATATGATTCAGAAGAATAGTTATTTATTTATAATGAACTTAAAGACCTATAAAAAAACGGAAATCCCATTGGATATAGAAATAAGTATGGGTTTTCATTCGTTATTTATTGAAAGAAAGTAAAAGGTTTCAGAAGAAGACTATATTACAAAAATAAAGGAGAGTCATAAATAAAGGCGGAATTGTGTTTTTTAATGTTTTATTGATATTTTCCTTTGTGAAACCTAGTCGTTTTGTTTCTTTTAAATAATAAAGCAATGGACTGTATATTAATAGTAATAACAATCCTGCTTTAAAATTATAGATAATAGACAATTCGGTAAAACAAAGTAAAATATTGAAATATGCAATAGAATTTGCAATTTCAAAAGCCATATTTTTTCCATAAATTACTGGTAATGTAAGAATACCATTTTGCTTATCTCCATCTATATCGCACATATCGAGTAATATTTCAGTATACAATGAACCAAAAAATATAAGTTGTGAATTAATAGCAAGAAGACCCCAGTTTTTGTTAAAACCATAATCAATAATAGGATTAGCTGTTAATCCTGCAAAAAATACAGAAAATGCTACTAATCCAGCACATGACAAGTTTTTGATAAAAGGAATTTTTTTCAAAATGGGTGTATAAATAAGAATATTAGCAATTGCGGTGTGAATTACTATTTGCAAGTTTGAAGGTAAATACATGAAATTCAAATATTCAGTTAATCCTAATAAAATGCTAGATAAAGCAATTGCCTCTTCCACTTTTACTTCTCCAGTAATAAGAGGACGACGAGGATTGTTTATTTTATCCAACGGAATATCAAATAAATCATTGAGAATCATACTAGTAGACATTATCAGTAAAGTATCAAAAATACCCACTATAAATGATGGTGTATTTAATAATTCAAATAAATGCGGATTTACTATCCATCCCCCAGTAAAAGTCAATAAAGTAGTTGGTAATATATTTGAAGGACGAATCAATTTAAAGAAAGCGCTTACTTTTTGCAAAGGTGTAAAGGGTTTCGCCGAATCAATGATGTTATTATTATCTTGATTATCATATTTAATTGTCGAAATTTTTGTTGTAACTTTTGGTTTATGCAGTAAAAACCCAGAAGTATTTGATATAAAAAACAAAAAAAATAATAATTTGTTTAATAATTTCATTACTTAATAATGAAATGATTACTCTAAGTTTTTTTTATTTATACAAACATTGTTAGCTACATTTCGTATTATTTTATTGATACCCAACTCATCATCTGGCGTGATACATGTGGTAACTTGGTTCATTATTTTCATCAATAAGTCATTTTTCTTGGTAGTGACATCGGAAGAAGTAGGATTGGCTTCTTTCCAGACAGGAATATATTTGAGATTTTTGTGCGCGATTAGAGCAATCGTCCTTCTAATTTTTTGCTGGTTTTCATCTTTATTCCACTCATTATTGTCCTTAATGTACAAGGTTTCGCGTTTTATATCACTGCAATGAATGGGTCGAACTGTTTCATCGAGTCCTTTAAGTCCTTTTATAAATATATTAGAAATACCTTGAACATAGCCGAGTTTTCCGATATTTTCAAAGTCTTCATCGAGTATTTCAATCGAGTCAACAAAATCGGTAATACTCATAGCATTTTTGCATTTTTCATTCAAGAAGAATTGCATATTGAATTGATTGTTATTCGTATTAATGTTATTATTCACAGTGGACTTGTTTTTACTAGCAAAATCCATCATCATTTTACTCTGTTCTATCATTTTATTGCCCTGGTCAATTATAATTTCTTTGAATTCTTTATTTTCTTTTAATAATATTTTTACAATATCATTCTCGGTCATATTCTCAGTCACATTTTGTTGCATCGAGTCACATTTTTTCTTATGATACCATAAACCGTGACGAGACTTGAAATCTTTATTACACTTTTCACACGAATATAGATGCGAATCATTCAAAGCAACTTCTGCGTTACCAAATGTAACGAGTTGATGTTTAGCTGTGGTCAAATGTTTATCAAAACTACTTTTCTTACTAGTATTATAGTGACATTTTATACAGAAAAAATCTGGAGCAACTTTTTGCAACTTTTTTGTTACCATTTGTTCTATATTTTAAGAACAGAAAAAGTTGCTAAGTTCTTTTCCCAAAAAATGAAAAAAAAGTATGCTCACATTTTTTTTATTTGAAAAATGAAAATGACATCAAAAAGCTCACAGGTCATTTTTGCATAACTTTTTACCGAAAAGTATTTTGGGTTTCAAAAAATGGACAAAAAAAATGTCCAAAAATGAAAATCGCAAATACTTTTCTGAAAAAAGTTATGCAAGACTGAGATTTGACATTTCGTCTTTTTGTATATTATTCTATTATCATAAATGATAACGACACAAAAATAATAATCTAGATGTGGCTCCATAAGCATATAACTTATCTGTGAATCAACTTAAAGAAACACGGTGTTTAGTTTAAAAAATTGATTCGCTAAACTCACATCATAATTGTAAGACAGTTATCCATTATGACAACCCCAACCCCAGAAATGAACATATTAGACTCCTTTATTATCGGTGAAAACCCCACCTTCATCTTTGTAGATGGAAGTTATTACACTTTTCATCGATATTTCTCTATAATGCGCTGGCGCAAAAGTGCGCATCCAGAGGAACCACTCGATGACCCGTTTACCAATGAAGCTTTCGTCGAAAAATTCAAGAAAACCTTTGTCGACAATTTAAAATCTATCCCAAAAAATCTAGGCATCCACAAGGACCCAATTGCTCCTATTATGATTACTGGAAAAGACTGCCCGAGAGAACAAATATGGCGCTTTAAACTGCAAGATAATTACAAGGCTAATCGTAAGAATGGACCTGAAGATGGGTTTATGGGCGGACCCTTCTTTAAAATGGCTTACCAAGATGAACTTTTCCAACAAGGCGGCGTAAAGGCCATTCTAAAACATCCTCATTTAGAGGCAGATGATTGCATTGCCATTTCTGTCAAGTATTTACTACAAAAATATCCACAAGTACGAATTTTCATTATTACTAGTGACAAAGATTACCTACAACTTGTAGAGCCTCGCGTTAAACTATTCGACCTCGGATTCAAGAACCTGGCGCAACAAAAGAGCAGCACAGGTAACCCAAAATCCGACTTGTTTTGTAAGATTGTTATGGGTGACCCTAGCGATAATATTTCATCGGTACTTTCCAAATGTGGACCAAAGACAGCATTAAAGTGTTACCAAGACCGCGAATATTTCGAGGCGCGTATGAAAAAGGAAGATGCCTATGCAAAGTTTGAAATCAACCAAAAAATGGTTGATTTCAACTATATTCCTCAAGAATTACAAAACGAATTCTTCCAATCAATTGCTGTCGTTTTGTAAATTGAATACCTTGTTAACATTACGCAAAAAATTCGTTGTTTCCTTTATTTTTTCTATTACAGGCCGTTGATAATATTTTCTCGGTTCTTTAAGTATGTTTACAAGTAAATTCATATCTGTTGTTAAATCACCGGTTAAGCAAATCACTTCATTGTCAAAGTATTTTTTTATATTATGACACCCCAAATAGATTGGTGTTGTCGAACATAACAATGGATTTAATATTTTCTCGGAAAAATATTCATTTGATTGAAAATTCTCTATACAAATATGGAAAAAATAATTTTCATAGGGCTCTTTATCGGTAAATTCGCCTTTTAAACGCGGGTCTATATTTTTGTTCATTTTTTTTCTGAAATTGACACATCCACGACCATAAACATCTATAGGTAGACCATTATGCAAAATAGTGTTAACCAAGTCATATCTATATTTATGACCTGGAGCAAAACCCTTTTCACTAATCATTATAGACATTAATCTGTTTTTTTCTGGTAAATTCTTCAATGGAACTGTATGCCACATATATGCACATCCTTCAATAAAAGGGTCAGGTAAGTGTTTCTTGTCGCCAATAAAATATTGAGAAATATTCTTTTTTGCATACTCTATAAATTCATCTGTCAAAACTAAAAAATATAACGGTTCAAAAGCTAATCCAATTACATTTTCTTTCGGAATATCTGGCTTCAACTGAGGCATTGCAGTATTAAGAATTACTGCGTGTGTATAGTCATCCTCATTCGTTATATACAATTTTTTGTCAGGACCATAATAATCCAATAATTCAGACTCAAAATCTTTCTCGTAATGCATTTTGCAAGTGTCGCCATCACAAAAACTCGAAAAAAATCTAAGGCGAATCTGCATCATAGTGCTTTTTTTTAAGTTGTTTTCTGATTCTTTAAGTTCTTTTTTAGAATATTTAACGAGCATTTGAGAATATGAACTGCGATTAGGAAATTTATCAATATGTGGTTTATGCAATCCACAAGGAGACTCATAGTAAACTGTTTCTACTGCAAATTTTTTAGCAACATCTATTGGCGCTATTTTAAATTCTCTGATAATACACCAATAGCAAAAATAAATATCCTCATTTGTCATATATTCTAATCTAGGACAGTAAGTGCAAATATCCAACATTGTGTCGACATTTCTTAGAGAGAGACCACCATTTCCTACTTCCAACATACCCATCCATTTTATGTGCCAAGGAGCACCAACATAGTCATATTGTAAAAACTCGTCTAACTCTCCATTTAATAACAAAGTGTCTGATTGGAAAATAATAGCGTGTCTAGCTCCACACAATTTGATTTTTTGCCAGAATGCGAGAGAACACAACAAATCATTATATTCTTTTTCTATCAAATTCTCTTTATTAATATTGAAATAATGAATATTTTTTATACCTTCGAGTTTTGTCTTAAAAAATTTCTCATTTGTTGTTCCATGAAAAATAATTAGACCCCATTGTTTTTCTTGCAATAAAGATAAGAAATTTTTTATCACCAATATTGTCAAATCTAATTCCCTCGGTTCAACCATAACGCAAAATTTTGTTGGATTTTCATATATTTCAAATTCGCTATTCGACTTATTGAATTGTTGCAAATAATTTGACCACTCAGGTTCATAACCGGTTTCCATATTTAAATAGTATTATAATTAAAATACTATTTAAATCACTTTATCACAATTAACCTTCTCTTTCTCTCCTTCTGTCACGACCTCTTTCTCTATCACGACCTCTTTCCGTCCTATTTCTCGATCTGCTCTCATCTTCTCTATTTCTACGAGTCCTTGTCGACCTATAATTATCTCTTGAATCCCTATTTTTTATTGTAGAAGGAGCTGTAAATCCTGTAACATATAATTCATTGGGGCGATAAACTAGACCAAATAATTTGGCCCACGCTTGCCTAATTTTCTCATATCGACTTTGACAAGCTAACACCGCTTTTTGCGCTAATGGAATACCATCTTTGCCGGGATACAAGTCCAAATCAATAATTACATAATAACTTAACCTGGAATCACGATTACTTGCAAACACGCTATTTCCTCGGTTTGTACTTACATATCCAGTTCCTAATGGAGGCGCACCGCCATATTTTAGTCTATCTGGTTTTTTACCAATATTTGTTCTAGTACTTCGTTTTACACCAGAAGCAATATCTTCATTTTCAATGACAATAGGTTTTGATGTAGCAGGCTCGGGATAATTTTTTTCTAATTTTGTTTTGTAATCAAACATTGTTTGTAGATAATCTGGATTTATATATCTAAAAAATGGAATTCTTTTTATATTATCAAGCTTTTTTACATTAGAAAACTTTACTAAAGAATTGAAAATCAACATATTATAAAATGCAGGAATTTCTCTATAATCATAAACAAATCTATTTTCTGTAAAACTAAAAATGTTGCTATAAGTATCACTAATATCGTCACACAATAAAAATATAAAATCATCTATAACTGGTGTTCCTGTTGCTGCTCCAAGAGGTTGTATAATTATTGGTGGTGCAATAAAAAAATTTACTTCTTTACTTACATAACTTGGAATAAGTCTTTGACAAGATAATTCAAATTCACTAAAATCCTGAGTTTGAATAACAAATTTTGGATAATAATCTATTACATCTGCCAAGAAACCTTTTTTTGAAGCGTTGCCATTAAAAAACTGTGTTAATTCGGTTAATGGAGTGACTCCTCCTCTAGCTGAGCTTTCTAAATACTGTATAATATTTACTTGTTTAAAAATTTCTGACATTTTATCATTAAACTCTTTTAATTTGGTCAGAGTAGCAGGATTACCTCCAGATGCAGTAAAAAAGAATGGACAATTCATAGTTTCTAATATATTTACCAAAACATCCATACTTTTTGCAACTTTATTGTATTGGTCTATTAATGCTTGATAACCTGATGGACGGCGCCCTTTACCATTCTGAATTTCTTGACTCCTACTAACCAATAGTTCTTTTAACATTTCTAATTCTATTTTTTGATACATTAACTCGAAGTTTTTTTGGAAAGGTGGAGCATCTAGTTCATCTTTTGTAATTTTTACACCAGAAGAACTCGAAGGAAGAAATTTCAGTTCTTTTACAAATCCTTTCAAAACTTTAGATTCACCATCTTTACCCTTGTTATCATAAAATGCAAAAAAAGACCCATTGTGAATTTGCTGTTCAGAACTATCTATAACTACTGTTTTTATCTTAAATATATTTTCTAATAGCTTCAATATTACTCTATCACCAAAATAACCTTGAGCACTTGTAATTCGAGAAATTATTGTTGCATTTTTTGTTGTATAATATAATTCATCTCTTCTTACTCGCGGATTATCAATTATGGTTTGAATTACATTATCCAAATTCATATCACGAAACATAAACTTTATTTTATCCCATTCTTGTTTCATATAATCATATATAACTGCCTTCAATCTTTGTTGTTGTTTTGTAGTATCTTCTAACCCAATAAATGGCGCAATAAAATAGTCTAAAAAACTCGCTGCTTCTTGAATATAATAATTAATATAATTCTCATTTACCGGTAAATTAATATGGTCAGCAATAGCTTGTCTTATTCCTTGAATCGTGAATTTACCAGTACTTTTATCGTTATACCTATTCGTCGTAGTCTTCCCAGAAACAACTAATTGTCCATTTAACGCAGTAACAAACGCTTCCAAAATAGAACCAGGCTTCTCATGAGATTCACTATAAATATAAGAATAAACACCCCATTGATTTATTTTCTCTGATACATTAGCATAAACAGATGGATTTACTTCTTTATCCCTGATATATACATAATATTCTAAAAAAGTCCAAGTTAATTGTTCACTAGATATTTCACTTAAATCTTCATCTTTTATAAAACTTTTAAAAAAATTAATACGATTTTGTTCATTTATTGAAATAGGGTTTTGATTCAAATTTTCAGGATTGGTTATTGCAACACACGCTTTGAAAAGACCCATTTTACTTATATAAGGAATCAACGAATCCAGTTCAGCTTTAAATTTTAAATTCAAATCCGCAACAGCATCCTCAATGTAAACTTTATCATAGTTAAGTTCTCCAAGTTTTTTATTAATATTTTCAATTAAATTATCAAATTGTAAACCGCTACCAGGTATTGTCTTAGAACTCCATAAACTGGTTTCCAAATCTTCGTACAATGGTTGAGATAATAAACCATTTCTCGATACATCTGCAAAATTTTGTTTCACATTTTCATAATACTTTTTTAAAGAAGTTAAATAATTTCTAGTTGCATTCACATTATTCAACTGTTGGGTTTTATATGACAATTGCCGAGCCAATGTTATTGTAGACAATCTAGCATATAATGTTATATAAGTATAAGATATCACTTGTGCGTTTAATAAGTTTTCATATTGCTCTCTTTGCGCTTTATCTGTAGATGATGTTGAAGAACGAAAACTCAACATACTCGTTTTCTGAAGAGGAAGTTGACCGGAATTATACCTTATTAAAAATTCGGCGCGTTGTGTAGCATCAGGAAAAGTTTCTGTATATTTTCTATACAATAAATAAGTTTTCCCAATTGATTTTAAAGCGAGTCCTTTGACTCTTTCAAACAATGCAGTAGTTTTTTCAGAAATATTTTTCCAAAGCATTGATTCATTTTGAATGTCAAACAGTAGTAATTTTACATTATAACAATCTATTTGATGTTTTTCAATACTTAGTAAAGAGGGATAATTGAAACAAGTTTCAAAACTATCTATTGTATTATATGATTGACCCAAAAAATTATCAATTTCGATAATAACTTTTTTAATTTCATCTTCAAACTCTTTCAATGATGCATTGTAAACACTATTACTTAATAAATCAAAATAACAACCATAATCAAATTCCAACATTTCAACAGATATAATCAATTTCAACAAATCAATAGAATCATATTCATCCTTCTTTTTTTTATGCATTACATCCAACTTTTTCTTCTGAATATTCAATAAAAATTTAATATAATCACAAAATGCCCCTATATATTTGCGTTGAGTGTTTATCTTATTCAAAAAAGCATATAGTGTTTCTTTGTAAGTTCTGAAATATTCCTGTTTAACTTTTTGCAATTTATTAAATTCTTCCAAAAATTTAGACTTTAAAGCATCATCCGAGAGAATAGTTCTTAATGTTTGACCTTCCTTTTTATATGTTTCCACCATTTTAATAAAATTTTCTACTAATTTATCATATGCCCCCTTCAATTTTAAAACCGATTTATTTATTGTTATCGGCAAAACAGCATCATAGTTTATTTTTTTAAATTTATCGATTAATCCACTATGTAACTGTGCAGATTGTTTAAATAATTGACCTATTTGTTGTAACCCTACTTGAATTTGTATTCTTATACCAGAATCTAATTGTTGTTCATCATAAATAGTTTTCAATCCGTTCAGCAAACCGTTTATCTCTCCAATAATTGAATCAACGCTTTTTATTAAATTAAAAACATCAATCTGGTTTTGAAGAGGGTCATTTGTTGATTCTTTAACTTGTGATTCTTGCGCCTTTATTAAATTGGTTAACTTGGTTTTCAAACTTTCCAAGCGTGCAATAATAGTAGCTGTATCTACAGGCTTCGTCGAAGGACTCGCTATTGGTGGTTGCACCTGTCTATACATATTAATAACTGATTCGAATTCTTTCGACAATCCAGTAAAATCAGCCGCTTCTAATTGACTCATTATTTCGTCTTTGTTTCTTTTTAAATCTTGCCTCTGGGTTTCTAACTCGCCAAAATTTGTTTCATCCTTATCAAGAAGTCCAACCAATGACTTGAATTTATCTGACGCATCTTGATGTTCTTTCATTGTAGTTTGAAACTTTTGATATAATGTCACCAAACTGGGATTTTCATTTTTTTCTTCCAAATAAACAACATTTAATGAGTCTAAAATAGATTTAGATATGGGGTCACTCGCCATATTAGGTGTATCTGGGTCAACATTTATTGCAGTGTCAAATACCAATTCCGTAGCAACAAGTTGTTTTACTGAATCAGGTAAATCCTTTTGTTTCGCGGGGTTTACAGTGACATCTGGACTAGTAGTAGTAATGCCACTGGTATCGCTAGTTTTAGGTTTTCCAGAAACCCCAGCTGCCACTCCACTTAAAAGTTCAGAGTCACCGAATTTGGACATATTTGGATTAATTCTTCCGTGCATAACAAAATCGGGATGAGTGGAGACAAAATTATCAAACTCTTGATTGGCCAAATCTTCTTCTTGAGTGGAAAACTGCAACTGTAACATTGAATTGATACCTTGACCATAAGAAGAACCCGACATTTCAAAACGGCGTTCTATATTTTTAGTGCCAATTCGCCAATCCCCATAATTCCAATCATAACTATTTATTGTAAAAGGCTGTCCTTTTATATAAAAACGACTACCCGATTTGAACAACTGATTCAAAGTCACTTTAATATTATTATCAATATATCCTTCTTCAGTAGCTTGCTCTAGCGTTTTTTTTCCTTGACCTAATAAAGAAGACGATAAAGTTCGATTAATTAAACTATCAAACGCACCCCTATCAAAGAATTGGGAATACAATTCCGAAGGTGGATAACCTTTGGGAACCCGACCAGCTACACTATTATTTAATTTAACAAGAGGGTCAAAGTAAACCGTTTCGCTGCGCGCACCCGGAATGGACATAGAAGGTTCATATTTGAGTTTTGGAAAACCTCGGATTCTTGTATTGATTAATATTGACAATGATTTGGGATAATTTGTTTCTCTAGGATTTATTTTTGGACTAATTGGTTGAGCTGTTGGAAACATACTTATAATACATTAAGAATATTATATAGGTATTTTAAATGTATTTGTAAAAAAGAAAAAATTATTTATCAGTCGTTGAGCTACTAGAACTTGCATTGATTTGAGGGAGGTCATTATCCACACTTTTAAACTTATCGTAAGCATCCATCTGCGCCTTCATTTGTTTCTCTCGTTTGGCCTTTTCCAAAACCGCAATAGCTGAATTAATTTCAGTATCGGATACATGGCCATCTCCATTTGCGTCTACTAATTTATGCAAAACTCTGTGTTGATGTGGAACAATGCAAAAATTACTTTCTTCATTAAACAAATGGTCAGACAAAACAACAAAAATGGCTGTTAAACCTAGGGCAGTGTATATATCACGAGTACCCATCCACGCCATAGCAAAGACCAAAAGCTGTTTACTGAGAGAAAACTTGAGATATTCCTCAGTAGATTTGCTAAATTGAATTGAAATAAACTTGGAACCAACATTTAACATAATCATTACAACTCCGGCAAAAAACTTACTACTATTCAAATATAAAATATGGTCGTGAATATATAAAAAAGGATTTTTGAAAAAACTTATATTACTGCTATTTAAAGGTGCTGGCGGCGCGGGTCCGAATCCTGGAAAACCTTGCATACTGGAATTATTGGAATTATTGGAAATAATATTTTTTTTCTTAGAAGCTTTCGATGGCATATTATAATAAAACAATAAAATAAAACTTTCAAATAAAAAGTGTGAAACAAACAATTTTACGCTAATCCAAATTTTCTTACAATTGTTTGCATTTTTCCAGAAAATATCTTGAATTTGTTTTTGCTATATAAACGCATATTTCTTATATAGGGTCTATAGGCTTGTCGAAATCCTGATAAGAACCCTTCTTTATTTTCATATTCATAACTTTTCTTTTTCTTTATGATGATCAATTGTTGAATCAAATAAACCAAAAAAACAAAAACAACGATAAAAATAAAAATATTTAAAAATATAATCAAATTGCTCTTCATAAAGTATATGATTATATTTTTTATTAAAAATTAATTTATTTTGCAACAGAGCTAACACTTTTTAGACCTTCTGGTCCAGAATAGTTTGCCATAGGTTCAAAACTAGATTCATTATATTTAGAAAACGACATCTGATTCGATGATTTAGGTTTACGAATATAATCTTCAATAGTCAACATCCTGTTTCTTCCTTCACTCAAATCAGCAGGAGATAATGTCATATTGTGAAAACCCTCTTTTTTATCTACTTTGTCACCCTTTTTTTGAACATTTTCTTTGGGAACAACTGCAGGTTCAGAAGACTTATCAAGAGGAGGAGCAGGTTTTTTTTCATCGGAGGATGCGGCAAGCAAAGGTGCGGGTTTGGTAGATGTAGAAGCTTCTGTGGTTTTTGGATTGCTTGGTTTAGATGGAGCAATAATATCCACCTTGTCTTTAGATTCCATACCTTCAATGACACGAGAATTATAAAGACCAATGAACACTACTGTTGTTATGGCGCCTAATAAAGGATTGCAATAGGTCATTGCAATAATAAAAAGTATTAAAGAAGCCCTTCCTAAAGTGTTCTCAAAATAGAAACTCAAGTAATGAGGATACATTACAATGTAAAGAACAATTAACCCAAAAACCAATGTCATAATTGTGTGAAAATGGGTAGTAAAGGCGGTTATTAGAGAATCAGTTTTTGTCATTATATAAATAACTCTATATTTTTTTGCAAATGGCAAATCTTAAAATTCAGTGTGTTTCATAAATTTATTATCTTATTTTTTATTAAGAATGTCTTTAGCAATGTATGCAGCACCATTTGATAATGAAAATAATCAAGTAGTGAATAACGATACGACAAATCATATAGGAAAAAAAAGGAATGCTCTAAATAAGACCCAAAAACGATATACAAATCCAAATCCTAAAGAGAATGTAAATACTGAAAAAGTATTGTCGGTTCTTCAATCCATTCATAATTTACCCGAACAATCCAACGAGTTGGCAGACTTTAGTCCTCTTCCACCTCCACAATCTATGGGTGTTCAATCAACCATTTCGAGAGAAGGCAATAATTCATCTTCCCCTTTGAATTCAAATCTAGCTTCCAATTTAACTAGCAATGCTAGTGATGTTAATCAAAGTTCAACATACAATATTTATTCTGAAGACCATAATCAAAATATGGCGGAAGACTATTACAAACGATTCATTCCTAATTATGAATCGATGTACAGTACAACGCCTTATAATATGCCATCTTATAAGTATTCTAATTCTACGAGGTCAAACTCAAACAGCGGACCCATGTCAAACAGCGGACCCATGTCAAACCAAGATATTTTGATAGAGAAATTAAACTATATGATTCATCTTTTAGAAGAACAACAAGATGAACGCACAAATACTGTAACAGAGGAAGTAGTATTATACTCCTTTTTAGGAGTTTTTATCATTTTTATTGTAGACGCTTTTTCTCGCGCAGGAAAATATACCCGCTAAAACAGAATTAAGAAATAAAAAACAATTACAATTCTATAAAAGACATAAAGATTTTTATAGAATACAATTATATGCGAATCTTTTGGTCAAGTCTTTTCTTTGCATCCATTATTGCAAGAACAACTAGTTTATTTGAGAATAACTTTACGACTGTATCCGAACTTGATTTAAATAAATATCAAGGCCATTGGTATCAAGTTTATGCCGCACCCATTGATTACACTTTTCAAGGTTACGGAAAATGTATTACAGCGGATTACGGTATTCTAGGCCCTAATAATGTTAGTGTATTGAATTCTCAATTGAACAAAAAAGGTGAATTAGAACAAATTAGTGGATATGCCTTTTACAAGGATATTAGCAAGCCTGGTCAAATATCTGTTACTCTAGAAGGTGTTCCATTTGTTGCACCTTATTGGGTGCTAAATTTGGGCGAAGTGAAGAACGATGAATACCAGTACAGCATTGTAAGCGTTCCAGTAGGCCCATCTTTGTGGGTTTTAGCGCGCAATATTATGGAGTTTTTTGCTGTTTATGACGAAGAAGTTACCAGTTTGCTGAAAAAATATGATTTCAATTATGTAAAAGTGGACCAAGAAAACTGCTAATTACACTAATTAATGAAGAATCAAACATTTTGATGGTTTAAAAGTGGGATAAGCAAAATTGTAAAAAAAATATGCGGTAGGACTTACCATTGTTGGTTTAGTACGCAACATTATATTTTTTATAATTGCATTATTATCACTAGTGTCTTCTATAACTGCATACTGAAAACCAGGATGCTTTTTATAGATTTTCCAAAGAGCAACCTTGTAACCCTCTACAAATATATCTGGATTATTATTTTTGGAATTAATAGATGCAAAACACGATAATATTTCCACATTTTTCCTTACATAAGCACACGATTTTCGAAAGAAGTAGACGCACAACACTTCAAAATCGTGAACAATAATATAACAATAAATATTCCCAGTCTTTATAAGTTCAATCAAATTCGATATTTCTGGCATTACAACAATATCAAATTTAGTATTTTGTATTTTAATAAAATCGACCAAATAGTGCATATTTTTAGGTCCAATTTCAATTAGACCCAAATAACCTGGTAATCGTGGCGGTCTTTTCCAAGTCCGCATTTCAAAACCATAAGTGGAATAGACACAAAGAGGAACTATGCCGGTCAATTCGCCCTCTCTTTTAAAGAGAGAAACCACAATTTTCTCGTTTAAAAGGCGTTGATTATATTCGTGCGTTTGAATAATTTGCGGTGCTATTCCTGCTTTTCTATGATTTTTATCTACACATAAATAATCCACATAATAAGCGTCAAAAAATGAATCTTTGCTTCCATTATTAATATATATTCTAACCGGTCTACTGGTCATAACCCCTATAATTTTGTTATTTTCAATCGATGTATTTGTTTTGCAGTCTAAAAGCAACTCGGAAATATTATAGAATGATACAAAACAAGGATGATTGTGCCCAGTAAAATAAGGAACTATATTTTCTTCTTTTGGCAAAAAAACATTGTCTTTGTTTCGCAAATAATGCGATTGAACAAATGACGCAAATTTTGAAATCTTGTAATTATCAAGAGAATCAAATTTTACAACCTCTATATCTTTAAAATTGCAATACTTATTTCTCTCGGGCATACAATGTTGAATAATTCCATGAGGAAATAAATAATAATGTAAATCATAAATATGAAAGACGGGTTGAATTCTCCAGAATCCAAATTTGAAACGAATATATAAGAAAAAAGACAAGAAAAACAAAAATATAATACATATAAAAATAAAGAATATGTATTTTATGTTATGGATATTATTGTAATAATCAATAAGCATTTATCAGTTTAATGGTTTCAAAGAAAATATTTAATTGGGTTTGACTAATATATACAAATATTGATATTCGTATGCAACTTTAATAAGGTCAATTTGTCCTTCCAAGAGGAACCCGACTTCCTGAGCCATTTGTATTATGGATTCGCTTGTTGGCATATACATGGTATGTTCATTTTTGCGTACTTTGCCGGAATTATTGAATTTGAATTTTTCACTGAAAGTTGCTACATCCGTCTTTTCATCCAGGTCGAAATTTGCCTCATATTTAAAATCATTGAATGTGACACTGGTATGTGTAATGCGTTTATCCGCGTATTTTTGCGGCGAAACCATAATTAGAGGGTTTCCAGGAGGCAAAATAGGGTCAAACATAGTTCTGTCTACCAAATGCAACACTAAATAACCACCCGGTTTCAACCAATTCATACAATTTTTAAAAAAGAGCATTTTGTCTTTTATATAATAAATGGTAAAGTACAAGCAAAGGATGTGTGTAAAAGAATTTGGATAAAATTTATCGCTCTTCAATGCATCTCCGACGATAAAATTGTAATCAGGATAAAATTCCTTAGCTTTGTTAATCATTGCTGGTGAAATATCCATTCCAACCACATTATAATTTTTAGAGGCTAAATCGGCAACATGATGTCCTGTACCCGAACCCACATCTAAAATAATACTTTCTTCAGACGGCAATGTTTTATTAATGATTTCACCCACCTCATAAGAATCCTTGATATTATTGTAAACCAAATAATCATAAATATCACTGTAAAAGTCGTCATAAATACCATCACCCGTTTTCAAAAGAAACTTGTCGCCTTGTTCAAACCCCTCAATTGTGGTTGGTCTTTTGAAAGATTTGAAATACATAATAACAATAAGAAATAAGACGATAAATAGTAGTATTTTTCCCCATAATGAAAGTTTATTGTATGTTTTATTGATAGAAGAAAATATGTTGGTCATTTGTCTATTATGTATTATTACTATATATTTTTGTTGGTTTGTTTATTTGTTTGTTCGATGTTTTTGGTTTTTTGTTGGTTTTTTTAATAGAACTAATAATATATTGTTTCAATGTCAAATAATGAAATCAATGATGTAAGAGAACAAAAGGAATTCAAAGGAATCACATTCTCGGAATTTAAGAAAACTGATGTAAAGAAAGAATTACTAAATAATTTGATAAATTCTAAAATAGAACAAGCGTGTTACTGGAGTGCGGAAATTATATGTTCTGGTCATTTCAGCGATTTATGGGAAATAATATTGTTTTTTTATAGTAAACATATTCATTTAGGTAATCCTAAATTGGCCATTTATTTGAATTTGAGAATTGATAATTTCAAGGAAATCATCCACGGTGGTTACATAAACAATGAAATAAAGATGCGTAATAATCCTAAAATAAGGAAACTCTTTGCTGAAATAATGTGTATATTGTGCAATGCCAAGAGGAAACACAGTTTCGACGAGATTAAAATAAAAAAAGAAGATTTTGATATGACTCAAATGACTGACCGTTTCAAAGCACCCAATGTTTCGTTCGGAACAAATATTATGCTCCCTGAAGACCCAAAAGAGTTGTTTATTGCAATGAATGAATTTGCATATAATATATCGAAAGAGGGAAAGAATTCTATAAACGCATGTTACTGGATGGAATGGATAATGGAGTTTGAAACCATTTGCAAAACCAAAAAAGAAAAATGTAAATGCGAGAGAAGAATACAAATGCCTGTCGATAGTAAAAATCAGCAAGATATAATATGGCTAATATGGGATGCCATTTTAAAAGAATCCGCTGCAAACCATAACCAACTAATACAAAAAATAATAACAAGTTTGCTTAGTTTATTCTGTTTAAAATATGCCAATGGTTGCGGCAGAAAACGCCGTTATATTATTTATTATGCAATCTCTCTTCTCATAGAACCCGTCGATGTAAATGAAGAAATCGTGAAAAACAAGGACCAAGTTAATTTGGTCGTTTCAAAGATTGATAATATTTATAAACAAATTAAGAAAAATGAAAAATCGCCCAATACGGATTATCTATTTAATCAATTAGGCAAAACCAATTTAGACAAGACAATTGAGAAACTCGAAAAGATGAATAATTTTGGAGAATCTTTTATACCAAGGTTGTAAATAAATTTGTTTATATAAAATATAGCAATGAGTTCAAGAAGAGCACAAAATCGCAAACAGAAAACGCGTAAAAATCGTCTAACAACTATGTCAATGCAATCTATTCAAAAATTCGAGCAAGAAATTGTAGTCAAGTTTTTAAGTATACTCAATATAGTGAAAATTTACCATTGGAAAACCCACAGCTATGCAACTCACAAGGCAACTGATGAACTCTATTCCAAATTAAATGATGACATTGACCATTTCGTGGAAGTACTTCTTGGGAAAATAGGAAATCGTGTTGATTTAACAAAGTGCAAGTCCATTCCTGTTCGCGATTTTACTTCTCTCGAACAAATGAAGAGAGAAATTGTCAATTTCAAGTCCTATTTAGTCGGTTTAGATTCGAATAAAGTTATGCATATAATGTCCAATTCTGATTTATACAATATTCGCGATGAAATATTAGGCGACTTGAATCAATTCATGTATTTATTGACCTTTTCATAAATTATACAAGTTATAGAGTTAAAAATAAAAATTTAATAATATTTATTTTTAGTATAAATATAAATGAATAGCGCTGCTGTTTCAAGTAATCCGTTATCACAAAACAATTTTAATTCGTTCGACGCTACACCTGCTGCTGCCCCTACCGCTTCTTCTATTCCCTCTTTAACCACATCATCTTCCGATGGTGGCTGGTTTAGTCATTTTGACTGGCGTGTCTGGCTTTTCATCATTTTCATTTTGGCCTTTATGGGAATAAATATTTTTGTTTACTTAGCAAAAGGTACACAAACATTGGCTGACCTTTTAGCGCCTATTAGCCAGTATTTTGGCGGGACTGCTATCAATGCCACAAAACAAGCAGTCAATGTCAGCGCAACTGGTGCCAAAGCTGGTGTCGATATTGCCGCGGGTACTGTAACAACCGGTTTAGATGTGGTGCAGCAAACCGCCGGTTCCATCAAAGGAGCGCCGGCAAATAGTCAACAAACAAATACACTCAGTTATGATAACTCACTCAGTAATGCATTGAATAATGCTACTTCATCTTCAACACAGAAAGAACAACCAGAACAGGACACACCAACATATCAAGCAGATGATTCTTATAGCAGTATTCAAGCGAGTAAAACGGCGGGAAAAGCTGGGTGGTGCTTTATAGGTGAAGACCGTGGATTCCGTAGTTGCATTGAAGTAGGAGAGAATGACCAATGTATGTCTGGCGATATTTTCCCTAGCCAAGAAATATGTGTTAATCCTAATCTGAGAATGTAAAGACACTAAAAAATTGACATGCAAATTTTATTTAATCTCTTTTGTTTATTGAATTTTAATGCAGCATTTTCAACATCCTTTTTAGCCCTTATGTATTTTTTGAATGAATGCGAAGAATATATGTAATTTCTAGTCATACCAGAAATTAAATATGCTAATTTATGGGGAGGATTATTCGTCATAACTAAATAAAATATAAAATTTTGGATTATTTACTTTAATAATTTATATTTTTATATTGTTTTTAGTAATAAGATGTCGGTAAAAGAGAAATTACTGGCTTATTAACGGGTTTAATTGAATTCGCAGAAAAGATGAGTTTTGCATTTGTCGGCCATTTATTGCCACTTGTTCCATAAGTAAGTTTAGTCTTTGGATAATAAGTTTGCAAACCATCATTCCAACATAAAATAGTTTCAGGCCCAGGAACATCAGACTCTGAAGTAGAATAACATTCTTGTATATAAGTTTGTTGCAAGATTTTCCCTGTGCAAGGATTCGATGTAATAGTCCCTATCAATGAACCTCCTGTTTGAATTGCTGCCGGGGTAATAATCTTGGGTCGATAAACATAAGGAGGCATTATTATTGAATTCGCCGGTGGACTAGTAGGTGGAGGAGGCAAAACAAAATTATTTGCATTACTATTTGTAGTAATTGGCAATGCTGGATAACTCTTTGGTACAATTGGTAAACACGATGTAATGACAGAAGTCGATAGAACAGGCGCAATAATTTCAGTTCCATCAACACTATAATTAGGGACTATAACAGTATCATAATTTACTTGCTTCAACAAATCTGAATTAGCATTAGTAACGGATTCAGATTGAGACGCCCAAGTTTTAGTTCGATTCGTCCACATACCTTTTGCTATTTGAGAATAGCGTTGATTTTTAGTCAAATTGGCGCTATTTTTCTTGTATTGAAGTACATTTCCTTTTTTATAGACTGCAACATTGTACTCATAAGATTGAGGAAGAGCATTAGCAATGTTGATAATATTTTGCGAGGAATTAAACAATACACTAGGACATCTATTCTGAAATCTGTACCATTCTTTTGTTGGAACGGGATTGTAATTGGGTCCTAAACAAGACATTCTTATATATTCTACTTTTTATAAGTTTGCAAAAAAGTAGAATGCAATAATTTTTATATACTTTTCCCACTTTTTTAACAATTTGCACATTTTTTACATTGAAAAATAGCAATAGCAATCGGTTACTTTTGAGAAAAGGTGTAAAGTGATTTAAGGATTAAATTGGTCATTGTTACCATAGAAATACCAGCGCAAAGACAAGTAGTTGGGATTCTTCATATTCATTGCTGAAGAACCGGTCATCTTTGTATTTGGCCCCTTTTTGACCAAATTCTGTATGGCTGCCGTTCCAAGTGCATAATTGTAATACCATAAATTAGAAATGTATCCATCAAATCCGCCATTCATAGCAACATAAACATCTCCGTAATTTTGCTTAGGAACGCCGAGTAATTTTACACTCTTGGTAACAGTTCCATTAATATAAATATCGACAGAAGTATTCTTGCAACGAATAATAACATTAACCCACTTATTCAATGGTATATCGGGAACAACAATTTCCTCATTGATTACATCATAAGTGTTCATAATAACAGTTAGAGCGTTTGTATTTGGTGAAATGTAAAGCCCGGGAGCATTATTGGGGTAATTCAATCCCTGACTGTCTAATGTGTCATTACCCTTGTGGAAGATATGTTGATACTTGTTATTGGATTTACCTAAATCATTGATGAAAATCCAAACAGACCACGTAAATTCAATCCCATTAGTAGCATTTACAGAACGATTAATTGTTTTTGCGCCAGATTGAGAAGGATCTTGTGGAACAACCAAAAACTGTTTTGCATCCACCATACCATTTATTAGGTGGGGAGAATCGGAAGGGTTAAAAAACCAACCCAAAAAAGATATAGAAAATTGTAAGACTACAATAAAAAGAAATATTACCAACAGTAAAAATGATATTTTAGCAACCAAACTATTTGAATCTAAAAAACTTGCTACACCGTTTTGAATGTTACTTCCCGATATTGATGTATTTGATCTATTGCTTGAATTATCCATATATATATTATAAAAGAAAAAGTAAATAATATATATTCCAATCACATTTTTAAGTCTCTTAAATATTAAATTGTTAAACTACTTGTATCTGCACCATTTTCAACTAATGAAACCTTTACTTGATATTTGCCAAAAATATTGCTTAGCATACTGGCACCATAACCCTGTTGATAAATGTTCCACGCGGTTTGAGGGTCGATGGAATTGGGGTAATACTGGAATTTGGCCGTCCATCCAGAAAACCCACCGTTAGGTGTAACATAAACATTTGCATTATTATTGATTTGTGCTATACCAGGCAAAACACATGTTTTTACTAATTTACCATCTAAATAAACATCTAATGTTCTTCCATAAACACTAATTAATAAATTGACCCATTTTTGAATGGGTACATTTGGTACAGCACAATTATGAACAACCGCACTTTCACTACCAGTTTCATCGGCAACGGAATCTAACCCTGGATAAACGGTCAATTGAATATCTAAATTATTAGAAATGGCGCCTAAAATTACACCGGGACAAAATCCACTGCAATTTGTTCCTTGTTTATCCTTACGAGTGGTTGCATTATCGGGATAAGGACAGCATCCGTATTGTGTTCCGTTGCATCCGCCAACAAAACCAGGGGTAGTTGGGTTAGAACTAGGAGTTGGTGAAGCTGATCTGGCAAAAATAATTTTAGGTTCTCCGTAACGATAATTCCAGTCATTCACATAAAACCATATAGAATATGCAAAATTACTAGAGTTATTTCCACTAGTGCTTTTTGCTAAACTGGTTGATGCAACAGTAGTCATTGAGGTTCCTGAAGTCAATCCAGACAATGTATTCACATCTTTTGTAATATAACGAATCACTACATATAGTAAAACAATAATAACTATAATAAGCAAAATTGTGGTAATCTTCATAATATAATATAATAACAGAATTTTTTTAAAAAATCGTTTGTTTACTTGTTCTTAAATTTATCACCCAAAGTGTTTGTATAATTTCTAATACTAGAAACTGGATTATTCATTGTACTTGGAACATCTTCAGCAATATGTTTAATGGTTTCTTCCGAACTTTTATAAACAGGTGGCGTATTATCTTTTACAGAATTGTATAAATTGTTGATTTGCTGAATATTCAAACTCTTATTGAAATAAATTAAATTACATATTCCACCGTGAATTCCATTTTTTGTACCAACGCTCAAAGTATCATAGCTCATCCAAGAAAGTACTTCAATCGAAGATTTAACTAATTCGCCATTATAAAATATATCTAAAGTACCACCATTATAATTAATAATAATATTGTTCCACTTTTGCAATAATATATCCTTCTTTACATAAATGATTCTATTACCATTGTCATCTACTTCAAATGGTGGTGTTTTAGGTGTATATTTTGTTTTGGGAGCCGAAGTACTGTCCATTGTTATCATTAATGTATTATCCGCACCCTTGTATAAAACATTGGGTTTTCCTCCATAGTTTAATAAAGAAGTGTATGTGTTATACGCACTGCTCATACTAGGACTAGCTGCATCAATATAGACCCAAAAAGAGATTGCGTAAGTATAATTGAAATCTGTATTAAATGATGCATCATAATTTAAATCATAAATATCGAATTTATTCAAGCTCTGATAACTAGCCAAAATATTTTCCGAATTTGTATAAATTGGATTATCTATCAACATAACTCCGCCTTGTTTTGAAAATTTATCCGCTGCATATGGGTATGCAAAATAACCGACATTCAATAAAATGGCAATAACTAATAAGATGTAATCGGTAGGTGTGGGTTTAAATAGACCACTATCTTTGGCACTCTTCGAGTCTAATCCTGAAAGTTTTACAAAATTGTCTATGAATGCTACGAGTAAACAAGGAATATAGAAAATAAAATTGACAATAAGTTGTGTAAGAGGACTATTTTGATAAAAGTTGCTATAAGTTAGTGCTCTAAAAACGATTGCCGCAATTACGATGATGATAATGATATTTAGAAAAGCTTTGCCATAATTGTTGGATGAAATATTGGCAGTTATTTGAGCTCCGAACATTGCCAAAATTATAATAAAAAACCCAGTAACAACACTTATAGAAGAATACTTCATAACGGTAAAAAGTTTATTTATATCGCTCATATATTTTAAATAAGTTTCAGTATCGGGTTTCACAATTTGATTTTTAGAGGAATAAGAAAAATAAATAGTAAGTAAAAAATAGAGTGTAAAAAAAACAAATGAAGCTACAATTAAACCATAAATTGGAGTAGACAAATATTCCATAATATAACCACCAGGATTGTAGCGATAAAAACTTATTGACAAAACAAAGACACATAATAAGATAATAAAAATTTTAAAGGTCGAAAACCTAAAATCGATAAAATCCGCGTTCGATTTTGCTGCATTATAAAATAAAAATACACCAGATAATAATGCTATAAAATTAAAAATAGATGGATACTTACTTACAAATTTTCCTGGGTCATTTACAAGAAAATAACAAACAACAATTGCATAAGTGATTAAAAACCCCAATTTGAAAATGGACGGTTTATGAAGACTCAAACCTCCTACTATTGTGCGCCCTACTTTTTCTGGATTTGATATAACTGATGCTTCTATTAATGGAATTGCTTGCACAACATTTGATTTATTTGATGAACTCATATAATTAGATATATACTATATAATTATAAAATATTTCAAGAACCCACTACATATTTTCCATAGCCGTTTTCTCTCCATGACAATTTCTACATAGAGCAATCAAGTTGTCTACTTCATTAGTTCCGCCATATTCAAGGCGAATTTTGTGGTCAATCTCAAAAGTATGATTTAACTGTTTATTACATTTACCACATATCCAATTTTGTTTGGATGCGACATATTTTTTCTTTGTCTCGCTGACTGAGCGTTTTGTCGCTTTTCCACCAGATTGCATTATTCTTCGTTCAAAATTTGTTTCTTGTGGTACTGTTGCTTGATTCATATTGTTCATAAAACCTCCAGCGCCAGCGCCACTTGTAAAATCGACAATAGGTGACAGCATATCCATTGAAGACTTATCAATAGGCATATATTTTACTACATTGTTTGCGTGGAATAAAATTTTTTTGGTTTGGAGTGGGTCTCTCTTAATAAGCAAATAGAGAGAAATTCCTAGAAGCGCCAAGAAGCCCATTTGAAAATATTTTTTATAAGAGAAAAACATTTTTGTGTATTTTCCGTCGTGATAAGCATTGTATATTAAAAATGCTGTTACACCTAGAATAAATAATTCGAGTTTCATAATATATATTTATATATTTAGTTACAAAAAGAAATTATTATAACCACGCTCTTTTACTGTGCAAATTCTTAATATTCTTAAGTGTCTTCACCATCATCTTGTGGAATCGTCTCTTTTTGAGTTTCTTGCGAGTTCCCGATGACAGCGAACCTGCTGATAGTGTTTTTTTTTCAGTTGAGTTCAATTCATCGAGTAGCTCCTTGTTAGGTAAGGAAGTTGAACTAGACGACGAAACAGGTTTTTTACCGCGTTTAAAATGAGAGAAAACTGAATTCAAATCATTCAACTTTTCAACAAGAACTGGAATATTAATGGGTTTATCACTTGCATCAATTAAAAGAAGCATTAAATCCTTTATTTTTTCAATAACAGTTAATTGTGTTGATGTTAATTTTGTGTGAGCACCAATCACATCTTCAACTATGGGGACATAAGATACGACGAATCCCCATATATCTATATTCTTCAAGAATACTTGGCTCAAATAAGCGTCGCTATCAAATACGCCGTCTTTTGTAAAGGTAACAAGAATTTTGGTAATGTATTCGAAAATAAAGTAGAATGTGAAATCGTATTCTATCAATTCGCCCCTGAAAGAATCTTCCATATGTCTTAAATCGTGCTCAAATAAGTTTTTGAATATGCTATTCATAGTTTTAAGATGTCCTGGTCCGCGTTCTTCTACCCATTCCAAAACATAGTTAATAACAAATGTACGAAGCGTATAATAATCAGGGTTAGGATGTTTTGCCAAGAAAGTTTTGTACATTTTGGTGAAGAGAGAAGTAAACAGAATATTGGAAAATGGGACATTGTATTGGAAAGGGCGATTAGTAAGAACTTTGGGAATTGATTGGCCAGACTGATAACTTGTAGAAAGTCCCCAATCGATGAGTCGAGTTCTCAAAACCGATGTCTCTTCTCTCGCCAATATATTGGAGGATTTCAAATCGCAATGGTAAACACCCGCCTCGTTCATAGGAACAATGCCGCTTTCCAAGAGTTGAATCAGTGAGTCGTTTAATTCGGTCATTTTAGTAGCGCTGTGCCAGTGTTCATCGATGAATTTGCTTACATCGATGCCACCATATGGCATATTCAATGCCAAAAGCTCTTGAAGGGATTCTCTCTGATTCACATTTTCTGCATTTAAACCCAGCTTTTTTAGTGCATTGCATTTTTCATCAAAGTTTTCTAAATCCGCCGCCGATAGTGGCGATGGTTCACAAACAGAAAATCCATCTAGAAGAAAGTAGTCGGAATAATTGGGTATATTTTTCAATAGTTTATGGAATTTCATAACTTCCATTTTTTCCTTGAGTGCGTATTTTCTTTTCATAAGTTTGGTAATATGAGACCCATTTGATTTTGAGGCTACTTTCCCTTTGCATTTTAACGCGGGCCTAAAAATGCATCCAAAACCGCCGGACCCTAATACTTTTCCACCTTTTAAAGATGAATTAATATTTAATTGTTTTGTTCTATTTTTGTGAGTTTTTGCCATTGGTTAATATATATAAATATAATAAACAAAGACTAGTCTACTTTTTATTTATCTTTTTTGTTCTTGTTTTTCTTGTAGTTTTTCTCTTTTTTCTTCTTTCTATTGTTGTTCTATTTCTAGTCTTTCTCTTCTTTTTAGATTTTCCTCCAAGAACACCCACTCCAAATAAAGTTCCTACAACGGCACCTGTAGCAACTACAGCAGCGCCAATCGAACCTAATATAATATTATTGATTGATGTTCTTGCTTGCTGAGAACATTCATTTTTTTTCCATAAAAAAAAGGCGGCATTTTTTTCACCATTGTAAAAAAACATTGTTGAAACAGTACAGTAACTTTCAAATTCATCATTTGGACCAGGGTTCATCACATTAGAAATATTATAATCTCCTTCAACAAAAATATTTGCTTTTTTTGAAGAGTCTCTGTTACTGATAATGTTTACATTTATAGGTTTTTCTATTATTTCTGATTTGCCATCCACTACTTGTTCAACCTTTACACCTTTTCCTGGAGTCAAAATACTTCCTGTTGTTTCTAATTCATCGTGTTCTTCGCTTGTAATTATATTTCTAGCAATCTCGACAGAAGCAATCATAGTATTTTGTGTTAGAAGAACTTTTAATTTTAAAAGTTTGTCATCATAGCTAGGTTCGTCTGATTTCAATAAAAATTTTTCAGAAAGAATCGCATCAACTTGTCTATTAATGGAATCTTTATTCAAATTTAAAACATTACCATCTAATAAAATATCGTACTTTCCAGACTCACCAATATCTCTATGTACTTGGTTATTTACAGTAGCATCATCAAGTCTGTTAGTCCAAATTAATTGAATTGCTTGGTCTAATGTTAATCCGTTATTTAATGGGGTTTCTTTAAATATTAAACCATTATATGGAATAACATACATTTTATTTCTGACGGAATTAGGAAAACCATATTTTTTTATCATTTGTTCAGTTACTAATGACATTCGATGGTCGTAATTTAAAAGTAATGCTTCTATTTCATTAGAATTTCCACCTCCTCTATATTTTTTTGATTTTATTTTTTTCCGAATATGTGAATTTTTATGTTTTCTATGTTTTCTATGTTTTTTTGATGACATATATTATCAAAATATTTTATAATTTAAAGACTATCCTTGTTTTTGCAAAAGCTGGTTATTTATTATACAAATAGTAAATCAAACACGCCACTAACAATATCAAAACAAAATAAATAATGCGACCACGCATCTTGTAATATTCTTTCATTTTCACATCCTTCGGTTTATATTCTTCATAATAGTTAATATAAAACTGATTTAAAGAAATCTTGGGTTTCTCAAGTTTTTCATTAATTTTATTATGAATGAAGTGCATCCAGCGAATAAATGTGTCGCGTGTATCTAAATATGGAGTAACGGGATATTCATCAAGCAATTTACTAAAATAAGTTGCAATTCCTTCAATAGGAATGAACATAGGTATGTTGTGAACAAACTCGTAATATTTCTTTTTAGTAATGGTGTTTGGTCTTAAAGGATAACACATAGTGACGGTGTGAAGGAAGAACCAATAATGAGGACCCCACACTTTTGGGTCTAATTTATATTGGGCATTTTGCATTCTATTCATTATCATGTCAAAATTATAATTGGAATTAAACAAAAGAATAATTGTTTTAGTTTAAATATAAAAATAAAACTATAAAACTAAGATATATGTTCTTTAACAAAAAAATCCTATTATTTGGTGGTTCGGGTTCTCTCGGTAATAAATTTATCGAAACATACTTGGGAAACAACGAAATAACAAATTATTCGAGGGATGAATGCAAACATTGGAAGATGTCATTGAAATATAAATCTGCTAATTTAAAGTTTATTATTGGAGATATTCGAGATTATAATAGTGTTGAAAATGCTATTTTGAGAGAACAGCCACACATTATTGTTATTATGGCGGCTTTGAAACATATTGACCGATGTGAATATGCCATTCACGAATGTTTGCAAACAAATTGTGTGGGTCCAATGAATGTATTGAATGCTATTGAAAAGAACAACGACCGTTTATTAAACTTAGAGACTACAGTAATGGTGAGCACTGATAAAGCTTGCGAACCAACGAATGTATATGGTATGGCAAAAGCGCTAGCAGAAAGCGCTATTGTAGAAAAATCCTTGTATATAAAGAATCGCAAGTTTGTAAATATTCGTTATGGAAATGTTCTGAATTCGCGAGGAAGCATTATTCCCATTTTACACGAGAAAGGAAAAGACCCAGAAGTGAAAGAATTTACATTAACACACGAAGATATGACACGATTTGTAATGACATTAGAACAAAGCGTGGCATTAATTGAATATGCTGCAATTTACGGAGAGAGTGGGGATACCATTATACCAAAATTAATATCATTGAAGATGATCGATTTAATCGAAATTTTTTCAGAAAAGTACGGGAAACCTGTAAAAGTAACTGGATTAAGGCCCGGCGAAAAGATGTTGGAGTCTTTAATAAGCGAAACACAAGCTATGCGTCTTGTAAAAACAGAAGCTGGATATATGCATATTAAGGCGCCATATATGAATTTGTTAGTTACTGATGATATTAAGAATTACAACAGCAAGTTGAATCCTTTAAAAAAAGACGAGTTGAAGGAATTTTTGATAAATTTAAGTTTGATTTATTAATAAATAGTCTCATATATTAGTACTTAGTAAATGATAAGACTATCTGTTTTAGTACCCACTGTACCATCTCGTTTAAGTTATTTTTATCCTAGAATAATGAATCAGCTATTATAACAAAGCAAGAATTATCCTGGAGTGGAAATAATTGGATTGTTTGATAATAAAAAAAGAAGTGTAGGAGAAAAAAGACAAGATTTATTAAATTTAGCAAAGGGTCAATATTTAGTATTTATAGATGACGATGATAGAATTTCAGATGATTATATATCTAGCATAATACAAGCGATGAACGAGAATTGCCTGACACAGACTGTATAGTTTTTGACGCCATTTGTTGTATTGAAAATAGTTCATTAAAAACTCATGCAAAATATGGAATTGAATTTGAATATTACACATCAAGTGATGAAACAGAATGGAGAGGAAAACCAGCTCATACAATGGTTTATAAGTCAAGTATTGCAAAAGCACATTCATTTTTGAATATAAGTTATGGAGAGGACCTTGAATGGGTTTCAAGAGCCTGGAAAGATATAAAACATCAAACGCGAATAGAGAAAATCTTGTATTATTATGATTGTCAAAAAGATACAACTTCAGAAACAAGAGGTATTAGTGAAATAACAATTCAAGAAAATATAAAAAAATAATTAGTAAAAATGAGTAAAAATCAACATTTTAAAATAATTTATTATTTTAAAACTATAATGGATTATTTACAAGTGTACAAAGATGCATTTAATAATGCGACTTATTCAAATGAACATCACATTCAATACGATTTTGCCGCAAATGAAATTTTATTTAAAATAAATGACCCAACAACTAATTTTAAATTGATCGATATTGGAAGCGGGAGGGGTCAGTTAATCAATTTAGTCAAAAAAAGATTTATTAATTCAAATATTACATCGGCCGATCTTAATAACTTTCACAACAATAATGATGTTAATTTTGTTAAATGCAATTTATCTAATCCGGATAATAGGGATGCTTTATTAAATTCTAAATATGATATATTAACTTGCACAGATGTATTTGAACACCTTGATAAATTTTTTATTGAAGATGTTATAGAAATGTGCTCAAAATTATCAGATGTTTGCATTTTTGCAATAGCAAATCATTCAGATATTATAAATAATGTTGAGTTGCATACTATTCAAGAAAACGATTTGTGGTGGGACGAAAAATTAAACAAGTTTTTTTACATTGAAAAAAAAGAAATAAAATATGAAGGAATATTATACTTGTATGTATGTATAAGTAAAACTATTTAAATAAAATGGATTACTAAACAGTTACAATCTATATATTTCCTTGTATTTTTCTGGATCAGCTCTTAATAATCTCAACTTATCCTTTTCTTCGTCAACTGGGTCATCTGGTCTTGGAACAAAAAAGGCTTTCATTCGTTTATTTTTGTCTGATAGATTTTTGCTTAAATATGAGAGGGTTATAAAAATCCGTTTACTTTCTGGAGGACAATTTGCTGGTTCTGGATTTCCATGCCACGCATAATCATTGCACTCAAATAATACCATTCGATTAAACATTGGCGCAATACTATCAACCTTTTCTATTAATTTTGCATCATTGTTTGAAGCATTTTCTCCTCGCCAAATTTCCAAATGACATCCATATTCTTGTTTCCATTCATAACTCAGATAAATTCCAAGAGTAATTTGTTTTTTTAGTAATTGTGTTGGATGCAAACCAGCATCAACATGAATATCAAGTTTATCGCCTGGCCCATAAGTGTGAACTCCCCAAAAATTTCTGGTATCGTCCAATTTTAATTCATAACCTACAACCTTTGACAATTTTGAAACAAATAGTTCGCTTGTTAGTTCTTCAAACAACTGCTTCAAATAAGGAGGGAAATTATATTTATCTCGAAGAGTAAACTTTTGTTCAAATGGATTATTGTAACGGTCCCAACATTCTTGAGAAATATTTAATATTTCTGTTTGCAATGTTAAAGCAATATTTGGATTTAAAAACTCATCACATTTTAAATAAGGAAAAGGAGATTTTATCATTTCTAACTTCAGAAAATCAATTTTATTATTTGTAAAGGACATCTATAAATAATAAAAGGTAAAAAGTTTTATTATATTTTACTCTAAAAATAACTTAATTTGTTCAATAACTTGTTTGCTAGTTGTTCCATCTCCAAGCCAAGACGCATCAATAACTCTTTCTCCCTTTACTAGAGCATTTATCCATTCAAAAACATCTTCTATATTTGATAAATGTTCGGCGTCTAATTTTATACTACAATTGTTTTCATAACTTTGAGGTCTCTCAGTAAAATCTCGAGGGACAACAACTGGGGTTCCTAAAAGAGCAGGCTCTTCTTGCCCGGTTCCACTGTCGCTTATTATAAATTTGCAATGGTAAACAGTTTGCAAATATTCTTTATATGGAAATAGTGGAACCATTTCTATTTTACCTAAATCTAATGAATATTTATCAATTTCATCCTTTAGTCTCTTGAAGTAAAGCAACTTTACATGAAGTTCGTATTTTTCAATGCACTTATTTGCAAATTCAAAAATATTTTTGAGTCTTTCGGGATATTTGAAATTTTCTGGGCGATGAATATCCAATAAAATCATATCATTTCTTTTTGAAATATTTGCAATTTCATTGTAAAACATTTTGAATGGTTCGACAATTGTATTTCCAACAACAAATACATTTTTAGTGATATTTTCTAGTAGCAATTGTTCTTTATAATCTTCGTGATATACAAATAATATATCGCTACAGTGGTCACAAACAGTGCGATTGATTTCTTCCAACATTCTTTTGTCATAAGAACGCATCCCAGCTTCAATGTGTCCAATCTTATATCCAGCCTTTTTCAATGGAAATGACACCCCCGCAGAATTTGAATCTCCCAAAAATAAAATCAAATCTGGACGAATGTCGTTTTCTTCAAAAAGCTTAGGAACTGCAACAGATAAATAAGCCAACTGTTCATAATGATTCGTCGAACACTTTCCTGTATCCAAAATATAATCTGGATTTCTTATACCAAGCTGTTTAAAAAATACATCACTTAAAAGAGTATCATAATGTTGACCTGTATGAACCAAAATGTGATTAAACTCCTTATCTAGTTCTTTAAAAATTGCACACATTCGAATAAAATCAGGTCTAATCCCAGTAATAGTAACTATAGTTTTTTTCATTAATATAACTACATCTTAGTATTTATATTAAAATTAATCGCAAATAATATAAATAATTATGCGTTTCTCAAGTTTTCGTATTTTCTATCAAACTCCTCGATATTTTCAGTAGCATCGACATAAATTCCTATAGAATCATAAATTCTTTTTTTTTTATTAAACAGTTCTACATTGTCTTCTACCCCTTTATCCCACATTTCTGGAGACATTCCGTGATATAAATGTATACCTCCAATATTATGTTCATTATTAAAAACATTAATAATGTTTACATTTTTTGAAATAATTTTTAAAACAAAATCGTTGTCATCATAACTTGCACCCATTGTATAATCATAGTTGAACTCTTTTATTTTATTAAATGTATTTGTTGTCATTGAAGTTAAAAAATGATACTTTCTATTATTGCTGACAGATTGATACCAAAGCCAAAATAAATCTAGTTTATAAATATCAGTATTTTTAGTATTGCTATTATAAATTGTTTCATTTGTTTCGTAATTTAGACTAGCATTCACATCAAATACATAATAATTATCATCAGAAATACCTTGGTTTACAAATTGTAAAACATCGCCAATATGGCAAACTTCTGCATTTTGAATTATAACTTTACTTCCTTTTATAAATTTAAACCCAATATTATAATTTACTAATGGGTTGTGCCAGTCTTTGTTTTCGCGTTTTATTTTAACAATATCCAAATTAAAAAGATACGCATTATTTTTTATTGTTTCAACATCTAATGGGTCACTATCAGAATCATCAACAATAATAACTTGTATATTTCTAACAACACTATCTGCAATCGTCTTCAAAGTAAATAGTGTTTGTTTACTTCTATTTGAAGATGTCATAACAATTGAAATGGTTTCGTCGTCAATTTCTCTATTTTGAATACAATAATGTTCAAATAAAGATGGGTCCAAATTTTCAACTCGTTCTTTTATTCTAAAAATATGGTCTTTGTTCCTCAATAAAGTTTCCATTTTTTTTATATTATTAATATAATAAATTAAAAGTTTTTAAATCACTTATTTGAATATTTAATTCTTGGGCAAAAAATATTGAGTCTTTGTGAATTGACAATAAAGTTTTATCAATAACCTCTTCGGCCTCTACCAGATTTATTTTTATGTTTAACTCAAAAACTTCTTTTATAATTTCGGCTAATTCATATTTACTTTTGGAAGTTGGTGAATATATATGTCGAACTCCGCTCCAAAAATTGTCATTTTCTATCATATTATTAACTAATTTGCAATATTCTAAACAAGTTATTCCATTCCACATATGATTAGACCAACCATTAATTGTTTTATTGTTATTTGAAATTACCCACTCCATAAATGATTTTTTGTTAAATAACTCCAATCCGATAATAGAAGTGCGTATAATTGTGCATCCATGTGGTTCACCCAGTGACTTACTCATTCCATATGCATTTGTTTCATCGTGACAGTCGGTCTCTAAATATGAACCTTTTTTGCCAGAAAATACACAATCTGTTGTTGGTTGTATCATTTTTGCATTATATTTTTTGCAAGCATTCCACAATAAATGTGGGAACAACCCATTTATCAAAAAATAATTTTTGTCACCAACAGTTGCTTCTTTTCGTTGAGGTATTAAACCAATGCAATTTATTATGCAAGTTCGGTCATCTATATTACTTTTAACTAATACATCTTCGATCAATTCTAAACTCTCATTTGAAATTCTAAAATCTACTTTAATAACTTGAATACTAGTCTCTTGCTTAAAATACGAGTAAATATATCGACCAAGCATACCCGTCGAACCAAACAATAATATTTTACTTACTCGACTCTCCATTTATAATTCAATTAATATCATAAATTTAAGATTTAAACACAAAGCAACATCATACTATAACCTTTAAGGATTATGAACAAGACAAATAACATATGCAATAACTGTGGTAAACACGGTCACTTGTTTCATCAATGCAAACTCCCTATAACCAGTTACGGTATCATTCTTTTTCGTCACAGCGACGAAGGCTTACAGTTCTTAATGATTCGCAGAAAAGACAGCTTCGGCTATATTGATTTTATTCGGGGAAAATATTCGCCTTATAACATTGAACAACTGCAAAAAAGCGTAGACGAAATGTCGTTATCAGAAAAGAGTAGAATTCTTGTAGAACCTTTTGATAAATTATGGAGACAACTATGGGGTGAAAATTCTGGCACGCAGTACAGAAGCGAAGAGCAAGCGTCTAACAAGAAATTCGATGCAATCAGAAATGGCGTTATAATGGACGATGCATTAATCACATTGCAAGATATTGTTACAAAAAGCAAAACGGCTTGGTCTGAAACTGAATGGGAGTTTCCAAAAGGTCGCAGAAATTTCCAAGAAAAGGATTTAGATTGTGCTCTTCGCGAATTCGAAGAAGAAACTGGGTTTTCCAAAAATGATATTGCAGTTATTGATAATTTGCTACCATTCGAAGAAATGTACATTGGTTCTAATCACAAATGTTATAAACACAAATATTTTTTGGCGTTAATGAATAAAAGCGATGAATCTTTACACAATTTTCAAAAAACAGAGGTCAGCAAACTAGAGTGGAAAAATATAGACCAATGCTTGGAATCCATAAGACCATATAATTTAGAGAAAAAACAGTTAATCGTGAAAATAAATAAACTTTTACAAGAATATAGAATATATTCGTAGTATATAGTATTATGTCAAAAACTGATCCTCTATTAAAACCTAAAACAAAATCAAAAACTTCTTCAAAAAAGGACAATACTTCTAAGACATTTGACTTGAAAACAGAATACGAAGAAAATAAATGTAATGCAAATTTATATTCTGATGAATGCAACAAATTCTTATTGAAAAAGGAATTATTGGAGAGAAACGAGTTAGAAAAAAACCCTGAAGCCAATGATTACTTGTACCCAACACTGAATGATCCAAATTTCAATATAAAAATTGCTGAAAAGAAGGAATTTAATGATACAAAGTATGATGGCACTATTTACAATATAAAAGAACAAGCACAGATTTTAAGCAATGCCGATTTTGAGTTGGCGCCTCATCAAGCCTTTGTGCGAAATTTTATGTCATTTCAAACTCCTTATAATAGTCTCTTGCTATTTCATGCGCTAGGTTCGGGTAAAACATTGAGTGCAATTGGAGTTTGTGAAGAGATGCGTGCTTATTTAAAACAAATGGGAATAGTAAAACGAATAATTATAGTCGCGTCACCGAATGTCCAAGACAACTTTCGCGTTCAATTATTTGACGAGAGAAGATTAAAATTGGTGGATGGTTTATGGACAATGCGAGATGCAACGGGTAATCGATTATTAAAGGAAATTAATCCAATGAATATGAAAGGGTTGACAAAAGAAAAAGTAATTAGTCAAATTAAAGGAATAATCAATAGTTCTTATTTGTTCTTGGGTTATATAGAGTTTGCCAATTATATTGAAAAAACACAGCAAGTAAAAGGTGAATACAAATCCGAAAAAGAGAGAAAGGCGCGAATGATGCGTAATTTGCAAAATGAATTTGACAATAGGTTGATTGTGGTTGATGAAGTTCACAATATTCGTATTTCCGAAGATAACGATAATAAAAAGGTGGCTGATAAATTATTGGAATTGGTAAAAACTGCTAATAATTTGCGTTTATTGCTGCTTTCTGCAACTCCAATGTACAATAGTTTTCAAGAAGTCATATGGTTATTGAATTTGATGAACATAAATGATAGACGGGGTACAATAGAAATAAGGGATGTCTTTGATAAAAACGGTAAATGGAAAACGAACACCAAGGGAGAAGAAATAGGAAAAGAACTGTTAATACAAAAGGCAAATGGTTATGTTTCGTTTGTTCGTGGTGAGAATCCTTATACTTTTCCTTTTCGTGTTTATCCGGAAATATTCGACCCTCAACATTCCTTTTCAAATAGGGAAATCAAATATCCAAAATATCAGATGAATGGTAAACTTATTAAAGATGAAGATAAGTTGAAGATACTCAAATTATATTTAACAAATATTGGTGAATATCAATCAAAGGGGTATCAATATATTATAGACAGTTTACGAAAACGCAAAATAACGACCACTACCAAAAAAGGTGTCGTGAGAGAAATGCCCAGTTTTGAAAATATGGAATCATTTGGATATACCTTGTTGCAAATCCCGATTGAGGCATTGAATATTGTTTATCCAATTGAAGGATTAGACGAGGCGTTGAGTGCTGTTCTACCCATTGAGGATTATTCTGAAAGTTCTTCAATATCACCGGATTCTTTAGAAGAGGAAAAACCTGCACCCAAGAAAAAACCAAACGCAAAACCAAAAAAATCGGCAACGGCAAAATTGTTACTGGTTGAACACGAAGAAAAACCGGATTTGAAAACTTTTGAGAAACCCTTTTTAGGATTGGAATCAGTCGCAGGCTTGGAATCAGTCGCAGGCTTGGAATCATTTGAAGGCGAAGAACGCGTTGAACTTGAAAGACCTCTAACCGCTGTTCCATCAGAACAAGTAGAAGAAGAGGGTCAAGTTATAGAGCTAACAAAAAAACCTTCGAGTGAACCCTCTGTATCTAGTGTCGAATTTGAACCCGTTTTAAAAGAACCAGGCCCTGGTCCTAGTGGAGGCGAGAGTAGTCCTACTTTATCGGAAGGTTATGAAAGAATAAATGCACACGATTTGACCGGTCGTCGCGGTCTTGAACGAATGATGGACTTCATTGATAGCAGGTCACCTCCTGAAAAGGGGTCTTTTCAATATAAACCCAACACTTTACGCAGCTACGGT